GCGACCCGTTCACGAATGAGCCGTACTTGCTCGGACAGCGGCAGTGCCTCAAAGTCTTTGCCGGTACTCTGTGCGTAGGCTGCTGCCGTGGCATCCCATGCGCTCGGAGTCTTTGGGTTGAGTCGTTTGAATGTCACTGTCACGGTAACCATTGGCGTATTCTCCTGAAAATCTGTTATGGGTTGACGTTGGACCGCTATCAAAGGCTATTGAGATTCTTTCCCAGCCTTCCATGCTGCTTTGAGCGCGGCCTTAAGTTTCCAGACAGAGACAGAGTGAAAGTCTAAGCTGTCTGAGTTGCGGGTTTCGAGAGTTTTGATTCCCAGAAGACGCTCTGCGATCTCTTGGGCTGTCTTGTCATCTGGGTCTAGTTCCAAAGGTTCGCGGACTGTGTACCATCCCCATTCACCGCGCCGATGGATTACAAAGCGATCTGGTGCGATTGATCCGCTATCAACGGCACGGACCAGATATTTCTCTGCCAGTTCTCGCGCTTCATCGATAGAATCGACCGCGCCGATGACCTGATACTGACCGTCTTCGCTTTCAGCTACAAGGATTCCGTATTCCATAAACGTGTTCTCCCGTGTTGGTTTTGGTTGGGGATTTACGTACTTTACTCCCGTTTCGTTGATTCATCTTGAGTTACCCGCTTTGTGGATTTCTTTCGCGTTCGTGGTGGTTTTTGCTTCTCTGGAGGCCGGTATGCAAGCACAATATCGGCCATCTTATCGAGCACCTTTGGAGTCTTCATTGGATCAACCTCGCGTAGGTCAGACGCTTGCCGTCAACAGCTCTGATGAAGCTATCGAGCCGGTCCAGCGTGTGCCGTTTCACGTCCCCATTATTCAAGCGGAAGGTGAATTCGTCCACATAGCGGTGCAGGTGTTTGGGGCTGGCGTGATGGTACACGCCGTACATTCCGCGCTTCATTACCGCCCAAACGCTCTCGATAGAGTTCGTGTTCACATCTCCCCGGCTGTACTCTCCGGCGCTGTGGTTCACGGTTTCATGGCCGAAAAAAAGACCGCCAATTCCAGCGTAGCCAGTCGATTCATCGGTCATCAATTGGGTGCCGACTTCGACGTTATTCAGGACCGCACCCTGCAAGCACTCTTTGTCTGTGTTCGGGACGGGATAGGCGATGGTGCGACCGCCGCGCTCCCTCAGCCCCACAACCGCCGTCTTGCCGACAGAGCCGCGACCGGCGCGGAGCTTCTTCGACTCGTGTTTGTTGGCTTCTTTGCCTCCAAAAAAGGCTTCATCGGCTTCGACAATTCCTTGCAATTTGGCGAGTTCGCCGCCGCAAGCCTCGCGGAGCCGATGAAGCATGAACCATGCGCTTTTCTGCTGTACACCGAGCTCTTTGGCGATCTGCATGGAAGATATTCCCTTGCGAGCGGTGACAAGCAAGTACATGGCGTAAAGCCACTTGTGCAACGGGATGTGACTGCGCTCGAAGATCGTGCCAGTACGGATCGTGAAGTCAAGTTGGCACTTATTGCAGCGGTGGAAGCCAGCCTTGCGTGGAGTGATGCGGTCCTGACCGGCACAAGTGGGACAGGTCACGCCTTTAGGCCAGAGGCGCGACTCCAGGTAGAGCCGCGCTGTCTCCTCATCGGGGAACATCTCGAAAAGCTGAAAGGTGCTTATCGTGGAGCGGCTCACAGGCGCATCCACCCGGAAGCAACAAGCTCTTCCGCCCACAGTTCCATGTTATTGACTGCGACAGCGAGACGATTGCCAACATGTTCACTTGGTGTCTCAATCCAGTGGGAGCACATTTCCTTGTTCAAATCCTGTTGGCTATTTGGCGATTCAAAGATGGCGTCGTTTGGCTGCTGGCGGTTGACGAAGCAACGGAACGCCTTGGGTTGTTGGGGCAGCATCCCTTGTGCGGCGAGAGCGGAACGCTCTGCCTTGCGGGCTTCTCTGCGACGAATGTCTGAAGGGGTGAGGCGCTTTTCTGTGGCTGACTGTGAAGGGCTGCGACCGTCGTTGCGTTTGATGCGTCTACGTCCACTCATTTTACCGTCTCCGGGAGGCTGGTTGCCTCATGTATTTAAGGTAGTTGATCCCCGCACGAATGTCAAGAAGAAAATGAGGAAATGTTGTGGACAAGGGAGTAAAAGACGTAATTCCCTTTGGTTGCCTATCAAGATGCTAGTCTGACAGGACAGTTATGCGCTCATCTGGCGGGAGCAGCGGTCCCTCGAATTTCTTGACCGCTTCCACTCCGTAGATTGCGCCCCTAGCCCGCACGGAATTGGTTTTAGGATCGAAGTATCCCATGTACCAGTTACGACCCAGATAAACCCAGTACCATCCTTGCTCGGTCATTAGTTCGCGCCTCCTATGCGCGTAGGACTGTGAAAAGTTTTGACTCGCTATCAAACAACGTGAAACAGGTTATGCCGTGAGTAGCCCAGACCATACGATCTTGGCATGGTGCAGGTAGTTCTCATGGCATCCCAGGATGACGGCGATTGAGTATTGATCTTCGGGCGGAGCCGTAGGCAGTGTGTAAGTTGTCTCGCTGGCATTGGTCCATGCTTGCTTGAATAAGACCGCTGCTGTGCGGATTGCGTCTTCTTTGCGTTCCATGTGTCACCTCGTTTACAGGAAAATGATTACCAGTACGGCTATTGCCCATAGGAGCAGCGCTCCACTCATGCCGTACACGATGCCGATGCCTGATAGACCATACTTGAAAGCAGGTATCGGCGCATCTTTGAATCGCGCCATACAGTCGCGCATTGGATTGATCATGCTTGCATCGCATTCTGGTAATGCTTACCTATGCTTGCTAAGATGCGCTTTGCTGGCGCTAGGATGCCACTAGAGGCTATTCCCACCATGCCGAGTACAAATAGCCATCCCCCGGACGTATGATCCAGTAAGCATGGTAAATCTTCCGGTTTTCTGATGTGTCGCGGATGTATCGTCTGTGGCTGGTAAATGGTCCTAAGCCGGAACGTACGGTTAATGGTTTGAGGTGAGGTATCAAGTCTTGTGCATTGATCTGCGCCATCATGTACGCATCGGAGCGTTTAGATTGGACGTTGAACGCGGTCCCAAAGATGGCTAGGACCAATAGAACAGTTAGGTAGACTATGTTAAACAGTTTCATCGGACATTCTCCATTCTGGTTAGGGTTTAGAGTGTAGGGGAATCCGTCTGGACTCCCCTAGGAAGAGCTAGACGGGCAGCGAGACCGTTTCTCCAAACGGCGCAATCATATCTGTAGTCGATAGCCATAGCACGGGGACCGATGGGACCGTTTCGCCGAAATTCGCATACAGGTCACTGATACCGATAACGCATACAGGCTGAATATCGCCAGTCTCTACCGTCTCGAAGAATGAGCTAAAATCGGTCCCCCCTCCCCCTTTTGGTTCCCATGTCAAAAGGTCTCCCCGTTCCATCCTGTGGACGGTATGGACTTCAGTGTCCACCATGTACAGTGTGACTCCGGCAGGGTTTACCTCGTCTAAGACTTGCTCAAGGATTGATCTCGCATAGGCGAGACTCGTTTCGTCCACACTCCCCGATGTGTCACAGAGAACAGCTATCTCGCCTAACGCCGATGATTCCAGTGAGGGGAGATATAGTCCCTGTGCGATGTATCGACTGTTAGGCCGGGACCATGAGTAATCGGCGTTAGACCGCTCACTGAAAAACCGCAAGAGTAGAGAGCGAACGTCAACGCGGGGACGCAATGCCTCTTTAACGAGTCTGGCGAGTCCCCCAGGAACCTTACCGGCCATTTTCGCGCTATTGAGCGCTTCAGCCATTTTCTGTTTCCAGTCCTGCTCGGACGGAGCGGGATTCCCGTCTTCATCGGGACCGTTAGGCGCGTCTCTCAGTTCTCCGAGCGGGTCTGGTTTGCTTTTCCCGTTGCCGTCCTGATTTTCGTCTTGTCTGGCGTAAATCCACTCTGCGGACTTGCCTTCCTCATCTGCCGAGGGATAAAGTGCTCCGGGGGGAAGTTTGAAACCAGAGCCTTTAAGATCGTGATTGATTGCACGATCTGCGGCCACGTTCCACCCGTAGGAATTGCGCCCGTCTCTGCGCCACGGATGACCTAACGCGCAGTGCATGACTTCATGCGCTATTAACGCGGTGATTTGTTCATGCGGTAAGGACTCGATAAACGCTGGATTGTATCCCAGGGTCCGACCGTCTACCCATGCGGTTTCACATCCGGTATCGGCCTTAAGATTGAGACTCAAGGCCAGATGCCCGAAAAACGGGGACTCAAGGATTAAAGACGTTCTAGCGGATACCATCTTTGACTGTGCGGACATTGACTCCCCCTAATTGCTGAAAATGTTACCGTACGTTGCGGTCATGGCGTCAAGGATTGACTGCGCTTGCTGTGCCACGTCTGAGCGGACTTCTGGAACGTTGCGGAGCGTTGCTGGTTCCGTAGTAGCAAGCATTTCAGTCTGCTTGCGAACGGTTTCCAAGATCGTATCATCGGTGAGATTCAAGCGGGAAAGAACATCGCACAGCTCCCGTGCATTGCCGATGAGCGAGTCCCGGAAGATAGCATCTGGCTGCGCCAAACGTTCGTGAATGTTCGAGACGCATTTATAGAGACGGGATACCGCGTCTTTATGTGCGTCTGAAAATGCTTGCTTGACGCGGGCTTCAGTCCGTGCCGCGATGGTTTCAATCTCTTCAGCGGAGAGAGTAACGCGAAAATCCGCGCCGCACGGAACAGGAGCGTATTCGACTCCCCATTGATACTTCGCTCGGATGTCAGACGGGTAATCAGTGTCTTGATACATTCCGTTCAGAATGCGCTTTGCCTCAAGGCGCAAGGATGGGTATTCGACGGCGAAGTCAGCAAGCAAGGAATCGGCGGTATGGAATCCAGCTCGGAGCATATCGGTGTATGCCGTGTAGTTTTTCACGGGCAGGAGACGCCATCCGTCATCGGACCATGCGAGAGTCTGTGCGTAGTGATTAACTCGCAGGTTGGCAATATGGGAAACTAACGCCTTATACGCTGGCGCGTCCCCAGGTAACAAGTGTTTATTGTACCGGCCCGCGTCAAGGGTAGTTCCGTGCGCGGCAGCGGTATCGGCTGATACCTTGCGGTCATACTTCCTTGCGCTCCATGCGCTGATGCGAAGCGAAACAAGCATAGCGCGTGTGTGAAGATCTGCTGTGGTCATAACTCACACTCCCATATAAATTCCAGTTACGATCTGGTAACGGTTGACTCCCTATCAAGAGGTTATTTTCCTGAAATAAGCTGGCCAAACTCGCCGGAATTCAGCCGAACAAACGCATCGGTGTACTGGATTTTCTCGTCCCGGCGGATAGCGTCCCGGACTAACAGCGCAGCGAATTCGCCCTTATCGACTTCAGTTACTAGCCGGTTTGCATAGGTTGCAATTCTCGGAAAATTCGTCTCGTTTGCGCGTGACGCTAGGCCGATGGTAGTCGCGTACAGTTCATCAATATTACTCGGAATCTTGACTTTATCGGGATTCAAGAGAATCGCATCGATGCTGGTAAGAGACCGTGCCATTTTACGGAAGGCAATGTACTCAATCGCCGCGCCTTCCCCTACCGCTCCCGCGAAAGCAGCGGACTCGATTATAGGCGAGAGGTTCAATGCTTCGAGTTTGGCAACGTGTCCCCAGGTACGCGGGACGGGGGAGTTAGTCAAATCCGCCGTTGCCGCGAACGCGCAAAGCATATCAGGCTTAAAACGCAAAAATGCAATGAGCGTAGGCGAAACGGAATGATTGAAAGCCCATTGACACCATGAGTCAGTGTCTGCCTCTAACTCGACAATCGCGGCGAAGCGGGATTTTACCGGCTCAAGGATGCCGGAAACTCCGGCTCTGTCGGTTCTCCGGTTTGTTGCGCCTACAAACGTCACGCAATCAGGGAGAACGTGCCCGTTCACCCTACGCGCTAGGAATAGTTGCATACATGCAGCCTGTACCGCTGGCGAAGCCTGTCCAAGATCGTCAAAAAACCATACCGTAGAACGGGTGGCATTGATTGCCTTGGACAGTTCTCCGAAGGGAAGAAACGTTGCCGAGTCCGCTCCCTGTACAGGCCATGGCAAACCCTTAAAGTCTGTAGGATCTGCTACAGCGGGGTGGCTAATGATCAAATCAGCTTGCGCCTCATGCGCGGATTGGCTGATTATGTCTGACTTGCCTACGCCCGGCGCGCCTGTAACGAGTAGCGGTAAACGCGCAGGAATCATTGCGGCGAGTAGTTCGGATAGCTGTTTTGGGTTAACGCTCATTGGCTAATCCTCTCAATACTTTCAGTTGGCGGGTTTGGTCAGCGATTTTCTCATCCTGTAAAACTGCCAAACGATATTGGCAGATCTCCAGTTCTTTTTCCAGTTGCTCAATCTTCGCGTGGTCGGCGGTCTGAGTCATTTCAGATAAAACGGCTTCGTGATGCATAGCCTTTTCGTTCGCGGCGCTATCGCGGTACGCCATGTAAGAGTTGAATCCATACAGGCCGATTAATCCGCCTGCTACGCTAATAGCTATCGCCAATGCAAAGGTGATGATTTTCATGTGAAGCCATCCTCTCAATCCATCTGTCCCCAGTATGCCAACATGCCAGATTAAATTGTAGAGTGATTATGCGCGTAGTGATAAATACTTGTAAATAGGCAAACACGATAAAATCAGTGTGGATTGAACTATTTTTTAAGTCTACTGTAATAAGTTAATTACAGACAGTCTTCCACTTGTTTTGCACAGGATATGCACAGTATGAGGATAACAAAGACAACGCGCATAAACATATTTGTCGGAAAACCTAACGCCGATAGGAGTATTAAAATGTCACTCACAGCACTATATACATTAGAGACTCAGACGCGGGTTTCCCCGCGTGAGCGGGGATCGTCCCCAGGACGCGACGGCAAACGGTTTACGATCTTCGCTCACCGTCTAGACACGTCACCGCGCCAGCCCGCAACGTTTCACGCGCCTTGACGTTTGTACGCGGTTGCCTGTACGCCGAACTCCCGGCATCAATTACTGTCTTTTGTACACACTTCGACCGCTGGAGTTTTTCGAGAGGATCAACGCCTTTTCACTCCGAGCGCTATCAATTAAGCGCTATCAAATATCAGGCGCAGATAATCGCGCTGTGCGGCGTTCAGGCGCATCGATCTACGCGGGGAGTGTATCGGCCTGTTACGCGGCCAAACGTGCCTTAAACGGCCATTTTCAGGGTAATACTGAGGCATTCAGGCGATAGAGCGGATATGGCGCGGGGATGAGCTTTCCTAATTCTACGGAAAAGGCTATATAGCCAGCGATACGCATATTTTCGCGGTAATCCACAACTTTGTTATCCATTGCCCCCTGTATGGCAATCGACGTGCAGTTGTCCAGCTCACGGACCATGCTCGAAGGCAGCGACGGCTTTAGCCCCCGTACTGAGGAATAGCGAAAACCGAAGGCGCAGGAAAATAATAAAATAAAAATAGAAAATTTGTGGTATAAAAAAGTAGGCGCAGAAATATGAGGCGCAGAAAATAAATTTGGTTTAGGGGTTGATATCTTACTGCGAACATGTTCATATGAGTAGAAGAGATGGGAATTAACGAATTAAATGCGAAATGCGGGAGATGTGGGTATGAATGGCTGCGGCGGAAGGAGCGGCCAAAGCAGTGCCCTGATTGTAAGAGTCCGTATTGGGATAAGCCGAGGGAGCGGGCGAAGCGGGTAGTGAAGGCTTCTAAGGTGGTTTCTGAGGTTGGATACGAGCCTATTTTTGAGTAATAAAGGGGAAGGGAGAGGGATAAAATGGCTAACCCGTTGGTGGATTGGGAAGACTGGGAATTGGCTCAAGAATTGCGCTTCAGGTTGCGTTTTGAACATGCGGGAACAAATGCGCCAATTGATATGCACAGCCAAATACTGTGTGAGGCAGTCGCGAGAATTTTAGAGAGATTACCGGAACTTTCTGGCGGAAATAAAAAATGATAAAGGCTATCGAATCTCTTCAAGAAATATTAGGCGATACCAAGGTTTTGATCGGCCTGCGCCAGCAGGGGCATATTCCTACCGTGGAGCGTATGATTGCTGAGGGGAAGAGTTGGGATGAAATAGGTAAGGCAATCGGATGGGACGGAAAAGCGGCTATGGAGTGGTATGAGGTCGAGAAGGGAGATAGAAGTGCCTAGATTTAGAGATGGGGTTCCGTGTGAACATCCGGGTTGTCTGAGCCACATTTCGCATCCATGTGAGGGATGTGGACGCATTGGTGGAGTTTGGTTCCCTCGGTGGTATGAAGAAAAGCTGAAACGGTTTGCAGATGCGGAGCCGGGTGGATTGATGGCTTGTTCCCCTGAGTTACTTACTGAATTAATTGAATTGGCAAAGACAGATGAGGCAGTAAAGGCTACATTGGTTCACGCGGGGATTAATCTAGGAGAAGGGAATAGTAATGCACGAATTCAGCAGTGGAAGTCCGACAATCAAGGAATTTAGGAAGCAATTCGAGAATATCGCTTCTGAGGCGACGATGGACGGGGAGCATGTTAATTCACATCCAACATTTATTAGTAAAGTCTCTGCACGAGATGAGGACGGGAATACATACGATATCTTAGGTCTGGATATTGATTTTCATCCCGGATGCGGTTGCTGGGAAGGGGTTGAAATTGTCGTTAGGAAACAGCAGGATTAAACTTGAAGATCATCTTCCTTGAGACCGAAGGCGTTCTGATGCTCCCAGTGTGCAGTATGACGGCTAGGCTGTTACAGAAGCCAGTTGTGGCCTTTAAGCCTTGCGTAGATGCGCTGAATCTGATTGTGCAGGAAACTGGAGCGGAATTGGTTTTAACCTGCGAGAGTAGAAAAGCTCATGACTCAATTTCTCAGACAGTGTTGGCAGATTGGGGAGTTAATATAGTCACATTCGATAGGATTCCAACTATAGGGAAGAATAAAGGAACTGGGATTCTCAAATATATGAGCATGTCGGGGGAACCTGAATCGTTTGTTATTATCGATAAAACAGACGATGGCTATGGGAAGATGTTGAGACAGTATTTGATTGTGGCCGATCCTGAAAAGGGATTGACTGATGAAATGGCGCGTAGAGCGATTGGGATTTTGAAAGGGGAGGAAAAATAAATGCATTTATTTCACAAATGGGAAACCTTGTATCAGGGTAATTATGATTGCGGATGGTTTCGGCATAGACGTTGTAATAAATGTCTAAAAAACCAAATAATCAGCAACCAAAAATTCTTTGGATCAATCAGTCAAGCGGTTGAACTAGGAGTAGAAATAGGGATTTACAAAGCAGTGGTAGAGATGAGAGATGGAGTTAAGTTTGACGATTAAAGAACATTTGAGGGAGATGTAGCAAATGGGAATCTACGAAGTAACACTATATGAGCGTCCGACATTCGGTGATCCACGTCCCGTTATATTTGAGGGCAGAGAGATAACCGAGGAAATCGTAGCGGACACAGGCAGCAAGGCTCGTTATAAGTTTTGGAGTAGTATTAATGAATACTGGACCAAGGTTAAGATTCAAGATATTCGCGTGAAATCTTTGTCGAAAAGAGAACCAAGAAACCAATTGGAAAATGGTTGGGAAGATAGATTGAGTCAAGTTAATGAGATCATTAAGGTAATCGGTTCTCATGGGAGACGTTTCCTAAGCGAAAACTCAGATCGCAGGACTCCTGTAGAGAATCCATTCTTCGCACACTTCTTTGTGGATAAAAGAAACGAAATCTGGTACGTTGACAGGTATTCCAGAAAATCAATACTTGTAAGGCATAAGGATTGGACTGGGTTTTCTGACGGCGGCACTTTGCGTGATCTCGTAAAGATGTTCGCTAACTATATCCACGGTGGATGCGAGATAAACAAGAGAGCATTCGGTCCTTTCCCTGAGTGGGCGTGTGGTGGAGATATTTGGGGTTACGGGAAAGATGAGATGCAGAAAGTAAGGGATGGGATTATGAATGTTTTACAGAAGGAGTAACTATGAAAATATCCTGTTGTGAATGCGGAAAGCGGAAAAAGAAGAAAAAGTTTTGTTTTCATTCGAGACACCCGAAAGCGGGAAGAATTTGCCCTAAATGCGAACGGGAATGGATGAAAACTTTTTACCAACATAAAGGAGAAGCATGATGGATTGGTGGAGTTTTGTAAGCGGATTATGCTTTGGAATAGTAGCTGCGCCGTGGATTTACTTTTTTCGTGATGCCGTTGTCAAAAAGTTTATCTCTAAGAGTAATCACCCGAAAGGAGCAGCATGAGCGATAAGAAGATCAAAGTACCGGATGGGATGTTGGAGGCGGCTATTGATTCGCACAATGAAGCAATTTTGCGCGGTGAGACTCCGTTGGTCTATAAAGCCCTCGAAGCGGCCCTCCGCTGGCAGGCTGAGAATTGGAATAAAGCTCCGAACGCAGAGCGGATGCCTGACCAATGGTACTACAAGTCCCTAAAGAAGTGGGAGAAGTTCTCAGCACAATGGAGATGCCGCGAGGATATAAGTTTTGTTGACCTGCTCATATTTTTTGGGAATCGGCTTAATGAAAGATTCCTTGCACCAGAACCAGCTATCGAGCCATGCTGCGAACGCGACACAGACGGAGATGGGAACTGCCAGATTCATTCATCAAAAGGCGTTTTTAGAAATTCTGAATTTAATAAGTCTTCCATCTCAGCCGAATCAATTTACCGCATCGAAGGCAGGATGCCAGAAACTCCGCATGATTCTCAACGTGTCATTTTAACCGATTTGCCTTTGCATAACGGTTCAATACCCGAGGAGATCAAGGAATTTCTAGTAGAAGAACTTCCTTTTACTGGTCCGTACGCAGACGTCCACAACTACCAAGTCATCGAAGCCTTCCGGCGCGGCCAGAAAGAAGGTAAGTAATGAGAAAACACATTCCACACAGGTACAAAGAATTATACGATGAACGTGCCAACGTTACGAATCGATTGATTAGTTCAGATGAGGTGTATATTCTGAAACTTATTGAAGAACTAGGCGAAGCAGAATACAAACTCCACCGGTTGGAAAAACTCTACCAGACAGAGAACATCCGCGATACGTGGCAGTTTATGAAAGCGTGGCGAGAGATCATTGAAGGCGCAGAAAAACCTTGACAATAACCTGCGCCATGTGAGAGTCTTTTAGAAGTGAAACCATATTTTTTTGATTCCAAGTCGAATATCACGATCTACCACGGTGACTGCCGGGAGATTCTGCCATCTTTAGGAAAGTTTGAAACATGCTTATCTGATCCTCCTTATGGCATGAACAACAATGCGGACTATAGCAGGTTTAGTGGTGGAAATACAAAGAGAGGTACGGGACAGAAACACGAGAACATCGAAGGAGATGAAGAACCTTTTGATCCATCACATCTTTTAGATCATCCAAAGGTCATTCTTTGGGGTGCCAACCATTTCTGGAATAAGTTACCGAGTGGAGGATGCCTCGTATGGATTAAAAGAAGTGACAAAGCGTTTGGTACATTTCTCTCAGATGCGGAGATTGCTTATATCAGCGGTATTCATGGGGTATATTGTTTTAGGAAAAGATTCTCTGGGAGTTTGAAAGCAATTGACGCAGGATTTAATCCGTATGTTGGGAGCGCACATCCAAACCAAAAACCAGTAGTATTGATGGAATGGGCGTTAGGGTTCACGGAAGGTGATGTAATTGATCCGTACACTGGGAGTGGAACAATTTTAGTGGCTGCTAAAAATTTGGGAAGGAAAGCGGTAGGAATTGAAATTGAAGAAAAATATTGCGAGATAGCAGCAAAAAGACTCGAACAGGAAGTTTTTGATTGGGGAGAGGGATAATGTACACAAAGCACACTAGTATAACTCCGCAGGAAGCTGTTAACTGGTTGAACACCAAGAATAGCAAAAATCGCCCTGTGTCCGAAAATGCAGTTGCAAAGTACGCTCAGGAGATGAAGTCTGGCAGGTGGGTAGATAACGGACAGGCTATTATTTTCGGAAAATCTGGGAACCTCCTGAACGGTCAACATCGTCTCATGGCTTGTGTTCGCGCAAATAAGTCGTTTGATGCTACGGTGACTTATGGAGTAGACGACGAGGCATTTGACACAATCGATGACTGCAACACTCGCTCAATGGCTGATGTATTGCACATTAAAGGTGAGGCAAGTTCTGGGCTGCTTTCTGCTGGACTAAGATTCCTCTGGCTTTATGTGAGAGGAGAAATTGAACACAAGGATTTGAGAAAGGGTCAGATTTGTACCAAGCCTCTGTTGGAATTGACACTAGAAAGAAATCCAAAGATCAGAAGCTCTGTGAAGTTCTATTCGATGCTGAAACAGCGTCCTGGTGGTCTTCTTATAACCGCTGGTATGGCTATTGGACTCCACTATTTGTTTTCTTTGGTGGATGAAAAGAAGGCTGACGAATTCTTTACTCGTTTACAATCTGGTTTAGAACTTACTGCGGACGATCCCATTTACATCCTACGCGCAAGGTTAATTGCGGGTCAAAAGGAAGCATCAACTAAGCTGACACAATCTGCTGTGTACTACTATACTGTGACATCATGGAATGCCTATGTAAACGATACTTATGTCAAGAGACTGGTATATGGTCCGGGAGTTGCTCCTCCCGAGATCGATAATCTCCCCAAGAAAGTAATGAAGGATTTGTTGTGATGACAAGCAACCCACCAGTATGCTCATGTAGGAACGAAGGTAAGCCGTGGACTAAAGACGGTGAGACTTACATATCCCGTGATCCTTCCTGCCGAGTTCATAACACAACTCTAAGTTTTACAAACACCCCAGTAAGCGCAGAGACTATTCTAGGAAACTGGGAAAGAAAGGAAAAGATTAACGGTGACTGATATAGAAACCAAAGAGCTAACTCAAGCATACGAGTATCTATCATACTGGAAACCACAACTTCGGCTGGACCATATAGACATTGAAATATCTATAATGAGACCAGAGGAAAGGCAACATCAAATCCTTGCAGATTGCCGTGAAAATCCCCCATATCACACACAGAAAATAAAAATAAGGAATCCGTCAGATAGAACGGCGCATGATAATGTAATCTTTAGGAGGGATTTGGAAGTGTGCATAGTTCATGAACTTTTGCATACGAAGGAAATTCCTTGGAGAGATCATCCAAAAGTGAATGAAGTTCTAAATAAAGATGAGTGGTTGAATCAATTGCATGAGGACAGTTTAGATGCAGTTGCCGAGGCGTTAGTTCGCGCTAGGAGAGGGATAACCCGTTAGATGACACCAGAGGAAAGACGCACCCAAGTATCCGACTGCTTGCGCCGCAGAAAGAAGAGATTGAAAACTATTCATCTCTGTCAGGACTGTGGTATGGCTCCCCATGCGGAAGGTAAAACATTGTGTGTAGGGTGTTTAACTGACCGACGAGATAGAGAAAGAACCAAGAGAGCGCAGAAAAAGGCACTTGACGCGGCGCAGTGAAACAGTGTAGGGTAGGGGAAATGCTTACATCTTTTGAAAGAAACGTCGAACTGGAACGCCTAATCCGCGAGGAATGTAAGATTTATCCACATATTAACCCAAACTGGGTGGTAGACAGATGGATAGGGGACATGCAAGCAAACGCGAGAGAAGATGCTAAGATAATTGCGTTGATGATGCCTGAGATTATTAGATCGTCAATCCGGGAGATAAAATAGAAGATGCCAAGAACGAAACGGGTAGTGGATGAAGAAATAAAGCAGGAAATGAATCGGTTAGCTATTGAATTCAAACGGTTTAGGGAGAATAATACTCTCTCGCAAAAGTTCTTGGCAGAGATCATAAAAGTTTCCCGCAGGACAATCCAGATGATTGAATCAGGTGCTATACTACCGCAGGAAGGCACACTGAAAAAGTTTGAAGATTTGCGATCCAAGTACGAGTCTGAAGGAAAGAAAACAGGAAAACGTAAACCAAAGAAAACAGAGGAAGAAGAGGAGTTTTAAGATGCCAGAAGTAACGAGTTTTACCGATCCGCTCGGCGGTCATGAAGTTGTATCTGACGTGCTTGCGCAGATAAAGAAACGTCTCTCTACCGATTGCAACCTTCGAGCAACTGACGGATATTCAGGTGGTTATAGCGGAGAGGTAGTCATCAAGCTAAAACTCCATGCAGTAAGGACATCCCAAGTGGAGATGACAATTCCAATTACTCAATCTCCAGAAGTAAAAGCTCCTGGTCCAGAATTCTTTGATCCTCAAGATGTTCAGGAATTTGATATACACGAAGAGATCAGCATACCCTTGGAGCCAAATCTAGGTGAGGTTCGCAGTAGAACAGAAGAGATCAAGAATGAAGTTCCTGCGGAATCTGAGATACCGGATGAAAATGAAGGAGCAAAGCCTCGTCCAAAGCGGCAGTATACCAAACGCGCCGCTCTTGTTGGTGCCGTTAGCGGTGATCAGTTCTAAACTACCGGGAAGCCCACTCTCGCAGAAGTAAAGCGTGACCCTCAAGGGGAGACATCCGGCTGTCCAATAAGAGGTTAAGTAACCGGGTAGGGGTGGGCTGTAATTCAGAGGAAAGAAAATGCCAGAGGGAACTAAAAGAGGATCGAACGGCGGTAATGCTAGAGCGGCAAAACTCTCAAAAGAAGAGCGTAGCGCAATTGCGAAACAGGCGGCACAGAAAAGATGGGCGAAGAAAAATGATTCATCCGAGACATCTTGTGAGTTATCTGCTCCTACGCTAATAGATACAACAAAAGATGAATCAAGAGAAAAGCACTGCCCGTCCTGCCTTGCAGGTGAAAGCCTAGAAGAAGGCGAAGGAACACACATTTTAGGGACAGTTGAGCATCCCGTAGTTCTTCCTGTTGAGTTTCAAGATGCAGATAAGAGCGTAGAGATTCCCCCACCTCCACCACAGAAACCAGTAAAGCAGAAAGCAAAGCCAGTTCCAAAAGAATTTCGATCTGCAAGTTCCTATGCGGAGAAAAGATTGCCTCAAGCGATAAAAGAAAAGTCTGAGTCTGTTGCTACTGTAGCAAAGCTAGATGCTGAGATAAATGATCTAGTGAGAGTTATTAAGGCTCTTGGTGGAAGCGTTGATCCTCTAGCATCGAATCACACTTATCCTCAAAACGGAAACGGATACCCGCAATCTGCTGTTCCATACCAACCACCTAGATTGCCTGATCCATACCCTGAGTATCAGCAACCTGCACCGCCTTTACCAGTAGTCACCCCTCCAAAGGCTATGGCCGCTGGTGGGGCTGGAGTAGCTCAAGGTATGTTGTCAGTTCCAACGCATTGGTATGAGGGGTAGCGATGACAGAACAGGAAAAGAAAGCGGAGTGTGAACGCATATGTGGAGAATCTGGAAAGCGCGGTATGCATAGGATCGCTCCAGAAATGTGCCCTATACAGCGCGATGAATGGTTGAATCCGAAGAGGAGACCGTAATGAATGAAGACATCGAAGAGAAATTAGTAACCGCATTTGAAAGAATAGCAACTGCATTGGAAGGTCTAAATGAGTCAACTCGAAGAGCAGGAACTCGATACTGGCCAGAGCCAAGAGAACAAAGAGAAACAAAGCTCACCCGTGTCGAAAGCGAAGAAGAGAGAGAAAGAAAAAACCAAGGCGCAAGAAGAAGAACCATCCAAGAAATTGTTGACCCAGACATTGAAGAAGATGACGATGAGTACATCGGAGAACGAACCAGGCAGTACCTTAGAGATCATGCCAAAGAAAGACAAATCTCTCCTGCAAGTCCCGAAATTGTCGGACCTACAGAAGAGGTCGGAACAAGCACTGAAGAGGTTGAGGGTAAAGCCTGAAGTATTGGCATCGGCACCGAAGATTACTCCTATTATTAAAAGAGACCTCAAGGGCGGATTAAAATCTGCTCTTGAGGCTATGCGTTTTTCTACAGAAGATTCTGATATAAGAGAGTTTTTGAAGGTATACGATAAGGTTCCTATTGAAGATAGGAAAAGAATCCCTTGGGAAGCAATTGCCATTAAAGCGAAAGTCAATCCTAAGCATCTTTTAGGTGCAATACGGCTGTCTGTTGAATCTCACTGCTGGAATAGGAGTAGGTTTATAGCTGTATCGAATCATCCTGCGATAACGAAAGCAAGAGTAAACTTCGGACTCGAACATGTAGGAGCAGAGAAAGACAGAACAGCCTTGGATATTACTGTTGGTATATTACCTAAGCCGAGCGGGCAGAAGACTACCATTAATCTGAATCAGAATAATCTTAATGCTAACGGGAGAGGTGGAGATGATGATGAAGACGGTAAGACAGTAGACGCTTCATACGAGAGTAAGGATGGGTTTGATGATCTATTCCCAAGCCCTAACGAAGTGCAAGAAAAACTGGTTCCGATAAGGCAGAGGTTACTAGAAGGATAGGAGATAATATGTATTCACAGAAAAAGATTCAAGAAACACTCGATGCTTTCGCCGCAAGAGAAGGATGGATGCCAACTCCACATTCTTTGGATGAGGTAAACGAGTTTAAGGCGTACATCAACTTGACTGTAGAGATAGGAAGTAACTCGAAGAATTCATGGATTGAATCGGTAAAACCAATTTCATCAAAAAGGCAAAAAGAAATAAAAAGGTGGGTTGAAAACGAGCAGGCTATGTGCGCGATTGACAGCGGATATTTTGAGAGCCGATATGCGTACATAGTTAATGAGTGCGGAACAATTACAAAATTCAAAAATAGAAAGTCTCAGGAAGTTCTTGACTTAATCATTTCAGACTTGGAAGATAGAGGATCATCGATAGAACTTCTGATTCTCGGATCGCGTCAAAGCGGAGTTTTTACCAAGGTAATGCTAAAAATAATGCATCGCCTATTATTTTCCCCTAACACTCATTCAATTGTGGCATCCGTTACTCACGAAAAATCCACTTTAATAACAAGCTTTATAGATAAAGCATACGATAAACTTCCTTGGTGGTTAATTCCAATTAAAAACAATAAGGGAAAGTTTAACAACGGGTCTGGATTATCTGTACAATCTACTAGTCAAAAAACTGGTTTGGCGCAGGGATTCACTCCGAACGCAGTATATGTAACCAATATCGAGTCTATTCCTAACCCAACGAGAGTGATTGAAGAGGGTTTATTGAGAGCAGTATTCTCATCGAGCAACACATTCCTTGTATTACACGGTAATAAAGTGACCGAAAATGGATGGTTTACAGATGCGTATCGATCAGCCAAAGAGTATTGGCCTAAAGGATTTTCAAGGTTATGCCCTGTGTTTATTCCGTGGGTTGTGTCAACTGACATCTACCCACAACCAGATTGGTTGAAGGCATACCCGATTCCTAACGATTGGAAACCTAATGATATAACGATAGAGCACAAAAAGCGCTGCGAGAACTTCATCCGTAGCACTCCGTACCTGTCTAAGATTATGGGAGATCATTGGGAAATGCCGACTGAGCAGCAATGGTGGTGGGAAGATGGGTATAAACAAGCAGAGGATCGCAAAAATCTAGAGGATTTCCTGATAAGGTTCCCTCCAGATGACGGGGACAATAAGAAAGATGTCACCGAGGATATAGAACTAGACGAGATTTTTCCAGACTCTAAAACCATTCAGGAAAAAGTTGCTTTGGCAAGAAGGAAAGAAATCTAAGGATGATCCAACTTACTGACATAGCAAAGACATCACCGTGGCTCCTATCTGCTGGTAAGATTTACGATATGGCGGAGGCTAATTGATACGATTCATAGACCTCGGTAAGCAAATAGCACTTGACGAAACCGATCCTGAGTGGTCTCGTCAGTTTTGTTTTTACGATACATGCTGCGCTCAATTCTTGTATTTTGATGGGCAATGCATATTCGATAGTTGGGAAGATTTAATAGAGCAGATGGATGATTCAGATGCTGCATATATGAAACGGATTACCGGATTGATACCACACTGGGTGCCACGCGGGAAGAGAACAATGGTGAGATAGGTGTACTCGACTAGGATTATAGAACGAAATGTAGAGTTATTTGCAGCACAGAACGCTTGGGAGCCTGTGCGTCATACATTAGGACAGGTGCAAGAATTCACTGCATATATTAAATCAATCACAAAAATAGAAAGCAACTCTAAGGGATCATGGATTGACTCTGTGGCATCCATGACAGAAAAAAGGCGGCAGGAAATACGCCGCTGGGTTCAAAATGAGCAAGTTTTGTGCGGTCTGGATTATCATTATTGGCGCGATAATTATTCTTATGTCGTAGATGAAGGTGGGCAGGTAAAAAAGTTTGCCAATCGCCGTTCTCAAGATGTATTTGATGCGGTTGTGGCAGATCTAGAAGAGCGCCAAGCTGGTATTCAGATTCTTACGCTGAAAGCTCGACAAGTGGGCATCACAACTCTCGTAGCTTTATATTTTATTCACAAGATGCTGTTCATTCCGAACACTCTTTCTGTCATGGCATCTGTGCAAAAGTCCAAATCAGAAGAGATCGAAATTAAGTTAAATACAGCATACGAAATGTGCCCTTTTTGGTTGATACCAGCAAGAACTCCAAAGAGAAGTTTTGCTAATGGTTCACGTTTAATGATTGAGTCTGGGATGCAACCTAAAGGTATTGCACAAGGACAAACTCCTAATAATATTCATATTTCGGAGATAGGCATCATCCCTAATCCGCATAATGTCATCGAGGAAGGATTGTTACCTGCTACCCACGCGAATAAAAATCTATTCATGGTATTTGAGGGTACCGGCTCTGGTAATGTTGGATGGTTCCCGGATTTCTGGAAATCACAAAAAAGAGATTGGCCTCACTCTAGGATGCGTCCAGTATTTATCTCATGGCCACTAGCTACTGATCTTTATCCTCAATCGGATTGGTTGAGAGCTAATCCAGTTCCACCGGGATTTTATGAAAAAAGATTAGATGCAACTAAGGCGCATATAGCGAGATGTGAAGCATACATACGCAATACAGACTATCTAGCAAAGGTAGTAGGTTATAACTATTGCGTACCTATTGAACAGCAGTGGTTCTGGCAGTTTGAGTATATAGGAGCGAAAGAACGCCACTCTCTACAGCAACACGCCGCTAGATTGCCAGCAGATGACTTTGAGGCTCTAACTGGGGTTCATGACAGCGTATTCGACGCTGAAACAATCATGGAACTAGAAGAGGATATATACGAAGTAAATATAAATGATGGTTCAAAGTATCGTAGAGAACCGATGCAAGCCTACGCGATTAAGGGACATTCTATAGGAGAAGCGTTCTATCCAGATGATGATGATCCAAGCATAGACAATTACAAGGATAGGATAAAGCTGCATTGGGAAAACAATCGCGGTGAGGAATACGATTGGGAGTTGATTCCTCTACTTCCTATAGATGAGGAGACAGAGAGTTTTACTTTTGACAAACTTTTGGTTTTTGAACCTCCAATTCCTAGATCAGTGTATAGTTGTGGAGTTGACACCGCACATGGACTTGGTAAAGAGGATGAGGACAGATTCTGCGCATCTATGACCAGAGTAGCTAGTGGTTCTGGGGCAGACCTTCAAGTTGCAGAGCTTACATCTATACGGTTTAGCCCCGCGCAAGCAGTTCCTTTCCTAGCGGCTATGGCAACATGGTATGGAAAGAGTTGCAGAGACCAAAGGGGAGTAAAATTCTCAATTGAGCAGGTGGAAGGACCGGGTGATACTTGCCAAAACCAATTAAAGATCATGGGATTCAATTACCACCACACTCCCGGAAGACTTGACGGAAGAAAGATTAAGGACGAAAACAAACACCGTGAAGGATGGTATTCTAGCAAAACAACAGTCCCTATTCTTATGGACCGCTTTGTGGAGGCGGTTAACGGTGGTTGGTATATTCCAAGATCAAAATGGTTGATTGAGGAATTGAAGACTCTTGAGAGACAGACGAAAGATGGTGGAAGAGATGTGATGACCCACCAGAAAAACAAGCATGATGACAGAATCAGGGCGGCAGCGCAGAGTTATTTGAACTGCCACACCTACGATGATCTTTCAGGAAGAGCGCAGAGAAGGTATAATGTACCTCAAGCGAAGAAAAAGAACCCTGATGAGGGGAAGTGCTTGATCAACAGAATTTCTGTATTTGGGGATGATGATTAAGGAGATAAAAGATGAGAATTATTTTAACGACAAAGAAAACAGAAGACAGAGATGACGCTAGGAATCGAGAATACCGAGAGGAAGAAGAAAAGCATAGGGCTGAGGATAGCCGCAGATCGGACATAGCCGATGAACGTGGAATATGGGAAATGGTGCTGAATACAAGAATTTCTCAGGAAGCTACTCTAGCTCAAGCTATTAGGGAAGCAGATGAAGCACTAGAGGCGTATAGAATTAGGTTTCAATAAAGGAGATGAATAATAAAATGCCTATCACACAAAGCCTAATCGAAGCAAGAGCCGCAATACTCAAGAGAGAACTCGCGGAACTGAAAGAGAAGAAGAAAGCAGAGGTTCTTGCTCTAAAAAAATCTAAGCAGTGGGTTAGTTCTAAGAAGTCTGTTCCAGACGAACACGCGAGAGCTATTGTATGGGTAGATGAGAAACTTGAACTAGGTTGGTTTGCTTACGGGAAATGGTATAAGTATAACGGAACATTCTACCTAACAGATAAAGATGTGCTTGAAGGAGTAACGCATTGGATGGGTACGGATTGGATGTACTCGGACCATGTTCCTTATTATGGACCTGGAATTTTGAATCGTATCCAGTATATTTGGAAACTGTTTACTATTGGAGCGGGTAGTGTTGCTCGTGATTTCAGGCCGAGATTCAAAGGGAAGAACGCGCAGTTAGACAAAAAGATTGTGTACTGGACAAATTCCAAAGGGGAAATCCGAATGGGATTACCGGAACACATGCCTGCAAGCAAAGGATTTCAAAAGGTAGTATGTAATAACACTCATGAAGCTGAAGCATGGTCTGACCGTTTGAGGCAGTATAATCTAAGGAAAGAGAAAGCCAAAGACGAAGAGAGGGATAGATTTGAGGGTCCGATCCGTTCTCATATCCAGAGTCAGATGCGAGAGATAATGAAGCACTCTCGTAACCAAATAAACCATGACTTTGTTGCGAGGTATATGGAAAGGATGGATAGAGATAAGACTAAGATGACACGGGAAGAATACCTTCATAGTGAGGGTTACGAGCAGGGGCGTTGATGTGGAGATTCTATGCCGGTGCGGATGAATAGACTTGGAAATGTAATATGCGATGATTGCGGGATGAATCTGGAGCATATTAAGGACGAGTTTGAGCCTCCGGGAACTTTCTACCATAGTCAAAATCATTGGTATGATGACATGCTCCCAAAAATACTTCCGAGTAGCAGTCCATGTCCAAACGCGGGGAAGAAGTTTATATTCAATGAATGGAATGGTAAATGAAACTGTTTAACATAGAGAAAATCAGGAAACGTATCCTAAGCGCACTTTTCGGATGGTCTCTGATTCTTCCATCTAAGGATGGTCCTGAGAAACCGTTTGAAGGAAAAATTACATCTGCTGAATCAGATGAAGAGTCATGGGATGATCCACTCGATATTTCTGATGAATCTATACTTCGGCAAACCGACCCTTTGCTGATGACAAAGAAGGAACGCCATGAGAGTACGATTCGGTATTGGATGGAACGTAAAGGGTACAGTAGAGAGGAAATTGAAAAGCCTTTGACTGATAAGAGACTGGAAGAACTTGGAAGAGGATCGTGGAGTAATTACAAAGATTTAGATCGTCGCGTAAAGGAAAAACTTATAAAAGAAGGTGGACTCGTAGCACAAGCAATTCTTCTTGAAAAGCCATCTCATTTAGAAGAAGGAATAATCACGCTAGACAATTGAACCGATTTGTTTTATGATGCATTTTGAACAAGATAACCGGAATGGGAACCGGAAATCACGCAGTGTACCGGGAGGAAACGGAAAGATGAGTGTATCTTGATCCAAATATTCAGACGGTAGAATGGCAGTGCCCTCCTTTTGAAGCATCTCCTAGCCGTAAAATTGGCTGGGTGGAGTCTCAGATTTCCGAGGCAGAAGGGTATTTGGAAGGGCAACCTTCGTACAAGAATCTTTCTGCTAACCTGCGTGTTTTCAATGGGATATTCAAAGATAAAACTAAATCTTCCCTTGTTACAAACCTTCTTCGCTATAACGTAAATAAATTTTGCACGACACTCGCAGAAGTCAGAGAAATTGCTGCTTTTGGATCGGACATTCCTGCCTACAAGCAGATGGCTGAGATGCTGACAAAGGTCTCCAAGTGCGTCTATCTCGAATCTGATTTTCCTCTTCAAATTCTGAAAGTTCTCCAATATGCCACGGTAATGGGTGTTGGATACCTATGGCCGAAAGTCCGTGCGACTGAATACGGATATGGACCAAGGAGTATGGACTTTGACGCTCTTGGTCTTCTAGATGTGATGCCTGTACAAATCCCTTCACGGTCAAACGATGTACAGGATGCTTATGCGGTAACAGTTTATGACTATATGCCAATTGCAGAGGCGTATGGAAGATTCCCATTATTCCAAGGACAGTTACAGACAGTAGGTATGAATAACTATAAGTCTTTGATTCAGGCGAAGAGACAGGACTTTGCTTCTGCTCATCGCTATGGAGAATTGAATGACCAAGGGAAGTCTTTTGGAAATCTCTATACAGAGATAAGATATACATTTATTAGGGACTTAAGGATCAACAATACAGGTTTTGAACTTCCGATGGGTGACCCTGGGACTACATGGTTTTATAAAGTTCCTTACGTTGGTCAGCAGATATTTGGAGGTATTAGGAATGGTCAGCCATACATGCGTCCTGCAATGGCAGAGGACTGCCGAGTGTACCCGAACTTACGGCTCATCATTTCTTCTAACGGGTTGGACAGGCCAATGTACGACGGTCCTGCTTTCGACTGGGACCCGCGTATCCCGATAATTCAGTACACAGTTGATGACGTTCCGTGGGAGCCATCTGGAAGATCGTTGGTTGGAGATGTGTCATCTATTCAGACAACGATTCGGAAGTATGAAAGATTGATGGACCAATGCATTAGCGCGAAGAAAGACCCGCCTTTAGGGTACAAGGCAGATGAAAATGGTGGTCCGAAAATCGAACGTTGGGACCCGTTTGATTCGGGAGTGCGTTTAGGATTGTTTGGTACGGATGAGCCGAGGAAGACTGTTCAATCACTTCTTCCTGACGGGGTAACGGTTGATAATATAGATTTTGAATGGTTAAAGCATTTGAATGATTCGATGCTTGCGCAGCTAGGTCTAAATGATCTTGGAAATTTAGCTAACTTGAAGATAAATTTGGACAGCGATACCGCAGACAAGCAGATTGAATCTATTGGACCTGTCGCTAAGGGTATTGCGATGAGGATAGAAAAGGCAAACAAGAGAGTAGGAGAAAGACTTAAGTTTCTTATTCCTCAGTGGTTTGATACTCAAAGACTAATTGAGTATGTCGGACCAGATAACATAGCTAGGGAAGTTTTTGATTACAATCCAGACGATATGGTTCCAAGCCATCTTCCAGAAGAAATGGTAGGAGGTCTATATCCTAAAACTCCATCTATGTATGACAAATTGACTAGAGGAAAATGGTTTGTAAAGAAACTGAGATTGATTTCTGTTCCGAGCACACTGTTGAAGATCACGCAGGCAAAGGAACAGTTGAAATATCTTCAGTTAAAGAGAACACCAGATTGCCCGATTTCTTGGGAGACTGTTCTTACTAAGTTGGACGTACAGAACCCTCGACAGGAAATGGAGAAATACTTTAAGGAGAAGGCAGAAATTACCAAGGCAAACATATTGGGTGCTGCGGAAGCTGCTGCTGAAATGCAAAAACTAGGGCTGCAGCCACCAGAAGAAGGCGGTAAAGGTAAGGGTGGATTACATCCGGGAGGAAGACCCCCAAGTGGGCAAAAAGGTCCAAAGATCGCCCAAAAAGGCGGGGCAGGTGGAACACCTCGTACTACGGTGAAAGAAAGCTAAGTTGTTGAAAACAAAATAATAGGAGATGAAATGGCGTTCAAAATTAAGAGTCAAGTCGATCATTTTTTAACAGACGTTGTTGTTGAAATGCCTGCTGATGTTAAGGATGTCCATGATGAATTGAGAAGCATGAAAACATCTGGAGATATGAGAATTTTATATAACCAAGGAGGTGTCATTGGCATAGCGTTCACTCAAAAAACGAAGCTGAATGAATCTCTGTCAACAGAATTTCGTGAGAAGCTAGGGATTGATACAAAAATAATTTGAAAAACCTCTTGACAAAACGATTAAGATGTAGTCATATCGTTTTATAAAGATTTTTAGAGATACTTGCCACTCCGCGTGGAGAACGGTAAAGGCTCAAGGCCGAAAAGGCTTTGGGCCTTTTCGTTTTGGACCGAAATCGAAACCACAAAGGAGAACAATCATGGCAAAGCACAAGGTAGGCGGAAAAAAGGCACACGTTAAGAAGGCTCATCACAATGGCAAGAGACACAAGCGTCACAGCAAGAAGATGGTAATCAAGTAGCCTTAACCCTGTAACGGAGAAAAAATGGCTACGAGTCCTATGCCGGTACCAGATCAACAAGGTGGAGCGCCTCCGCAGGGCGGCGCTTCCCCCTCTCCTCAAGGCGGTCCTCCGCAAGGTGGTGGACAAGCCAATCAACTTCAACAATTGCTAGCTCAGTGGTACCAAGTATCTAAACAAATTTCTGCGTCCGATCCTCGTTTAGCATCGGGAATGGAAAAGGTAGCACAGGGAATTCAGGAAGCGCAAGCAGCACTAGTAACACCTCCACAATCACAACCGACAGCACAGCAACCAAGTTACTAACAAATTGAACCGGGAGAATAGAGAATTATGGCATCAATTGCTGAAGTTTTGAAACAAACCGGATTTACTGACGAGCAGATTTCATCTCTCGATCCGAAGTTGATTACTGTCTTTACAGGAATTCAAACTTCGGCAGAGCAAGCAAAAGCGGATGCAACAGCAGCGGCGCAGAAAGCTGAAACAGATAGATTAGCTTGGGAAAAAGCCAAGGCAGATGCGGAACTTTTGAATCGTTCAAATACAGAGTTTTATGAAACAAAGATTGTCCCAGGTTTGACCTCATGGCAGGAAGAGCAAGTAAAACTTCAGGCTGACATTGCAAATGCAAATGCTTTAGCTGCCTTTTATAAGGCACAAAATGAAGGGGCACGAAGTGCAGGTTTCGTACCCACAGACGCTCCAACTTTCACCACTCCTACCACTCCAGCAACTCCTCCACGCAGCCCAAATGGACAATTTGTTCCTAATGCACCGGGAACAACTCCTGGATCGCCTACGTTTACGATGGATCAAATCGATCAGCGGCTAGGGAATGGTGTATCTAATATTGGTTGGGCGATGCAGGAGTATCAGAGGCTAACAGGTGGACAGTTCCTTCCTGATCCTTTTGATCAATTAGCAAAAGAAGCAGATGCACAGAAACTTCCTTTCCGCGACTATGTTGCTCGTAAGTACAACTTTGCTCAGAAGCAGCAGGATATTGTTCAGCGCCAGCAGCAGGAGCATGATGCAAAAGTAGCCGCTGACGCAAAGGCTACTGCGGAATCTGAGTGGAAGCAAAAGCTAGATGCTCGTGAAGCTGAATATGCAGCTAAGGAAAAACTTCGCGCAGAGCAGGGTGGAAACAATCCAGATGTAAGGGTTGCAGTATCTTCAAGGATTCCAGAATTGCAGCGCAAAGTTGAAACGAAGGAAATGCCTGATCCGCTGATGATGAATGAAAACCAGCGTCGTGCGCAGACGGCAAAAATGATTCGTGACACGATTTCACAGAAAGACGCAGCGGCGGCTTAGTACGAAAACAGCATATTTGCTGAAAGGAAAAAGAAATGTTTGATCCACTTTATGGAATTATCGACGCAGCGGAACTCGAAGCGGTCCGCGTGGGCGTACTTTTCAATAATCTTTTCGTGGGTACCCCCTTCCAAGCGAAGCTACGTCGCGCAGGAGTTTGGGACCCGTTTCTTGGCGGCGCTGGAATGAGAGAGAACATCCTCTACGGTCGCACACAGTATGCTGCGGTTGATTCTGGTCAGACGGTTACTGTTACCGCACAGCAGATCAACACTGGCATCAAGTTTCTGCCGAAGTTCTACGCGGCATGGTGGCCAATGGATGACGCGCTGTATGATGACGGGTCTGGAACTGGTGGAGTCATCAACTCTGGTCCTCCAACGATTATCGATGAGTACCAAGCTTACATGGAGAACATGGTTCTTGGCTTGAATACTGCTCTTGAGATGGACTCATTCCGACATGGGCAGGCTTCTAGCGGAACTTCGATTACAGATAACCGCATCAAGGCAATCAACGGTCTAGATGAAGCTCTCAGCAACGGTATCGACCCATCGGTTTACGGAAATATCTACAAGAATTACGGTGGACAGGCAAGAAACGGCGCAATTGGTGTTGCGTTGAATTCTACTCCGCTTTACTTAGGTAATGGTGGAACTCCTGGGCAGATTGACTTTGCTGCTATGACGCAGTTGAAGGCGCAATGCACGGTAACAGGTGGAAACCCAACTTTGGGTATTACTAACACCTTTGGTTACGCGGCTATCTCGATTGCTCTTGATGCGCAGCGCAGAGATGTCAGCAATAAGAATCATGACATCGCATGGCGTGGATTCAACTTTGACGGCATTGATATTTATGCTGACCCGCTGGCTCCTTCCGCAGCAGCTCAGAACTACATCCCTCTAGCTCCAGCAGACGCAGGACAGGGTAACGCGAACTTGCAGGATGGTGTTGGATCGAGCACTACTACTGTTTCGTTTACGACTCCTCAGTTTACTTCTAATGGAGCGAATGTTGCGTTCTCTCCGACAAACTCTAATATCCCGTCGAACACAGTCATTCAGCCTTCGGAAGTGTTGTATTTCTTGGAGCCTGAGTCATTCAAGGTTCGCCCGACGAATAAGAGTGGGTGGAACTATGGAATCCGCAGAGCGCCAATGCCAAATAACGTTTCGATTGATGCAATCTTCATGCGCGTAAGCACGAACTTGTATAACTCGCAGCCACGGCACAATGCTTATGCATTTGGATTCAATTCTGGAATCTTTAACAACGGATAATGGTTAACCTGCTGGACTCTAAGTTCGCGCAGAAGGAGAAATGAGAAATGCCTTTTCAGCCGATTCTACCAATTTGGGGCGGATTAAATACCGCAAACTCTCCGTCTTCGACGGGCTTAGTAGACCCAGTAACTAACCAGCAGTACAATACTGGTGGGTTAAATGCAGGCGACTACTTTGACTTGACAGAGAAGGAAGCTAATCAGGTTTCCAATACGACTGTTGGCTTGTGCCATGCTGGTCGTTATCGCTATGTACAGCTTGACTCTGGTGCAACCGCTGCAAACGTAAAGACTGGAACAATTGGTTATATTCGTGCAGGCGGTGCAATTGGAAGAGTAGCCTCTGTAGTGATTACTAACGCTGGTACTGGAGCTACAGCAGGGACTTACAATATTTCCGCTAACGCAGGAAATGGTGGTACTGGGGCAACGATTCAGGTTGTAGTTGGATCAGGTGGAACAATCACTTCCGCGATTGTGACTAATAGCGGAGCAGGATATAACTCCGTTCCGACATTCAGCTTGACATCTACTGAGACAAGTGCTGGAGCAGTTGCGGCTCAGCTGGATACTTCTCCTAATGTTGTTACTAGTTACGATCAAGTTGCAGCAAGCACAGCAGTTGCAGTTCGCCCAGTAATATTCTTGAATCCGGCTACAGGAACAGGAGCAGTAACTCCTGGAAACTATATTTTCATTCAAGAATTGGGTATTGCTACAGTTCTCGGAGCAGCTTCATTTACAGGATCAGCAGCAACTGGGGCAACTATTGAGCCGACTTCAAGTGGATTGGCTAACATTCCAACCACTAACACAACCGTTGATAACAAGACGATTGGGCTTGCAGTTGATCTCCCAGTTGCATCTAACCTGTTCAAAATTTATCTCGGATACGCAGCAGGAGTATTCCAAGACTAACGAAACGGGGCGGTTAATCCCGCCCCAAGAGATTTAAGGGTAAGGAGACGCAATGATTTTAACAATGGTCAATGGATACCCGGACTACATAGGCTATCGCCAAGCATTTTGTGGCTATGGAACTGGTCCTGCATCCTACGTGACAGGTGGCGATCCTGTAACCCTGCAAAACAATCGCCGGTTTATTGATGTATTGTTTGGTGGAATGCTGTCAGTTAGTGGAAACTACATTGTCTACGCGATTCCTTCTGCTTCTGGAGAACGTACTACATGGAGCGCAGTATGGTATCACGCAAACGGAGGCTCTGTTGGGCAGCAGGTTTCTTCCAGTACAAATCTTTCTGCTGAAACAGTACAGATGGGCGGTTTCTGTGGACAGTGGTAAGGAGTTTTAACAAGGTCTGTTGTCCTCTCCCGGTAGGCAGACAATCGACGCCCTCTGTGGTCCCGGAATGGTAACTGCGGAGGGCGTTTTTAGTAGGTAGCGAAACCAAAATTTAAGGAGAATTGAGATGGCGAAGAAAACGAAGAAGAAGGCGCACATGGTAGCAGGAGCAATCCCAGCAGGAAAGCAATGGGCGCACAAAAAGCATGGTAAGGCGAAGACAAAGAACCTCGCAAAACTGACTTCAAAGTAGGTGGCTAATGGCAACTAAGCGCAGGATGGTGAAATCCTATGCGAGTTCACCATCTTTCAGGAAAATCTACGGGAAAAGCCAAAAAGTTCCGAAGAAGGTGGGACGTAAGAAAGTATTTGTCAAGGTGTAGCGCTAGGACTAGGAGTAAGACGTGAGCTTTCAGAATATGTATCAGCAAATGCTTGGAGTTCCAGGGATGAATTTGGGACTCGCGAAGACGTTTATAAACGAAGCATTTGTCAAGATACAAAATGAAAACGTATGGAGTTTTCAATGCCAAACTAATGGATGGCTAACTCCTGGACTTCTTGGTGGTTCTTATTCTGGTCAGGGGCAGAATCAGTCATTTAATTCTGGAGCGACGTTCTTAAGCCCAGGAACAATAACTGTTATTCCATTCACCAATACTATCACTGGGGATGCAGTTGCAACGGCTTCATGGACAGCATCGGTTCCATATCCACCTCTGTTAACGCAGCAGCAAATCCGTATTCCCTACTATTCCTTATATAACATCATCGCTCTAGGGAACAATGGAACAGTTGCCTATGCAACTGTAATTACTCATGGATCAGGGCAAACTCCAGGAACTTATACTGTTCCTGTATCTGGTGTAACTGGTAGTGGAGCTACTGTTTCGATTACAGTAAATGCAAATGGAACTGTAACTCTTCCACCTATCCTTTTAACCGCTGGAAGTGGATATAAAACTCCTTATATCACTTTTTCTCATGGTGGAACCCCTGCTACTTTCTCTGTTACTTTGATTGCTACATTAACGATTGATAGACCGTGGACTGAACCGCCGCAGGTCAATGGATCGTACATGATTTATCAGGCTTACTATCCTGCCCCTCCTAACTTCAAGAGATGGTTCAACATAAGAGACACTACGAACAATAATCCTATGGATTTTTGGACATATACACAGATCGACTTGGCAAATAAAGATGCGGAGAGAACTGTCTTTGATGAGCCTTTATATGTGGTTCCTTATGGACAAGATACTAGACCTAATAGCGCAACTTTAGGGCAGATGCTTTTTGAGTTATGGCCGCACCCAATAACGCAGCTTCCATACACTTTCATGTGTCAGTGCAATTGGCCTTCTCTTGTAAATCCAACAGATACCGTTCCTTACCCGTTGACCGATGAGCTTCTGAAATTTAGAACCTACCAAGAAATATCTCTTTGGAAAGAGTCACAAAAGGGAGATGAAATGGAGAGAGGTTCTGGGGCTAATTGGCAGTTTTTATGGAAAGCTCATCAGGAAGAGTACAAGGATGATCTCAGACAGATAAGGATCATGGATAGACATCTAATGGAACTTTACTTTACCCGCGCTCAATCAACTCCGCCTCCTGGGTATCAGGATGGATATGCAACTCTGACGGGGCAGGTAAATCTCGGAACATTCTAGGAGTAGGAAAAGGAGTAGGAAATGCCGCCATATATAGGTAACGGTGCCGCAGGATTTTTAAGAAATAATAATCTTGTATACCTGTGGCAAAACGAAACAGTAAGTGTAGGGGGGTTGAGTCAATCTTTTGTTTTAGAGAGGATCAATCGTTCTTTCTACCCGTGGGGTTTGTCTTTTGAAGTTTCTTTTTCTGGAGCGCCAGGAACATTCGAGATTGACCTTCTTGGGGCGAATCAGGATATAGGATTGCCTATTCCGGGTAACTACAATTACTTGGGAGCAATTACTCAAGTTAACTCTCAGAACGTAGGGCGTTGGGATATGCCATCGCAGATGTGGCCGAGATATGTGGCTGGATACGTAAAAACTTTGACAAATGCAGTGAAAATGACTTTGACGGTTACGAAGTAATGAAGCGAATTTATCTATTATTGTTTTTGTTTTCTCCGATTGTCGCCGTTTCTCAGACAGCGCCATTTCAGAATTACTGCGTTCAAGGGGCTACTCAAGCAACAGTTTCAGGATTACCATCCAGTAATTATCAGCAGGGAGTAATACCTGGATGCACAGTCTACGTCTACTTGACTGGAACGACTACTCTCGCGACGATCTATTCGGATGCGACGAGCGATCCGCTTACTAATCCATTTACAGCGGACAATGGAACTGGACAGTGGTTATTTTATGCTGCCACAGGACAGATATACGACTGCCAGTTTAGTGGAGGAATTTATCCAAATACTTACTCTGCTCCGTTAACAGTTACTGGATGTTTCGGGGGTGGAGGCGGAGGTGGAGGATCGGCTGTTACACAACTGATAGCTGGAACAGATATTACTCTATCTCCTACAGATGGACTAGGTATAGTAACGATTAATTCCAGTGCAGCAAGCAATTCAGTGATCAAGAATCCTACTTCCACTCAAGTAATTTTCCCGCCTTCGACTGTTGCGCCAGCGGGCATTAGCTTGAACTCACTTGAAGTGAATGATGTGTTTTATATTGATGGGTGGATTGGACAGACTGCGACATGGTGTGGAACGTGGTCTGCTGGAACTTATGCTCTTCATTGTGTGGTTACTGATGGAAGTGGACACTATTTCATTTCTGTACAGCCAAGCAATACTGCTACTGCCTCAACAGGTGCGGCAACTACATGTTCCGATACAATTGCTTCGACGGGGACTTGCTATTATTATCAGGCAAGCGCGGCGTTGACCACTGGGTATGGATCAGGAAACTTGCCGACATATGTAAATCTGGCTATCGCAGATATTACGGCATGGCTCCAAACCGCAAATCAGTCTTCAGTTCTTTTATTTGGTCCGTTGAGCGGAGGATCGTCTTATCCTTTATGCGATAGTATTTCTATTCCGCAAGTATCTGCTCAATCTCTAAGTCTTATTGGACAAGGACTACCGGGAGCAAACTCGGTAAGCTATTTGACGATGCAGACCGGATGTACTTTAAATAGGGCAATGATTTATAAGGCTCCTGCGCCGTCAGAGCCTGTGCTTCCTACAATCAAGATTTCAGGATTTAGATTCTTTGGTGGGCATCTTGCTTCATCAGCTTTTGATGTAGAAGGATGCCAAGGTTGCGAATATAGCAACTTAGAGATTGGAGGAGGATTCACGGATGCAGGTGGTGAACCTGCGCCAATGAATATTTCTCTCGGAGGATGCTGCAATACGTCATGGGTATACCAAGCTACTGTGCATGATATTGAAGTAAGAGCGTCAGTCGGTCCTCCAACTTATTCAACTGGAAGTGGCGGAGCCACACAGATAAACAACTGCACAATTAGTGGAAGTGGAGGGACTGCAACTTTAGGAGTTGCTACGACAAGTTTCCTCGCCAATGGAAATACGATTTTCCTCGGAGGTTTGACGGCTTGTGCATGTTTGGATAACGGAGGTACTGTAAACGGAAATGGATTCACAGTAACTAACACAATTAGCAATACGAGTTTTCAGGTGACTGCTCCTAATTCTTGTTCTACCGTTGGATCAATTGCAGATTCGGGTACTGGAACTGTTTATACAACTTCTGGAGGAGCAAATTATACATCCAATCCGGTTGGATTGGTTAGGTCTCTGACAGGTTTTTTCAATGCCTTTACAACTATGCCAACAAATGTGACGGCAACAGTAACCGCAGGTGTGCCGTCTGCTGTGACAAATACGACTGCTCCTGTTGGATTCTGTTCTGCCGTAGGGAACTGTGCAGGAAGCGGATCATTTGGACTAGCTCTCTATAACAACTCTCTCTTCAATACTGGGCTTTGCTCTCAGATGACTGACTCCCAGTTGGAAAATGTAGTCATAACTGGACTGTTTACAACATCGTTAACTCAAACTGGGAATTGTAGGAACGGAGCAGGAATAGAATTAACATCATGGCCTAACAAGGCTACACATATCCATTCTAATCCAGGCGGTTTTGTAGGAATGGGTGACCATAACGGTATAGAATGGGATACGCCTCAGTTTGATTCACAGGTCTATGTCGGATTCCATGCATTCAATGGAACTGCGGCCTCGCATGGATCAACAATTAATTCTCCTAAGTTTTCTGCGCCTACTCTGAATACTCTGAATATCGGGTTTGTAGTAGATCAGAACGCTGACTTAACTATTAATGGAGACTTACAGTGCAGCGTTCAATCCTCATCTTGGATGAGAGATGCCTTCAGTGCTCCTGGATATGGAGCGGTAAACTTCGGGATGCCAACTGGAGGATATGGTTTACATGATCATAGCTACACAAGCTGTGTAAACACAGGAGCCAATGCAGGACCATTTGATACAACATTCGCTCCTGTAACTGCTTCTAGACCTGTAATAACGCACATGGGTCCGGGAGCGGTTGGACCTTCTGTAACTAATTCAGGAGTAGGCTCTTACGAATCATGGTATTTACCATCAGGAGATACAAACGATCTGCTTGAGTCTTTCATAAACCAAACCAAAGAATTAACTTTAAGTACCGCTGGTTCGATGTTTTTGAATGGGAACATCACTATGAATGGAAGCATTACATCGCAGAGTTTTGGCCACTTTACAGGTAGCGTGTGGGGTGGAGGAATTGATGCGTTTGGGACATTCCTTCTATCTACAAGTTCGCAAACTCCACCATGCCCAACTCCTACTTCTGGGTCACCTGCCTGCGCTTCAAATACTTGGCAGTTCATGGATACTTACTACGACTCTGGAACGGCGACAAACTACAATACAAATTGCACTTTCATTCTTAATCCAAGCACCCCTGGATTAGCTGGAGTCAATACTCTAACACTTAACTGTACCTCTACTGGTTCGTATACAGGAACATATCTTCTAGTAGAGCCATATCCGACTACACATAGTAATCTAACACTTACTTCTGCTGCCCCTGCTGTTTCTTCTGGTCAGATTGGATATGGGTCAACGACGGCAGCGGCTTCAAATTGTAATCAAGGTGGGACACTGACCTCTGTTACTACGTGCATTGTTGTAAATATTGGTGGTACTACGCACTACGTACCAGTATTTTAAGGAGTAAACATGAAACGACTTCTGGCTTTTTTTATTTTCGTCACAGGTACGGCGCTAGGGCAGAACTATCCTCCGTACATTCTTTATACATTAGTTAACGGAACTCCTACGGCTATTTCTGGTTCAGGTACAACTCTTCCGGGTGGTAATCCTCCTGGATTTTTGTGCTATGGGCTTAATGGTAGTGGTCAACCAGCGCCGTGCGTAATTGGGACAGGAAGCGGTTCTGTAACCAGTGTTACTTTTACAGGAGATGGAACCATACTTTCATCTACGCCAAGCGCGGCAGTGACTACAAGTGGAACTTTAACAGCGACATTAGCTACTCAGGCAGCAAACTGCTTATTCGCAGGACCGACAAGTGGCGCTGCGGCTACTCCTACTTGTCGAGCACTTGTGAATACTGATTTTCCAAATACGCTTGCTCCCACATTCAGCGCAGCGAATCTTACCAATGTAACGGCATCATCCGTTCCTGTGAGCGGTATCACCGGGCTGGGAACGGGAGTTGCGACGGCGCTGGCAATAAATACAGGCACTGCGGGGTCTGTGTTATTGAATGCCGCTGCAATTGTGGGAACATCGTTGAATCTTACAGATGGAAGTGCTACAGTCGGGCTTCTTTCAACCGGACTTACTGTTGCACATACAGTGGCCTCCGATGTGCCTTTTAAGGCTTGGCTGAATAATGCTTCACCTACCGCGAATATAGCGAACTTTGAATCGGGAACCGGCGGAACAATTGTAGCCAGTATTTCTCCGACCGGCATGGTGGGCGGAGCTGGATTTAGAGACACTTCGAGTGGATTTCTAACTTCAGCAATGAGCTCTCAATCTTCAGCAACCTGCACGAATGTTACAAATATGACCTGGAATATACTAGACAGCAAGAATTACACTTTGCGCTGCGAGATACCAGTCACTTTTGCCGCTACTTCTACTCTTCAATTTTGCCTAGGCGGTCCTGGTACAGCAACTAGCTATAGTCTAAATGCAGATGGCCCAATCGGGGCGGCTGGAGTCTATGGGCAAATCAACACGCTGGCACAGACGGCATGGGGGACGAAGACGGGCGCGTCCGGCGCGGCGGCTTCAACCGAATGGGTTCATTTGATCGCCAATATCCAGAATGGTTCAACGGCTAGCGGAACTGCTCTGACGTTACAAACCGCTGCAAACGGAACCAATGCGATTACTGTGTTAGCAAATGCAAGCTGCACTCTGACGCAGGATAATTAGGAGGAACATATGGCAACACCAGCAGAAGTACAATTCGCTCTACAGATGGTTAAAGAGGCTGTATCTAGCGGACATCCATTTCCTGGATACGCGGCTGCTGAGGCATGTTTAGAGTCTTGGGATTTTAATAGTCCGACAGGATGCAGTGGACTTGCCGCGAGAGATAAAGATGTGTTTGGACTAAAAGAGCCGAATTGGTGGACAGGTCAAGTAGACAAAATTCAGACTCGTGAAGTGATTGACGGAGCTTCTGAAATGGTTATGGCGACATGGCCTGTTTTCACTACATATGCTGACTGTTTTGCGGCAAGGTTAAAAGTTTTGCAAGGCTTACCGAGTTATTACGGAGAGGCTCTTGAGGCAAAGAGCGGAGAAGAGTTCGTGAGGCTTGTTTCAGCTTCATGGCTTTCTGGGGATGCCTTACCTTTGAGCGCGGCTCATCCATGTTTTACTTTCCCTGGCCCTGATGGGCCTGTAATGTGGCAATTCAATGCAGGACGGTGGTCAACAGCGCCAAACCGGGCTTCACAGGTATTGGCGGTTTATAATGCCCACCCAGAAATTTTTGTTGTTCCCATCTAGGTTCCAGTAATAGGCAAGCGCGAAAGCGTGATGGGATAATGTTGACTTTGGGGGCTTTGTAATGACTGATGCCGAAGAGCGGCGAATACAGAACTTGGAGGATAGAGTGACAGAAATAGCTGCGGATATGGCTTCTCTGAAAACGGAGAATAGCCACCTTGTCAAAGGCGTAGCGAATTTCCGCGCTTTTCAGGAGCGTGGGAACCGCTTCTTTGATCGTTTTGAAGCGAAAGCCGATGCCGACGAGAAAGCGGCGAAAGATTTAGCGGATAAAAAAAAGAGTGAAGTGGAAGAGAGAAGATCGAAGAGCAATATGCGTATTGCTATAGCGGGTATTATTGCAATGTTTATTTTGCCACTTGCGATTTATGGGACTGGGAAATTAGTATCTGTAGTTTCTGAGACATGGCACAAATTGAACGATGGGTACAAAATAATTCAAGAGTGGGAACAAATTCACAAAAGCGATATAGAAAAAAATAATAAATCACTTTTCATAGACCCAAGTAGGGAGTATGCTAATAGGGGAGATGGACTAGTACAAACCAGAAACGGAAATTACTACACTGCTACAGTGAAAGGACTTGGTGATTAATATGGGAGGATACCCAAACGGATCAGGACCACCATCCCAGCCAGATGCACCACCTAATAAGCCAACGCAAGGACCAGAACCTGCTAATGAGAATGTTCCAACACAGGAACCAATAACCCCTCCAGATGACGGAGAGTAGCCTATGGAGCAAGTTTGGCAGCATGTTACTTCGCATTTAGCGGCTTACGGAGTTGGATCGGGAGTAGTGATTATGGCAGCAATCCAGTGTATGCCAAAGCCGGGTGAGCCGTGGAATTGGAAGACGATTTACACTTGGATTTACGAGACGTTGCAGACGGTACTGCCAGTGAATCGTTCTGCTAGGCCACATCAACCCCCAACAGACCAGCAACCGCCTACAGGCGCATAACAAAGCAAGGGAGAAGAGAATGAGTTTTTTTAGCGCAATTGCAAATGCAGAGCACAGTTTCGCGGCATGGGCCGAGAAGGAATTACAGAAGCTAGAGGGTGCAGCGCCAACGATTGAGAAGATTGCCGATACTGTTCTGACTTACGTTGGACCTGCACTACAGACAGTGGTTACACTTGAGGCTGGAAGTGCTGCTGGTGCGCAGGTTGCTAAGGTAATTGGCACAGTACAGTCTGACTTGACAGCAGCGAGTGGACTGATTACTGATTTTGGAGCGATCCCAAGCGTGACTAGCATATTGGGTTCAGTCGCTACCAACCTCAGTGCTCTTTTGACGGCTATCGAGGTAAAGAACCCGACCACTGTAGCCACAATCACCAAGGTAGTAGGGGAAGTCCAGATTTTGGAGGCTGCTATCGCGGCATTGATTCCAGTGACTACTCCACCCGCTGCTTAACAAATGAACCGCTGGATACTAAACTCGCTAGGAATAGCACTCATTGCCTCCCTTGGCCTTGCGGTCTGGGGAGGTATGACTTTTGGTAAGCATTTAATTATTATGGTTGATACATGGACTGCCGCAGGGAATAGTGCGAATTCAGCTTTGCAGACCGTGAATCAGCCATGTGGAAATGGTAAGCCATGTGGAACTCTAGCAGAAGTAAGTAAGGCCACAGTAAAAATTGGTGATATAGCTGTAACGAGTCAAATGCAGATAGCGCAAACAGGAAAACTTTTATCTGTAACTACAAAGAATATTGACTCAGTATCGTCACACTTGAACAAGACAGCAGACGCGCTTACAGATACGGCTAATACAGCCACACAGACGGTTAAACAGGCTAACTCTGATCTTCAACTAGTTTCATCATCTATCCCTGATTTGAAACCACTAGTGTTCCAATTGCAGAAAAATGGAGCATCTTTGCAAATAGCTACGGATGCTCTGAATATGAGGTTACGCGATCCTCACGTAGACAATCTTATGGCTCATTTGGACGAGATCAGCGGAACGGGAGAATCAATGCTGGATACGGCTAATCAAGTGGAAACAAAGGCCACAAAGTCGTATCTGCATCCGAGTAAGAATCCTTTTGTAAGGACGTGGAACGCAGCGGAGCCGTGGTTAAATATTGGAGCGCAGGGGATCGTGAAATTTGGTCCTGTTTTGCACTGATTTAGGCTATGATGTGAATGGAGGTGGATAGTGCCTACGGAAAACTTTAAGGATGCAGAATCGTACCGGAAATATAGAGCATACGTTCACCTGCACGGAATCCCGACTCACGCCAAGCGCGTTTGCGTTTCTGGCAAATGCCACAAGGTTAAGCATGGTAAGAAGAAAACTTCACGTAAACGAATTGGAGGAAAGTAATGGCGCGAAAGAAAAAAGAAACGAAATGGATAGAAGTGAAATATCTCGAAGGTGGAGATGGTCCAGCAGTTGTAGAATTTGACGGAGATGTTGAAGTCCCTTTCTTAAGTCACCCTGACCCTCTTTTGGTTATGATAATCGAGGATGAGGTTGGAGTTTACACTAAATGGATACCGCTGGATGGACCGATTTCTGATTTTAATATTAAGGCAATATCCTCTCTCTTGAGAGAAGAATGGTCGGACTATTTAGCAGAAGATCAAGAAATGTACTCCGAGGATCATGGTGACATGCTCGACGAAAAAAGGATAGAAGAAAACCGTAAGAGGCATGAAGAAGAAAAAGCTTTAGGTATTCGATGAAAAACCACGCGAAAGCGTGTAGCAGGAAAATAAGGAGAGGGAAAATAATGAAAGATGTAGCAATTAAACTACCGAAACAAATGCTGGATGCCGTATTCTACGCAGTACAATCAGCAAGAGCCACGCAAGATTCTATACCTCCGCCACCAGGAGGACATTTTGTAATTGCAGAGATCGCGGCCACTGAGGCTATACGCTATCTCACTGAGAACCCAATAGTTCCGACGAAACGTGAAGCTATGCAGTTGTATAACTCGATGGATATAAACCCCACTCCGAACGATACATGTGAAAATATTAAATACATCGCATCTGAATGGCAGCGTAGAATGTTTTTAGAGAAAGAAACTGAAGACCCGCGAAGGGGAATATTGATTGACAAGTTAAGGACTTTTATTCCTGCTTACCATAAGCAATACGGGCAAACTTTGAGCGTTACACATACTCCTGCCTACAGTAAATGGGCAGATGAGATTTTATCTGTACTTGATGAAAAGAAGGAGGGAAAATGAACAGACGAGATTTTGGGAAGACAGCGGGAATGGTAGCGGCAACGGCGGTGGTAGCGCCGAAGATTTTGGCAGATTCCGCCAAAGAAAATCTGAATGAACGGATAGAATTAGAGGAATACGGATATACACCAGAACAGATTTATGCAATAATTCGCATGAGACACGGAAAACTTCGTATATGTGATATTTTTAACGAAGTTAAAAAAGAATTCCCGCAGGAAGTAGAAGACGGTGCAGATAAAAAAGGATGGCATTATGGTGATCCATGTAAAGTAATGGGGAGAATTGGATCAACGTGTGAAAATACATGGGGTCCAATGTATTTTCACACACACACTGATCTTTCAGATATAAATTACGTTGCATTTGTGAGACAAGCAATTCGTAATAAGCATACAAACGAACTTAAATATGTTGCTGCGTGGTCTCCCGTTCAGGCTGATTCTGTTGAGCCGGGGCAAACAATTACTGCCAAAGAATGGATACGAATCGACACGAGCGATGAAGAGGTAAAGAGAATTGCCAGAGAAACGTTCTCTATATTTCAAGAACTTGTAATCGAATACCACAACAGGGAGGCATAACAAATGTACAACGAAGTGGACTCATCTGAGCAAGAAGACGTAAAGAAATCACCAAAGAAGAAGCACAAGATCGCAGGTAAAGGAAAAGGAAAGAAGAAGAGCAAGAAACACCACACAAAGAAAAAGTCTCACAAGAAGATTGCGGCCAAAAAGTAGTACAATAGGCGCATGGCCGCAGGAAATTACACATGGCTCACCGTGACGACGGCTGTGCAGCAACTTGCGCAGAGACTTAACGATCCGAATAATAACTTTTGGTCTGCTGCTGAATTACAAATATATATTAGTCAATCACTTAGGCAGTATAATGTCCTCTGTAATGTATGGAGGCAGGACTTCCAGTTTAATTCAACTAGCCTTTGGAACAGTATAGGATCGCTCTCAGGTAGTCCTCGCCAGAGGACTCTTACAGATGCTTACTGCTACACAGAACTAGAATACATGCTATTAGAACCTGCGTCTGGGGGGACGTGGACAGGGACCAATCAGTTCAATATTTCTGTACTGAGTCAAGCACTGCAACGCCGCAGGGATGAGATGATTCAGGTAGGTAATCTGAATCAAAATCTTTTAACTTCTATTCCACTCACGCCGAACACCACTCGCACATACTTGCCTAACTCGTCCACGATACCAGACATAATAGATGTTGAGCGTGTGCGTTACATGCCTGTAGTAGCTACGACTACGGGTAATGCTTTGAATGGATCGAATACCATCACAGTGACATCGACTCAAGGGGTAGCGATAGGACAGCAGGTTTTATCGCTAAATGTTAGTTACTGGGCTACGGTGACGGGTATCGGATCGGGAACAGTCACAATTTCTATTCCTACAACTGGAGGAGTATCAGGGACTATTCAGTTCACTCAGCCGAATACGTTATATCGAGATGACACCATAGCTCAGGAGTTCTATGAGGCTCCGCTTTACCAGTTGAATTCTGGTACTCCACAAACGTTTTCATTATCATCAGAACCGCCTTTGTCGTGGGATGTAGACATTCCACCGAATCAGCCGGGTACTTATGAGGCAGTCGTCTTACAATCGGGAGCGCCGTTTAGCCCGCCTACTCCTACGCTGTTGGGGATTCCTAATGACTTCGCGTGGGTTTTGGAATGGGGGGCGTTAGCTGATTTACTTGGACAGGAAGCGGAATCGACTGACAGAGAACGCGCTGAATATGCAATGCGTAGATACCAAGATGGACTACAGTTGATGTTGAAGAGTCCGTGGATTGAGTTGGGAAAAGTAAACGGGCAGGCGGTGAGTATCGACTCGATTGTCGATTTAGATAGATTTGACCCAAATTGGGATTCAAATCCGACGAGCTTCGGTCCAGTTATAGTTGCGGGCGGGATGGATTGGATTGCTTCTCCTGTAAATTCAGGAACAGGTTGTACGGTTTTAGGAAACGCCCCTATTCTCGATAGCACAAACACGTATCTACAGGTTTCTAGGAGCGATTGGGATACTGTACTTTTTCTCGCACAGAGCAGGGCTTGTTTTAAGATGGGCGGTGGAGAGTGGAAACAGGCATTGGAACTTGAGAAGGAAGCGATACAGGCATGTGCGGCGGAGAACTCCAGGATTCGTTCTATGGGGGCGTTTTCTGATATTCTTATTCAGAGAGGACAAGTTCAGGAACGCGAGATGAATAGGTTCAATAAGAAGGGAGACAAGGGTTGATAGTTGAAATAAATAATGTTGGATGTTCTAAGTGGTCTGTAAGCGGTATACATCCACAGTGCCCAGATGGAAGCTGGACGCGTGGTACATACAAAGACATTCCCGCTGTAGTAGACCTTCTAAAACGACTTTCAATATCTATACCAGATGGGGTCATAGATCGTCTTCGTGATCACGGGATTGTTAGATTTGAAGTAAAGTAGTAAGAGGGGGGGGATAAGGGATGAGCGATACTGATGTACTGCAAAGAATAGAAAAGTGTAAAGAGTTTTTGCAAGACTGGTGGGATGATGTTAGGTATGAAGATGGAGCGGTAAGAATCAGGCATAAAGATTTTGAGAATGGAGAGTGGGAGATAAAATACGCTGGCGTTTTATATGGCCGTCCAGGAGATAATTGCTCTTGCCATACCTTTGTAAAATTGAGTCAAAAAAACGACGAAATTTTAGATTGGGAGTACGCAGTACAGGAAACGAGAAACTATCTCTTCTATATTCGTGAATTTATGAATGAGAAGAGTCTACTCGAAGAAGTTCTGCGCGATAGGAAGAGTAAAGGGATAAAGGAAATACACGACTGTACTCCTATCGGAAGGCTGCTGCGGAGACAGGACTCAATTATTTATAGTCAGGAAAGAGTTCTAAAAAAGAAAGCCACAAGAGAAGAACTAAAGAAGGTATTTGGACGAGACATAGAGGGATAAATGATGACAGAGACAATCGAATACGACCCCATAACAGGGGAAGAATTATTGATGGGGTGCCTCATGCTTGGTCCGGTTGGCGAAGATCATCTATGCGTCCCCGGAGCAGGTTGTCCGGGATGTGATCAGGAGCGTAGGATTAGTGCAAGCGTCAAAAGGAGAGAGGATGAATCGTAGAGGATTTTTCAAGTTTCTTGGCATCGGAGCTGCGGCAGCGGTAGTTGCACCGAAAATGTTGGCAGATATATGTAAATCAGAACCGCAATACAAATTCGTGCAAGTTCCGGGAATGATTGACAAATCTCTTCTTGATATTGTTACAGAGGCACAACCACTGAAGGAAAAACAAACTGAGATGATGAGAGGGACTCCAACAAGCAGAGAACCATATCGTCCGAAGCCATCCGTTTGCTATTACATCGCAGACAGCCCAACTAGCGGACTTGTGAAGTCGTATATCTGGAAAAGGTAACTCAGCCTAATATTGTTAGTTAAGGGAGAGGGTTGTAATGCCAAGGAAATTGGGGAGAGGGTTGATAAAGCGCGATCCTGTGTGCCATGCCATATGGCCAGCGTTGGTTAAGAATAACGGCCAAATATGGGATATGATTATGGCATGGGCAAGAGAAGAGATGCCATTTCCTAAAATGAAATCTATGATAGAAGACAAGATAATGACTATTGAACTTCTACTTTCTGACGCTCAAGAGAAATACAGAAAACAGACTACAGGAGAGGGAAATGAGTGAGAAGCAGATAACGGCGCGTCTTGGAATGACTCCAGTGTGTACTGGTTGCGGGAAAAGAATGACTTGGCTGGAAAACCATAAAGAAACTTTCATTCGATGCGAAACTGTAGGATGCTCACAATACTTCGTAGAATGTGAGTTTCCTACGTTCATTCTCAAGAAGAGAGAAAAGCAAGCAGACACTGGGAAAAATGATTTCTTTGCGGCGATTCGCGCTGTGACTGGGGATTCACCTAAAGAGTAAATCTGTTGTAAACTAGAACCATCCTCGCAAGGAACCGGGAGCCTTTCACTCACAGATCATCAAATAGAGATTGCTGCTGGGTGTTAGGCTCTTTCTTTTTCTTTCGACCTTTCATGATCTCAATTATTCGAGCGCGTTCTTCTGAGTTACTTCCATTTGATTTCCATGTGTTTGCTCCGAAGGAGATAACCCACACGTTTCCAGATACGTATCCTAGTTCTGGGACGATACGATCTACACTTGGCCAGCATCTCCTGTCAGGCCCAGCATTGTAGTCAATTCTTATTTGTTTGAATATTGGACAAAACTCTGGTAATTTTCCAGTACGAGGATCATGTAAATCAGATTCTTTCATGTCAAACGGTACACCCTTTTTCTTTGCACGTCTTCTACACTCGCCAACTATTTTTTGTTCCCAATGCTTGCGCCTATAAGCATTCTTCATGTGGTTATAATATTCAGGCTTCTTGTTGATTGCTGCCCTCTTACTTTCTTTGATTTCCTCTTTATGAGAAGCGTAATAGATTTGTTTTGTTTTTTTGGCCTGCTCTGGATGATCATTGCGCCACTGATTACTCTTTGCTTTTGAAACCTCCTTATTCTTTTGATACCATTTTCGAGAATTTTCCTTTCTCTTATCTTTGGTTCTTTCAGAGGATAATTTTTGCTTAACGCTGATGCATGTTTTGCAGACATTATTGTGTCCGTCATCGTTACTGCTGCACTTGTGGAAAATAGACAGTGGTTGCATCAACCCACTGTGAGCACAATTTTCGTATGAACATATTTTAGATTCTGGTAGCACCATAGTTTTACGTGCCTCTGCTTTTCTATCTCTTAATCCTTTCTGATATAGGCTAGTGCATTTTTTGCACCAAGATGAACGGCCACTTGGAATCCGCTCATCTCTAGCGAAATCATCTAACGGCTTGCGGTCTCCGCATTTTGAGCAGACTTTTTCGGATGGGAGATAGTCTTCGTGATATGATTTACGGGATGGGGGTGTCATGCAGGACTCTCCTCCTGTGTGGTTAGAAATAGCCGGGGGTGCAACCTCGACACTTCCATTATAGAATAAAGACAGATATTTCTCAACTTCCGGGAGAGTTGGGGAGTGGAATGGTGAATTATGGCTCTCGGACCATTTGACTTCAAAGGCTTCTCGCTTGTAGACCCGATAAATCGCCTGAGAGCAGGCATGTGCTCGATTAGCGTCAACGTCCGCGCATATTTCAAGGGAGGCGTGACGTTTCGCAATCTGCTTACGGGAGCACTTTACACTCTAGGAGCATCGGTCCACACGATTCGCAGATTGAACGACTCGACAAATCCGTCTGCTCTTCCTTCCGGTTTCTCTATAATAAATGGCTCATCCACAGTAATATCCCTTTGGAATTCGACCATAGGAGTAAAGAACGTTGCGACTGGGACGAGTGGGAATCCAGTATCTATAGTACCTTTTCGGCCAAATGCTTCTGTCCAGGTTTGGGGATATATTGCCGATTCTGCTCCTCAAGGAAATGTTACGTTAGCAACCCAATATTTAATCAGTGGCAATCCGGTTAACTTTGTTTCTAATGGGATGATGAAGGTTTCGTATAACGAAGGTTATACAGGGACTCCAACGCCTAGCGCGGTGTGCTGGAAAATGGGACTGAAGGAACCCCAGTTAGCCCCAGTAGTCTCCACATCTAATTCATCTATATCTTTTGGCGGAGTTGGTAGCCTACTTGCAACCGCGATCCCGTGGACGAACTACAATAGTGCAAACTCTGGATTTAACTACGGAGAGACCGAAGGTTTTCCGAACGTCATCCCGCCCATCGACGGTACGGCTCCGTTCGTAATTAACTGCCAGAATGCGACATTTATAACGATTACTGCTTTGGCTAATGATGGTACTGTTGTGGTAAACGGTACGACTAACCCTACATTAACTGCGCAGTCATCGACGCGAGTAGGAGCGGGTTCTCCCGGCTATCCGGGACAGTTTATCCAGATCGCAGGGAGTGGCGGTACTCCTACTACAGCTTCTTATGTTGTAGGGGCTTTCACAGATGCTTCTGGAAATGTTATCCCTGCCGGTGTAGCTCCGTTATTTGTTTCTAATATCGTAGATGTTGGATTGGCGTTTAGTTCGAGCGCGAATATCACTGTTCCTTTCGGGGCTGTAGCTTTTCAGGTTGGTTTGAACTCAGTGGGTAATACATTCACTCAGGGATCGCCTCCAAACTCTGGCCTGATTACCTTTGAAGGTTCTGTAACTACCAACGCTCTTCCTTCTTATGTGGCGACTTTAGGGACCATGAACCTCTACTACTGGGGAGATAGTCCGCAATCTGGACCAGTTTCCGGGTATATCTGGAAGAATCCTGATGATCCTAGTGGATCAGGACCGACAAGGAGTATCTCAAATGCGGTAGGAACGACAACAGGAAACTCTTTTATTTTCGATGCTACTTTTTCTGCTGGACTTCCTGGATTGCCGGGTGTTGGATCACCATCTCTTCCTATGGAGTGGACGGTTTTAACTCCAGAGAGTGTGGCATCTGGAAGCAATGCTGTGTTTGCTGCGCCAATTACGGTACCTGCGCCTCAGAATACAAATAATACTCAGTTTGCTAACTTCAACTTTTGTTTGCAAGGTAATCTTTATTTTCCCTCTGGAGGTCATTATACTTTTGTTCTGACCAATCACGATGATTGCATTTGGGGAATTGGTGGAGGAGTCACTTTAGTCTCTGTTTCAACATCGGGAAGCGGAGAACCAGGAACTTCTTCTATATCTGGATTTGGACAGACGATTACGGTAGTAGGAGGATATCCACTTCTACCCAGACAAAACTACAACAATGGTAGTGGAGGTAACTATGCTCAGACAACAGTTGTAGTGAACGTTCCTGCGGCTGGAATATATCCCATTGAAATTGATTACGACTACTGGTATCACTCAGGACGTATATTGCTTCTGGATGGCTCTGCGACGGCAGGTGGGAGTGCGACGATAATTCCTCCATTGCCAGCGAACGTGAGACAGGATGTTCAGTACAGGTATGTCTATAGAAGCTCGGCTACAGGAGCGGTTTCTAATCCCTCTCCAGAGTCTACGGCTGAAGCTGTGCCTGTAACGGCTAATACGGTAACATCTCTGTGGTCTCCAGACCCTCAAGTGGATGTTGTTGACTACTACCGTCTGGACTCGACTACAACAAACTTTACCTATGTAGCTACGGGTCCGAACGACGATCTTGGAACCGTACCGGGAACGAATACTCCCATCTCTGATTCACTTCTTGATACCGAGCTAGGGGATCAACTACTTCAGTTTGATAACTTTGAGCCTTTCCCCTCTATTGATCTTCCTCAGAAAGGAATATGCAGCATATCTGGAGGAGTAATTACTTGGGTTTCTGGAGGAGCGATAGGCGGATCGTCTACTGGATTTAATATAAGATGGCTTGCAGGAACAACTATCTTAATTGGCTCCCCTACGTCATTGGCTTATGTGTTTATTGCGCGGCCAACTTCAGGTACAAGTGTAACTATTCCGGGAGTTCCGAACGCAACGAATGTAGCGTATGAAATCCCAGAGCCTATCCTAGCTGCTCAACCTCTACCGTACATGTGGGGGCCAACAGACAACATTAACTATGCGTATGCAGTAGGAGACCCGCTAAGGCCGGGGACACTGTACTGGTGTCAAGGATCAAACTTGGACTCGGCTCCTGATACAAACGCTCAAGATGTTACAGACCCAGGAGAGCCTCTCGTGAACGGGGCAATCGCTGGGGGGCTAGGAGTGCTGTTCTCAATCAAGCGTGGATGGCTCATACTCCCTAACTTTTCAAACTCTACGGCAACGGCGGAAGGTACTACTGGATCACAGTGGACTCTACAGGAAAGCTCTATCACTAGAGGTCTATACATGCCTCGGTGCGTGTGTGTTTCTGGTGGAGGGTTAATATTTTTCAGAGTTAGTGACGGAATTCACGTATCTTCTTACGGCTCTGCTTCGCAGTCTATTACCGATGATTCTTTGTATCCTATCTTCCCGCATGAATCATCTGATTCTGGGACAAGCGTTCCACAGCCTGTGACACGCGAGGGGATAACTATCTATCCCCCAGATGACTCACAACCTCAATCCCAAAGATTTTCGATAGTTAATCAGTTCCTATATTATGACTACATAGGGTTAGGAGATGGAAACCCTCACACGCTCGTCTTTGACATGAATAATCATGCTTGGATTTGGGATTTATATACTCCAGGAGCGACTATACATGCTGCGAATGAAGGGCAAAGCCAGCAAGGAGTTTTAGTAGGATGCAGCGATGGAACTGTAAGACAATTGTCTAGTTCCGGGCCAGAAACTATAACCGGAACAGTAATGAGCGCGGCCATAGGAGATAAAGGATATTGTCATACTGGACAGATGGTAGTGGAATACTCGTCAACTTCTACGGTTACACTAAACATGTATCCTGCTGATGAAGGGAATAACAGTTATGGCCCTCCCACGATCACACTTCCATCTACATCTGGGCAGTTGACGAAGTATTTCTTTAGGCCAGGGCCGAATAAGTATAAATTGGCATGGTTCCAATTTTCTAGTTCTGTTCCATTTGTTCTCAACTTCCAAGGCTGCATCGCCTACCAAAGAGCGTGGGGTTCGGTTGGGGATTATGTCCCAGTTCCTATTTTTGGTAGCACGGGAGGGGAAGGATGATAAGCAATCCAGGTAATCCGGGAAAAATAACGAGCAAAAGATGCACACGATGCGGAGTAGTGCAGACTCAAGTTCCGAGTAACGGTCTATGTACGTCCTGTACAAAATGGGCGGCTAAAAAGAAATGAGTACAACGCAAAATCGTTTTCCATTCGAGCCGCATATTTCCGATATGCCGCCTCAGCATCAGTATGTGATTAAGAACCTATGGAACGCCATATTCGATGCACAAAATGCGATACCTATCTTAAAGTCACAGATAGACGCGAATACATCATCTATCGCAACTACGAATGAGACAATAAATAACTCGACAGTCAGTGAAACGATAATTCAAACATCTAATACGATAGGATTTGTAAATAACCAGACAGGAGTTACAACATATTCCACACAGCCATCAGATAATGGATCATTTATTATCTTAAGCGATGCTTCTCCGATTGCAGTTACTCTATCTGGTTTAGGAGATGGTTCTGGGATAACACTTCCGTTCTTTACTTCATTTCTAAATATAGGAACTGGAACAGCTACACTAACTCCAACTAGCGGAACAATAAACGGAAACGCATCATTTACTCTTCCGGGGAATAACGCTGTAACAGTTTCCTATGATGGGACAAATTACTTCGTAGAGCCTATGTCTGCGGAGCCTAAGAATACTCCAGCGATACTACATGAATGGATAAATTCATATAATAGTACGACGGGAGCTTTTACCCAGACTCAGCCTGCATTTACAGATATTTCAGGTATTGCAACTCCTGCGCAGTTACCACTAGCAACTTCTACCACTTTTGGAATAGTTGAGCCTGATAATACGACTATAACTGTTTCCGCTGGCGTAATCAGCACAGCTGGGGGAGTGGTCCCGAATTTTGCAGACAGCGAGACTCCAGGGGGGACGATAAACGGATCGAATGTTACGTTTACTCTCGCCCATTCTCCTAATCCTGCTTTGAGTTTGCAGTTAAATCTTTCAGGATTGACACAGGCACAGGGGGTTGGGTTAGACTATACATTATCCGGGAGCACAATTACGTTCGCTACCGCCCCCTCAATGGGGCCTTTACGGGCTTGGTACAGGTACTAAGTTGTAAGGAGGATAAATGGCATCAACAAAGATCGATCTCGCCACACAGTCACAGGGTACGTTACCTTCCGGTAATCTCCCAGCCCCAACAGCTTCTACGATTGGCGGAATTCAGTCAACGGTAGGCGCTTCTAACCAATGGATAAGCAGCATTACAACTGCTGGCGCTCCCGTTTTGACACAACCATCGTTCACGAATCTCTCAGGGAGCCTTGGGTCTACACAGATGCCTGCTCTGACAGGAGATGTGACTACGAGCGCCGGGACCGTTGCGACCACGGTAAAGCAGATCAACGGAGTAGCTCTATCTGGACTTTCAACAGGGTTATTGAAAAACACGACGACTACGGGAGTGCCTACAATCGCAGTTGCCGGAACGGATTATCTTACTCCGAGTGGATCGTCAGCGGCTTTATCTCAGGCGACTACATCGGCCTTTGGAGTAGTAAAGCCAGATGGAACAACGATTACAATTTCTGCTGGAGTAATTAGTTCTACGGGCAGTTCTCCAAATTTCTCAGACAATGAAGTTCCAAGCGGAACTCCGAATGGAGTGTTGACTACTTTTACCTTAGCGCATACTCCTGTAAATACGTCTTTAAGTCTCTACTTGAATGGAGTTTTGCAACAGGCAGGGGCTGGTAACGACTATACAATCTCAACAGCAACAATCACAATGCTAACTGCACCATTGACGGGGGACAAACTACTTGCGAATTATAGGTACTAAACCGATAAGTATTTCGTTATGTTTAATAGCCTGTTTGTTGATGATGGCCTCGGCTACGACAATTAATTTGTCTACACAGGCGAGAGGCATACTTCCTGCTGCATCTGAGCCAGCGCATACTGGAGACGTGACGAACACGGCGGGAAGCCTCGCCATGACCGCTAAAGGGTTAAATGGGACATTGCTTTCTGGTTTAGCGACAGGGATTCTTAAAAACACGACCTCGACAGGCGTACCAACCATTGCAGTAGCAGGGACTGACTATGCTGGAATAGGAACGGCAAACTCTTTTACTGTGTTGCAGACCATGCAAAAGGGGTTTGCGGAAACTGTTACAGGATCGGCTGCATTGGCTACAGGAGGTACAATTGCGATTGCTGGACCTGTTACTACAGTAACGCCAACGGCGGCTGTAACAGGGGTTATTTTGACCTCCGGGACCACTGCAGGGCAAGTGCAGATGGTGCTCAATACATCAGCTTTCTCGGTGACGTTCGCTGCGGTAGCCACAAGCCATGTCGCCGATGGAACGAGTGACGTGATCGCAGCGACTACAGCTAGAGAGTTTATATGGAATGGGACTTCATGGTACCGAAAAGGTTAGAAAGTAATTGCTTTCTACTGGCTTTGCCGCTACAATGAGGGAATTGATAGGCCGTCCGGGAGCGCGTCCTATTTATTTCAATATGACTTAATAAGTCGTTAGGAATGAATGACATGGGCTTCTTCTCGTCCCTCTTTGGCGGCCAAAACGAAAATTTGAATACAGACATCGGTGCCACGGGTCAGATTGCTGGCTGGGCTACAGGTCAAGGGCAATCTGACATTGGCAACGCGAGTAAGTTCTGGAACAGCATTTTGTCTGGAGATTCGAGTAAGGTTTCTCAGGCTTTGTCGCCAGAGATAGGGGCTGCGAAAAAATCGGCTCAGGAGCAAACCAAGGCCAACTCAATCTTCGGAACTCGTTCAGGTGGAACTGCGGCCAGCAATGCAGCGACTAACGATAAAGTCCATAGTGATATTACAAGCCTAATAGGAAGTTTGACCAATTCTTCCGCTAGTAATCTTGGAAGCATTGGATCGAGCCTTTTAGGAACGGGTTTGTCTGCCTATGGACAAAATGCGCAATTATCTCAGGAGCGCATGGCGAACTGGGCTAATTCGATTTTAGGGAAAGGCATCACAGGGGCGGTTCAGGCAGGAGAATCATTTGCAACTGGTGGTTTGAGTGGATTGGCTTCTGGAGGTTTACCTGGGCAGAGTGCTGGTCAAGCATTTATGAGTGGCGGGGCTTCTGGATTATCAGGCGGATCACCTTTCTTTGGAGGATAATGGAATGGCTAATAGCTATACTGAAGGTGTAATAGCTGAAAAATTAGCTGCGTCCAATGAAGAGCGCCAAAACAAAGCTCAGATGTACGCAACCCAATTGGATAATCTCCAAAAGAAGATTCCTACGCTCGAAAAGGGAAGCCAAGAATACAATGATGCTGTAAACGAGATGCAGAATACTCTTCACGGAGTAAGAGAACTATACCATCCAGAAAAAAGTCCAGGTTTTATCGCATCTCATGGGCATTTGATAACAGATGCTTTGGGTATTACGAAGCCTCAAGATAGGATTCAAAAGCAAAGGTTCAAGCAAGCCCAAGGCAATGCGCAAGACATGAAGGCGGCAGAGGGGTTAATTGCGGCGGCTCCGATTTCACCAGAGCAGGATGCGTCTAATAAATATAATGCACAAGTAAACGCGCAACTCGCTGCGATTAATAAGTCTGGTATGTCGGAAGATAACAAGGAGCGGGCTAGGGAGGCTATTTTTAAGATTTACCAGAAACAAAATAACAAGGTCTATAAGGCTCCAGATGGGACTATATACGCTGCCGACATTAACGATCCAGATTCTTTTATTCCGGGGTCTATCCCGTATTCCAATCCGACTGTAGGAAGCGAAGAGCTTGCGGAATATAACGCAGCTAAAGCTGAGGGATACAAGGGAACTATCATGCAATTCAAGGCAGATTCGGTGAAGAGTAAAGCTGCTCAAGCGGAATGGACTCGTGCCCATTACGGAGGTAGAGATTTAGATCAACTATCTCCAGAAGAAGCAGATCAGGCGATTGAAAAATATAAACAAGAGAGCACCCCAGACACGACAAGCTCATCTGGAAATCTAGTTTTTGACCAGAACAATCAAGCTCACGTTTATACTAAGACAACAACGAGCCATAAGAGTTTTCCGGGAGAAAAAGGTTCTCCTGCGACTCCGCCTTCTCCAACAGCGCCAAGTTCAGCGCCATCATCAGGAACTGCGTCTAGTACAACACCACCGCCGAAAACTCCTGCGGAATTAAAGAAGGCTGCTGAGAAGTTAAATTCGCATATATCTTCGCCTCCAAAAGGAACCAAATCTCCTATTGGGCCTGCTTTGGACTTTACGAAAGCAAATCCTGCTCTGAACAAGGCAACTGGAGAGCTAGGAGAAGCTGTAGCACTCTCTAGCCTTGCAGATCAAGTAGCGTTAAAGCCAAACGATGCTATCAATCAGAAACGCCTTGCGGTTTCATTGGAAAAGATGAGCGCCGGAAGATTCACTACACAGGCTTTGGATTATGTAATCAAATCTGGATGGGGAAATACACTTGAGCAATGGGCTAACAATCCGTCCACAGGAGCTTTGCCTGCTGATGTTGTGAGACAGTTAGTAGATGGTGCGCACCAGAACATGAAGTCGAAGCAGGATGAGGTCAATTTCCTCAAGAACCAGAATAGTGGTACAGGAGGACAGACACCTGCTGGCGGTGGAACAAAATACAAGACAACGGCTACCAATCCACAAACAAAGCACAAGATCGGTACGAATGACGATCCTAAATCTCCTACCGCAAAATGGTTTGATCTTCAGACGGGGAATCCAATCTAATGGCAGTTCCAAAGGGATACACAATTGACGCAGCATCGTCTCTTCCACAGGGATATGTCTTAGACTCGCCAGATTCGTCTGCCCCTTCCACTCCTGACTTCACTACCAAGCTAAAAGGTAAGGAGAATGAAGGACTGTACGCGATGGAGGACGCGAATGGAAAGCAGATTCCTGTTCCGTTCAGTCGCGTAGACGAGGCTGGAAAAGCAGGTTATAAGTTCTCAAATAAGATCACTATTCCAAACGCAAAAGGGCGCGAAGATTACGCTAAGGATCGTTTTGCAACACTTCAACCTGCCGCTGATGCAGAAAAAGGAGCAGACCCGCTAGGACTTTTGGAAGGTAGATTATTTAAGGGCGGTAAGGTAGTAAAGCAGACTCCTATACCAGAAGAGGTGGAAGCGACTCCGGGACTATGGAGCAAGGCAAGAGAGGCGTTTGCGAAGGCCGCTGTGCCTACTGGGGCGAATCGTCCAACTTCTCATCTTAATACAAAAAATATAGGAGAGGCAGCGTGGAACTTTGGCGCAAATTCAGTAGACACAGTTCTAAATGCAGGCGGATCATTCGCAAATACATTATTCGGTACTGCTGACATGATACCTCAAGTTGTTGGAGCATCTAAAGATTTACTTTCTCACGACACTAGAACAGCGGTTAAGGGAATGGCTAGTCTAGTTCAAATGATGCCTGCTTCTATGGTCCCTAACTATGTTATGCATCTAAAAGAGCTTTCTGATAAGAACCCTAGTTATGCGGTATCAGATTTGGCTGGAACAGCATTAGGAATGGTTGCTGCTGGAAAAGCTACGGAAGGTGCGGTAAAGGCAGTCTCTGATCCTGTAGGTACTTTCAACGCGGTTAAGGGAGCGCCTCGCAAATTAGTAAACACAGTGACAAATACAAGTCCAGAGACGATAAAAGAAGTAGGAAAGGATGCTCTCGGTAAAGCTATTGAACATAAGGAATCTACTCTAAAGGAGCTAGGTAAGCGTTCCGATGCACACGATGCGGAAGTTAAGAAGGTAAACGAACATAATGATACTGTGAGAGAAAAACACAAGCTGGACTCAGAAAAAATACAGAGAGAAAGAGACGCTGCTGAACATGCATTAGAATTGCGCCGTGCAGAGGAAGCGAAATTAAAGCAGCAGACCGAAGACTATTACGCAAAAAATGACGCTACTAAAGCTAAGGTAAAAGCCTCTGCTGATGCAAAGTGGCAACCTGTTCATCAGGCATTGGATGCGAAAACCATAGATGGTGGATTCATAGAACAGCCTCTAGAGAAAATAAGAAAAGTTTCTCCAGAGGTTCAGAGAGAGATAAATCAACTTATCCCCGATCCTTCTGATGCCGAGCAAGGGTCTCCGTATGTGCAAAAGAGGAATGAAATCCTTAAGGCAATGGGGCACAAAGAACCGCAAGCTGCCTACGATAGCATGGATGATTTTGGTAAAGCAAATGTGGATAGGGCTGTAGCGGCAGAGGGGTTAACTCCAGACCCGATAGACCTAGACCCAAAATCTGGAGTTGACATACCATTCGACAAAATCCATCGCGCTCAATCTATTATCGCAAGAAATATAAGAAATGGAAGATATGGACATGATGGACCTTTGTTAGGCGAAATGCAGCAATTGCAAAAAACTTTATACAATGCTGAATCTAAGATTGCAGCAGATAATGGACTGTCTTCTGATTTAGATGATGCTCGTCAAGCAACACGCGAGTACAAAGAAGCATTTGGTATAGAGAAGAATAAGCCACTTAGCAATGACGAAGAAATGGAACAGAGAGCTAATCCTGAACAGTTTAAGGAGAAGCAAGAACAGAAACAAGTAGACGCTGCAAATAAACACGATCCTACGCTTGCCGAAGACTATGAAAAAGTTAAAGCACAGAGGGAGAAAGTAAAGAAGCACCTTGATACAGAGGACCAACTCCGAAAATCTCTGAAACAGCCGATTCCCCCTCCTAGTTTGGATCATCCGATAGATGCTTATCGTCTAAAACCAGACCCTGAACCTTTTACGGGTAAGCCACAAGAAAGAGATAATCCTAATGCGCCGAGAGAAAACGATCCACAGGGAAAGACCCTATGGACAGAGGATGCGTTAAAGGACAAGAATCCTCCTATTGATTATTCGCAGACGATAGATAAGAACATTGACGAGGTTAGAAACGAACTAAAGAAAACAGGATTACGACGCGCCCTCTATGCAACTCTTAGTGGATTAGCATTTGCTGGTCTAGAGGCGTTTAAGGGGAGTGGAGGGTTTCTTCCATCCGCAATTATAGACGGATTCGCCGCTGGAGGACTTGTTCTTGGCGGTACTCAAATGATTGCATCTATACTTGAGAAGCCAGGAGTAAGAGAATGGATTACCAAGGTTACTCCTCAAGTTGTAGAAGAATTCAACAAACTTCCCGCAGAACAAAAAGCCCTCTTTACTGAGGATATGCAAAAACTGGCTGATGCGGCAAAGAGTAAAGGCGTATCTGTATCCCCTGCGCTCACAAGGTTTTTGAATAAGCCAGCGGTAAAGACTGCAACTCGTATCGTAGGGGGAGCCGCTGGATTTACAGGAGCAAACAAGCCAAGTCCAGAGGAATTGAAGAAAAAGGCAGACGAACTATACGAAAAAATATACGGTACGAAACCAGAGCCATTCAAGCCTGATGATTCGACTGGACCACAATCGAGTGCTAAACCGAATCCACAGCAACTAATGAAACAAGCTGAGGAACTGCAATCTAGTTTCGCTAATGCAGGATTAGCGCCAATGGATACGTCTAGCCAGTCGAGGCCAATACATACTCACGTCTACGATGAAGCAACTGGAAAGATAGTGCCTGTTTAGACCTATGCCCGATCCAAAACAAAAACTCGTAAAGGTGAAAGAGAAAGTGATAGCTTTCCCATCCACGATGGAAGACGATCACATTGCTGCGGCTATTAAGACGCACAGAGAATCTATTCCTTATCCAGAAACCACCGAAGGACCAGAAGTTATAATTCCTCCAGAACTAACCCGCGTACAAAGGGAAATAGGAGTAGAGTATTCACCTGCGAGACCGCATAACAACGCCATCGCAACGGTAGGAGAGCATGAACCGCACGTTATTGAGATCAACGATCCTAAGCGGTTTGCGCAAGGGCCGAAGCAGACTTCAAGCCACGAAATAACACATCTTCTTTTGAATAATCTTGCGGGTAAGGTAAACAAAGCGATCCCTCCCGACAATCCAAAAGACCCATACAACATTTCAAACGTAGATGAAAAGAGGAAGAAAGGTCTAAAACTCTGGCAACTGCCGCAGGAACAAGCGGCGACGATTATCCAGACATGGGTTGCCGATCCATCGCAGAGACAAAGGCTGCAACCGTGGATCAATGATTTGAATTCTGCGCCGTTAACAATTATGATGCCAACTAGACCAGAGGATACTATTCTGAATAGGACTGTGCGGCCAATAGAACCGCCTTTAGAGGCATGGGAGCCTAGACCAAGACAGAAGTTAACTCCTCAGCAGTTACGAGCACAGGCTGAAGCATTGCAGAGGAAGTTTAAGCCATCGGGGATAACGAGATGAAATTATGTAGAGGAGAATCACCTAAAAAAATTGATGATTCCTTAGTTTATTTTGAATCTCACGTTTCTCCAGTATCACAGAATACATTCGAGAGATGCTTCTCAATAGATTCGGATGATGGAGAGCAGTTCACGTTCGGAGAAATATGCCTATCAGATTCTCCAATGTTTTTCGGAGGGAATGTGACGTTTACTCCAGAAAATGTAGCTGATATTGAAATAGAAACACTTGAACAAATAATTAACAGAATGAAATACCTTCAAAAGGAGAAAGATAAAAGGATAACTAAATGACTTTTGTAGACATAGGAGACGAGGATTTCATAGTTGCTGAATCTGTTGTTCGCGTAAAGAAGATAGACGATGGGAAATGCTCTCTTTGGCTTACTGGGCAATCGGCACTTGAGGGGTTTGTAGTCGAGAGAAACTCTAGAGAGTTAGTTGAAGAGATTTGCGCGGCATGTGCTGAGGACGATGAAGAAGTAGAAGACGAGGATGAATAGCCCACAATTATTGAAAGCATACGAACCATGCAACCGGGCCGGGATATGGTCACGTGACTGGGAACGGGCCAAGATAGATTTTCACGATCTTTTACAGGCGGGATTAAAAGCAGGACTCACCACTGACCGCCAAGACTACGGAGAGGCGGCAGGAGAAGAAATAATCGGTATAGCCTCTCGTAGAGAAGTAGTCTCAGATCAGCATAATGTTTACGATCAGTGCGTTCATCATGCGGCCATTTCAGATATAGTATCCTGCGCGATTAGAAAGCCCACAGACAAGCCTTGGACACTGCCTGATCCTATCGAACTACCTAACGGTGAGATATGGAGCAGCGGGGCTTTCCTAGCGCCTTCAGGAACGTCTCTAAGGCGTGTCGTACTAGCAACCTCATGGAACGATGACAGGCACTATGCAGAGGCTCGTAGCTGGTCTAGTTTAGGGGAGGTATGCGTTTACGGACTTCCAATGCAAGAGGCTGTTATTGTTCTTGGTCCGAATAGGGACGGAAGACGACATGGATATTGGAGCAGAGGACTACGACACCCAGTAAACAAAAAACTCAGATTTAGGAAGAAAACAGACAAAGAAACAGGATTTAAATCTAGCTGGACAACGATTTTCCGCGAGGATTATGACGAAATTTCAACGAAGGAATGGCTGGAAGCGATGTTCGAGGATGGAGTTTTACAAGACGTTTGTTTTTCGGTTGAGGTTCCGGTTCCCGAAGAGAAAGCAAGACAGAGGATAGTGGATTTAGCGGCTAAGAAATTGGATTTGATCTACTCGACTAAGATACTACCAGATCAGCAACTAAGCACCTGTGATTTTCCTTATCCATGCTCGTTCCGAGTCCCTTGCCATAGCGGTAACAATCCTAGTGGGAAGTATGGATTTGTTCCGGTAGGTCAGATAGGTTAATTACTGTATTCCTTTACCCAATAGCATTTCGCTATTGAATCCCACAACCTCGTTCCATGAAACTCAAATCTTCCTTCCGACGGAACCATTGATTTTTTACACGTCTTCTTCTCTGTCATCGATATTCTCCTTTTACATCACCGAATGGAAATGTCATATTTATCCTCTAAAATTGTCAGCCTATATCTCCCAGCGTGATAAGAACTCCCCATAATTTGTTGAGCCTCTCCCTCTGATATATCAAAGTAGTCTCCATTGCGAAAAATATTAAAAAACTTTTTCATCTTTCTAGGGAACCGCACTGGCTGTGACAAAAAAGGATATTTCTTAATATTTGGATACCACGAAAGAACTTTTCTCGCTTTCATAACAATCTCCTCATTTCGTCTTCAATTGGCTTCATATCCGTTCTATCGACATTGAACAGAAGTTTTCCATCTACAACAAGAGAAAAGAATTCACAAGTTTCATCGTATTCAAACTGGATAGTATGGTAATGCTCAGCCGGTAATGAACCATCTTTATGTCCCTCGCAATACGCGCATTGTACTTTTACTGGACCGAGTACATAATAACTCATATATACTCCTTTTCCTACTCAAACACTGGTACACCGTCAAACTTAAACCACCTATCAAATTCGTACATCTCTGCTTCCTTGATTGTACCGCCTATGATGTATTTGATGATCTGCTCAGGCGGCATGTTTTCAAGTTGGTACTTTGAAAACCTTTTGTAATAGCAGAACTTATCTGCTTGTCTGTAGCTCTTTCCAAGAGAGCGGTTGATCCTCATTCTGGTTTCAGATACGCGCTCACTTTCAAAGGATAGTGGCTCAAATCCTGCGTTTTTAGATTCGTAACCTTCGTAGATGCACTTTACAATTATATTATTGTCACCGTTATAGAAAACCCTTTCCTCTTCGATCAAGATATTCCATCCCGGCTTGTAGGAGATTCTGCTCAGAAGATCGTTTATCAGTTTCAGATCGATCATTGGGAACTCCTGCAAATAATTTGCGGTGCGCAAATAGTAAACTGAATAGAGCCTTATCTTCTTCCGTTGGAGGGGGAACGCGATGTACTGAGCCATCTTCCCATAGGTACAGCATCTACTTCTTCTCCTCTATCGGCGTATCTGGATACCGTCTCTTTGCTTCTTCGATTGGCAGTGAAAACATATACTCATAGACGCTTGGGAACCTCGGAGGGCACATAGGATCAAGAACCATGAATGATGGTTTTCTTGTCTCTAAGTTCATTGGAGCATAAGAACCATTCATTCCAAGTTCTATGTTATGCTTAAATCCATTAACATCGTCTGCACACATTTGCATCTTCCAGTAATCACCATCCTGTGGTTTTGCAGCATAGGGAGACAACATAAACACCGTCTCCTTACAGATTGGGCAGTGCATCGCAATAGTCCATCCTTGCTCTGGTGGAGTGATCGATGTAATATGGATAGATTCGCTCATTCTACAACCTCCGTATTGAACTCATTTTTAATCCTCATTGTCGGCTCCCATGTTCTCTGAGAGAACTCTATTACGTTATTCCAGTGAGCAATCTCTCGTTCTCTTACACTTGCATGTACTGTATAAGTTTGATCTCCATGTTTTTCTTGTCTTGTAGGTAATTCTGGATACGCCTCAAGAAGAGTCCTATTTTTAACAAAAAACTCAGAGCAGTAACCCTTGAATTCATTTGGTTTAGAGTCTGGTTTTAGTGAGGTTAAGATTCCAGATGCCCATTCAAAAAATCCTTTTATGGTAACGTCTAGCTGAATGGCGATCATAGTTTGTCGGATTCTTTCGTCGGCTTCTCGGTAGTTCTGCGCAGAAGACTCACTCCCAACTTCGGAGTAATCTATCTTGGCGATCTCAGGGTCGTTGGTTATATAATCGTCAATTGAGTATGGAGTTATTACGATCTTATTTCCTCTGCATGTTCTTTTAGCCCCGATGATGTTGTAGTAAGGATCAAGTGAATGGTCTCTCTCAAGTATTTGGAGTCTACCATCCAAGTACGCTGGTTCCGTGTGGACAGATAGGATGTCAGAGTTTGCTATACAGCACTCGATTTCGCCTGTAGGGTCTTCGTCTTGTAATAATTTGATAAGGTCTTTGGCCTTCATTATTTAATCTCCTTCCCGATAGAAAAATCATCCACACTCAACGTCACCCCATCCATCATTTTCTTCATCATTACCGTGTCCCAATGCGCTTGCTCAATATACTGCATCCTAGACAATAGATCAGCCTCTACCCGCTCTACAAATTCAACAAATAGTGAAGGCCAATCTTCGCCTGAGCCTCGAATGGAGTCTTCTATATGGTAGTAGTTGTTACCAAATTTCCATCGTAGGAACGCCTCTGCGCGTTGATAATTCTGACGGCGCTGATTTTCTTTTTGAGAGATACCAAGTATATTTTCAGGAGCATCATCCATCTTGTAGACCTTTCTGAATGTCATCGAATGACTTCACTCTTCCAGAGTCAATATCCTGCAATCCTGAAATAATTCCCTTTAACTCGAAAATCTCTTGGTCCTTGGCTGTCTCATGCGCATTCACAATGTCATCCATCCTAGCGCATCCCGGAAAACCATGAGCACACCTTGCAATATCTTCTGCTGGTAGACCACAGTAGACGCAATCACCTTGGCCTTTGGCTAGTAGACCACGAAGTTTGTCGTTTTCTGAGTTTAGATCATTAACTTCGATCATTAAGTTCACTTTTCCATCAGCCAAAACTCCAGTAACTGCTTCACTGAAATAATCCTTAATCCGTTCTGGGTCGTGATAGTAGAAATCTTCCTTAGATGGAGACACAGCAAAAGGGTTCCCACAAACATCAAAGGCGACGTAAAGCTGGTTTGGGTAATTCATTTCGCAAACCAGCTTTCAAGCAGTTCAGGACTAGGTGTATCAGGCAACCCACCACCATCGTCATCATCGTCGTCTAGGATAAATATTTGGCAAGCGCAGTAACACTTAGGCCGACTTCCTTTTGGAGGAAACTCTGCGACACATCTCCCTTTCCCGTTAACGTGCGCATGGCGGGCATGAGTGCATGTGCAGATTCCTGGTTTTAGAACTTCCTTTGGCTTAGGAATAATCCAGTAGACTATCCTTGCGATGATTGCGTCCCAGATATGCTTCATCTGTCCTCCAATTCAACAATCTTACATTATCCTGCGCCTCAATGCAAGAATTAAATCCCAGCGGTTTTTCTGCAAGCATCTTCTATTTCCGGCGAAATGACGTGATAATAGTTCTGTCGTACCAGTTCGAGCATGACAAACAGCTTCTCCTCTGGAATCCGGTACGATCCCTCACGCGAGGCTTTCTCAGCAGCCCATAGAGCGATTTGTTCGGCAGTATGAAAGAACATCATCTATTAAAAGGAGTAAGATACGTTTCGTTTCCCGGACTTCCGCCCCACTTGGAAGCATAATACGATCCATACAGTGGAAATGTTACTGAATTTTTTAACTTCCACACAGGGTCGCTGTTGATAGTTTGGCTACCGACATGATCTACGTGAAGTCCACTTTCAATTACTTCAAATCCAGCTAAGGTGGAACGGCGGTACTTGTCATTGTCGGTGAAATATTGCGGGAGAGCTACGTCCCACGGACCTGTAGCGATTTCCATTGCTGTCGAGTAAAAGGCAAAAGTGTCATAGTGAGAGAAGGCTACACCCCAGTTTCTATTCTCGTTCTTTAGCTGTTCAAGAAGATCAACAAATTTATCTGCGGTCTCATCTCCAGCAACCGCATCGTTATGAAGGAATCCCCACGCATAATTTCCTGAATTAATCGCCCTTTTTCTCAGCCAGTTGAATGACTGACTCGCGCTAAGAGGAACTGGAGGTCTGAGTATTTTTACCATCCAGTCATCAGGATTCAATCCTTCATCTGAGTTATCGATGATTACCGTGTTATCCCATATCGATTGGATGCTGCTGACTGCGTTTTTAAGTAAATCTTCCCGGTTGACAAACGGTATCCCTACTTCAAATGAATCGAACACTATACCCCCTCAGTTATTGAACTTCTAAGAATCTGTGGCGACATCCCCATAGAATGCTCAAAGTGCATTGCCGGAACAGGAGAAATCATCTTGATACCGAGTTTAGACTTTGACTCTTTCTCAAGCCAATCTCTCTGCACCACTAACTCTTCTGCGGATATGTGGTCTGTCCATACATGGCTCACATATTCTCCAGGAATGCCTTTATAGTAGTCGGCAGTCTCCGTGAAATCTACGTTGTTCATGTATAGGGCATCGCCAGTCTTAGCAGAAACAAACTTCCATACTCCACTGCCGACTTCTTCAGCATCATCCCAATAAGGGCTTCCGGGGTATGGAGTGATAACTGTCACGTCTAACTCATCGGGCTTAGTTTCCAGAAGCCATTCGTATGTTTCATTTATAGTATCGTAGCTTTCCCCTGCATGTCCGATAGACATAAGGGCTTTTACTTTCAATCCGTGAGAATGTGCGAGTTCCATACAGCGAGTATTGTCTGCGCGTGTCGCATTTTTGTGGATATTAACGAGGATACGTTCCGATCCAGACTCAAAACCTGTGAGAATCCAGCGAAATCCAGCATCATACATAACCTTAGCCTGCTCCTCGGTAAATAGCTCAGCTTTTACGAATCCTCGTAATTTCCATTCAACCCCAAGGCGGTCAGACTCCTGTCTTAGCTTGCGCATAAGATCGACCATGCTTTTGTTGATATTCAATTCATCGTCAAAGAAGTTGAAACCAGTATACCCATATGTCTTATGAAGATATAGAATCTCAGATATAACATTCTCTGGAGGTCTATTACGTATCCTACGCAGCATGGATGAGTTTCTCCCTGCACAGAAGAAACATGCCATTGGACAGCCAAGTTGTGAAATTAAATGAAGTGCCCTTGCGCCATCAATTGAGTAATGGTAAGTATCCAAGTCTACTAGATGACGTGCTGGCCAAGGAGAATCAGTGAACTTTTGCGATGTTTGCCACATAGGAGATTTAGGATCGTCAGCATCAATTACTCCACGAGAGAATGGAGATATAGCGGAAAATATCGCATCTTCTCCGTCACCGGCTACCACCACATCGAACTGCTTAAGCATTCTAAGAAACGGTTCATCTGCTCTATGTTTCTCTCTTTTATAAGCTGAGTGCAGCAAGGTTGGATGCGGACCTCCAAGTATAACTTTTCTTCCTGGAACTTCTCGAAGAACGTTAGTAACTCGGACAGCAGACGGAAATTGCGGAGTAGTAGACGTTATTCCAAAAACCTTCGCATCTCCTGAATAGTCGCGAACTGCCTCCTCAAAATTCTCTACTCCAGACAGATCGATATGATCTACTTGGTGGCCTTCTCTTTCGAGAACAGAGGCTATTTTAAGTATTCCGAGGGCACAGAAAACTCTTTCGTCTAATTCAAAAGGAGAAGGCGGCGAGATTAAACATACTCTCAATTTATACCTCTTCTGTAGTCCAGATAGTGGTCCCTTTTACAACGCGGAAATTAGGTACTAATTCATGGACCGCCCTAAGAAGACCGTCCCAATATGGGGGTATATAATCATGACCGCATAGAATACCACCAGTTTTCAGCATAGGAGTCCACGAAAGGATGTCATCTTTCACACCCTCATATGTGTGGTATCCGTCGATAAAGATCATGTCGAAAGTGTGACCTCTCATTTGCTTTGCTATCTCCGCAGATGGCCCTTCGCATATAACTATGTTGTCAATGTTTGTCGTATTTCGTTTGAACTCTTCAAGAAGCCATCCTTCTTCGTGCAGACTAAGTTCATCTCCTTGCTGCTCTGTTCCTTTCCATGTGTCTACCGCGTAGACAATACCCGGAGTATTGCAAGCAAGAGCGAGAGTGCTTCTACCCTTCCAGCTTCCTATTTCAACGATGGAACCGCTCTTACTTGCACATCTCGCAAGGTAGGATAATTCGTCCTCTGACATCCACCCGCATGTTGAGATTGCTCGTTCAATGTTCATTGTTAACTCTCCGATTGCTTTGATCTAGTTCGCCGTGTACCCGTAGACTAGGCTTAGTGCGCAAAGCTGTCCAGAGGATGGAGCAGAGCTAAGAGAAAATGATAAAACTCCGGTGTCGAAGTTGAATGTTATTGAAGTGAAGTCTATCTCTGAAGAAAACGTAGGCGGAGCACCGACTATAGAAGGAAACCCAATCCCGTCAATCTGAAGGAAGTGGAGAAGAGCGGTCGGTATTTGAACCGAAACAGAAGAACTTGTTCCGTCCGCTGTTAGGTCCACGTTAATGTGAGCATCGTCTACTGAAATGTTGTTATACTGAAAAGCCATTATTTCTCCTTATTCTCATTTTACATCACACTACAAGAGAGTCAACCATCCCTCTAAGCATAGCGCGAAAAGGGACAGAGGAGCATTTCCCTGAAAAGTGGAAGAACTGAGGATATGTATCGAACTTGGAATTCCACAGTTTTCCGTTCTTTAGGCGCAGTGATCCATCCTCTCTATCGCAGGAGACAGTATAGAAAAGTGACGTGTAAATATCGAGATTAAACCCATAGGAGCCACTTGCAATCTTGCGATTCAGATATGCTTGCTCCATTAAATCGAGATTTGGCATAGAAAGTTCATGATCTGTCCATTCAAAGAAATCACTAGGGGAACCGCACATCATTCCAGCATTGCAGTACCGCCACGGGCTACGGAGTGTACGCCTGAAATCCAGATTCTCTTCTGGCCAAAGGTTTCTCTCCGCGCTTACTAGGGGTCCAGCAGGTATATTTCGCAATAAATCCTCTTTTGTCCCGAAAAATAAAACATCCCATGCATCTGTGAAAATGATTTTTTGGTATTCAGAGAACTTTTCACACATTTTGGCGATATGTTCAAACTTCCATCTGGCTGTAATTGATACGATTCCATTCTCTAGAGATATTGGCTCTAAATGGAATTCAATTCCAGACGCCTCAAGTTGATCTTCGTATTCATCGATCATGTGACGACGTTCAGTTATCGCTGAAATCACGATTACATCTTTCATATAGCATCACTATTGATTTTGACTATTTCAAGATTAGCGCGATTATTGTTACTTGGATTTGAATCTTTATGCACAACCTGCTCATTAGGGGTTAGTGGTCTGCCCAGCATAGAGGTAGCGACCAAATCCTCCATATAAACCAATTTTCCTTCAATTACAGTCCATGTATGACCCGGACGCTCGTACTCCACTTGAGCTACGAAGTTCGCCATGCATTCATCGCAGACACCGCAATCGTTGTACTCATTCATTAACGAAATGATAGGCTGGAATCTATGGAATCTGCGTGGGCGCTTACGGATTACTTGCGGATAAGGGAGTCTTAGCATCATCTACCTCTCCTATCGAGAATTATATAGATCAACAACCCACCCCAGCAGGCAAAACACATGATCTCCCAGAACTCTTTGCTCATTTAGCAGCCTCCCGAAGATACTTCTCCCATGCAATCCAGTTTACATTCCAATCAATCCTATCAGGTAAGGAAGTCTCAGATCGAAGCCAAGGACGAGACAGCAATGAGTCCGCTCTGTTTGCCCAATCATTTGCATTATACACAGGACGTTTGCAAGAATAAGACCCTTCATATCTAAAGCCAATAGGATCGACTAGATACCATTTCGGAACAAAATCATTCGCCCCTGCGTAAGAGCCTGTTACCAGCGGAGTACCACAAGCCAAAGATTCTGCGAGAGGAAATCCGAAACCTTCCGCTCCCGGTCCTAAAGTAATGTCACACGCAGAGTAAGCCATCGCTAGGTTCTCGTCTGTAATCTGACCTAATGAAATAACCGTTCTGTCGATGAGACCGTAATCGATAAGGAGATTTGGTAGACTCCACGCTCTCTCAAGAGAATCTGTGTGAATCCATAGTCTGATCTTCCTATCGCGAGATAAAATTGCGCAGGTTTCAATCGCTAAGGTCCAGTCCTTTCTCTGCTGATTTGTAGCAACTGCGCCGATCAAAACCTCATCCTCTTCTAGAGGAGAAGTAACAACACCCGGAACGCCAAACATGGAGAGAATCGTTTGTGCTTTGGTATTTTCAAGAAAAAATAGCCTAGACGCTGACCTGTCACGCGGATAAAAAACTGACGTATCGATGCCGTGGGGGAGCCATGTCAAATGCCTTTTATTAGATTCGTCTTCTCCCAAAGTCCTGCGTATTACTCCTTCTCCAAAATCTCCATAGGCTAATATACGGTCAAACCCCGCAAGAGTTAAGCCTAGAGGAAAAGATAATCTGTCGTTAGGACCAGAAGCATCGATTGGAGAATATGTCCATCTTTCTATATTGGCAGTACGAAGCCATTCTTTTAGGCCGGGGAACTTTGCTAAGGACTCAGAGCCGATGCGGTCAGGTTGGGAAAACCAGCCAAGGCGGGAAGCATCCCAGATGAAAAGGACAATACACTTTTCATCCCCTGCGAAATCTTCTATAATCTCACGGATTGTTGGGATAACCCAGTCGGAAACGCCTTCTAAAAAGTACTGATGCCACGGGAACTTGGACGAACCAGCGGAGCCAAACCCTGCTGTTGCTATGCGGTAAACATCACTCAGATTTGTGTTGATTCTGACAGCTAGATCGCGGGCTACCCTTGCAAGACCTGTTGAGGCTGCGACGGCATCGGAGATAATTAACAGGTTTTTACGTTCTGTCATTTTATCCTTCAATCATTTCATCTGTAAAGACAAACAGAGTATCGTACTTTGGAGGTTCGGGTAATGTATCTGTTTTATAGTGCAGGCCGAGGATAGTCAATCTCTTTTGGGTTTCAGTGAGTTCTTCGAGAGCATCTACCTGCTTTTTACTTAGATAACGAAAACATACTTCCCATGCCTCTTCAAAAGTTGGGCAGAATTTGGTATACGCATCTTCTCGCTTGCACTGTTTCACGTATTGGTAGCCGCGCTTTACCCACACGTTATTGGCGGTAAACTTCTCAACCTCAACTTTTTCTATGATCCCAGAAGTGAGATGTGCTTCATACCAAATTTCCATCGTTCTCCCCACTGCTGACACGCTATAATAATTCGATCTGTATTGTCAAGTAAAAAACAAAGCAAAATAAAACTTGACAAGCATACTTGTATTTGATAGCGTGGCTCCATGAGATTTGCAGATATGAAGCCTTCCAAGCGAGTACTGGCGGCTACAAAAAAACCTAGCAAAACACGATTGCTTATCGACCTTAAGGGGATGAGAGAGAGCAAAGGGATTACTTTGCGGCAGGTGGAAAGAGAAATAAAGGTAAGCAATGCCACTCTTTGCCAGATTGAGCATGGATGCACCCCTAGCCTTGATTCAGCATTAAAGATTGCTGCGTTTGTGGAGATACCAGTGGAAAAAATTTGGGCGTTGAAGGCAACAAAGGAGTCTAAATGACTATAAGGCATGAAGGATTAAGCCGTCACAGACTCGCCAGCAACCCGCTTGAGAAAGCCTTCGCGGAAGCATGGGAAGAGCAGGCTCCGCGCACTCTTGGATACCTACTTTACGGGCAGGATTGTTTTACTCATACACAAGTGACCCAGCGCGAAGCGGAAGTTGCTGCAACGATTATTCAATGGCTAGGCTCTCCTGTTGGGTCATCGTTCGTTGCGGATGTATTGGAAAAACACACTAGAACTGAATTGGAAGCGCGGAAGCTAGAGAGAGGGAAGAAATGAGACAACAAGTAGAGGTAAAGACCTGCGACAAGTGCGGGATTGAGTACAACGATCATTTCCCGGACTCATTCTCTGTAGTAATCGGAGGATGTACGGACGCATCAGGAAATAACGCGACAGAATACCTTAGTTTTGAACTTTGTCCGAAATGCCGTTCATGGCTATTGGGTAAATTTCTGGAAGAGTGGAATCGGAAGCCAGGAGTCGAGGCGTTCTTTAAGCAACTGCTCCCAACAGCAAGAACTGAGGTGTGTTGATGACAAACACAATGAACGACGTATCTACGGCGGTATTCTTCACTGGGATAGTGTTATTCATTTACCTAATAATGGTAGGAGTTAGGATTCTGATCTACCGTGCAAAGCGCAAGAAGGCAGAGAGGTTTGAGCCTTACGCGGGGAAAACTTTAGGACTATAGGGAGAGATATGCGCTACTTCATGGATACAGAGTTCATCGAATCTGGGCCTCATAATCCTATCGAACTGATCAGCATCGGCATCGTAGCGGAAGATGGCAGGAGTATATATGCTGTCAGTTCAGAATTTAACCAGGACGACGCGAACGATTGGGTGAAGGAAAATGTTCTTACTCAATTAGGGACAGAAGTGCGCTGCTCTCTTGTTGAAATTGCGGAAGCGATCAAGGAATTCTGTAATCCTGTACTTTATGGTAAGCCAGAATTCTGGGGATATTATTCAGATTACGACTGGGTTGTTTTCTGTCAGATTTTTGGAAGAATGATCGATCTACCTGATGGATTCCCTATGTATTGCTTGGACCTGAAACAACTAGCTCTTTCGATAGGTAATCCTAAACTCCCTGTGCAAGGAAAGGGAGAGCATAATGCCGTGCGAGATGCAGAGTGGAACAAAGTGGCTTATTACTTTCTGATTGAGAGAGCAAAGGAGCGTCATAGTGCAAAGTCCTAAACCACAGGAATACTACATTTTAACCAAGTCACATGAGGCATTGTGGCCGCAGGGAGTGATACTATTTTGGGCTGAAAATCGCAATGGTTACTCCACATTTCTTGAGAAAGCTGGAAAGTACTCTGAAGAAGAGGCGACGGATATTTGCAGGATTCGAGGGGATTACGGACCTGTGGATTTCATGGTCCCCCGTGAATTGGTAGATGCACAAGCTGTGAGCGTGGTGGATATAGACAAGTTTGCGGAGTTGACTGTGAGGGAAAAAGGGAATGAAGAGGGCTAGTTTTTCGCAGAAAGTTTTGGATTATAAGAAAAGAAAGCGCACAGATATGATCGCATCTGTCGTATTCTTCACTTTTATCGGCGGTTTCCTACTTTCTTTTTCGGTAGGCGCTTACTATTCGTATCGCACATACAAACTAACTACTGCGCCTACATGGGCTGATTTTACCATCAATCCGAAGCAATCAGACACATCTAAGCAGTTATTTGAAACCGTAGGAGATAGAAATGAAGATGGAGTCCCAAGAACTGTAACTATAAATGGGCAATTATGGTCGATTGTATTGGTTGACATTTACGATGATGCAAAGAAATTCAAACCGGGAAAGGGATTTTCTGGTAAACAAGGGGAGACGTACTGCGAGAACAGAACAATTTCTTACATTCGTAACTATGACCATCAACAGTTTCGCGTCAATCTAATGCATGAGATATTTCACGCTGGGGCATGTTTGCATGGAGGAGATACTTGGTGGAACAGCGAAAATCCCACAGAGACAGATCACCCAGGAATCTACCATCTTGGCGAGTTTATGGCGAACTTCGCGCATGATAATCCGAAGTTTATGGAGTGGGAGGCAGAGTAGATGACACAGTGCGAACTTAGATTCGATTTACCAGAAGGTGAGCGCCTGAAGGAATCAGGAATGTCTCAGGCAGAGGATGCTTTCTGTCGCAGGAAAATGATTGCGGACGCTAGGAAAATAGCAATTGAGATAGCCGAACGAAAGGGAAGCGTAACGGCAGACGATGTGTTTGCTGAGATGGAGAAGAGAAATCTTAATCCTGAATTGTTAGGAAACGCAGCGGGTAGTTTGTTCAGAGGCAAAGAATTCGTATTCTTTGGGGATTGGAAAAAGTCAGCAAGGGTAACGAACCATGCTCGGATGAATAGGGTGTGGTATTTGGTGGATAATAATGAGTAAATTCTACAGTGTTCCGTATAGATGGATGCCTAAGACGTTCTTTAGGAATGTCAAGTCCATCGTTGAGGATTTGTTTTGGTACGTACCGAGGAATATGATCCGATGGGCACCCGTGATCTGGAGAGATGCGGATTTTGATTGGTCATTTCTCGCGGAGATCATGGAATATAAAATTTCTCGAATGGCGGAAGGATTCGAGAAGTACGGTCATCATATCGGGAGCGAAAAGAGTGCGCGTAGGATGAGGGTATGCTCTCACCTTCTGAGAAGGTTGATTAAGAACGAATATTTCAAAAACACTGACAAAGGGTTCCCGCGCTATAAGTATTCTGGCACGGAAGCAGGAAAACTGGCGAAACAGGATGAGGAGTTGTTGTTTACTATCATGCGCAAACACTGGAGAGGGTGGTGGGATTAGATATGAAACCAGATGATATTCGCAAAGCAAATGAGCTGTGCCAGAATGATGCTCATGATACTGAATCAATTGGATCGCAAGAGATGGGGATGCTGTCTTTGCAATGCTCCATGCTGACCGAGATAGCCGCTCAATTGGCTGAAGCAAATGAATACCTGAAGATGTACTCCAACCCGCCGTTAGTATTTGAGGGAACTAACATCAATCCTCCCGATTTTTCGGATTCACCTCAGCAGATTTTTTCTATGACAGAAGAGGTAAAGAAGAGACTGCGGGATGAGTTCGCTATGGCTGCTCTGGGTTCTATTATAAGTGGTCAAGTCAACCTTTCTATCAAATTAGGGGAGCCTATGACGAAAGACGAATATGAAAAGATAGCGCAAAGGGCATATAGAATAGCAGATCAAATGATGGAGGCAAGGAATGGAAAAAGTTGACAATGAGGATATTACTCAAGATTATTTTGACTACCAAATGGAGTGGACATCTGTAGCAGCGAAGGTAGAGACCTACCGAGGCGTTGTGCATATTATTAAGCAAAAATCTGCCCAATACTGGATTGGAAACAAAACCGAATTGGCAGATGCTTTCAAACGAGAAGCGAATCGTATTGAAGAAGAGTTTCTCAAGCCAGAATCTGAAAAACTCGATAAATTTATCGCAGAAAGCAGGAGAGTAAATGCCAAAGACAGGTAAATATGCAAACGAAAACCCACTACTAAGGCTACATAAAGGGGAGCCGTACTTTTTCATTCGCGCTCAGGATCGCCTTTCAGTACAGGCTGTGAGACAATACGCTGTTCTATTGCAGCAATTGTCAGAATGGGTAGAACGCGACAAGAACCTGACTGAGGAAGAGGCCATAAATCTTGCATCGAGTTTAGATGAACAGGCAGATGAAGTGGCTCATTTTGCTGCGCAATTTTCGGACTGGCAAAAGGAAAATCCAGACAAAGTTAAGTACCCGGATTGAGGAGATATATGGCGATAATCCTGAAGAAGAAGTACACAAAGAAAGACTCAATACCTGACATCACATCTGCGATATTAAAATTATCTACAGATAAGCACGGAAGAGTTCTTTTGGCGGACGAAGAAATATGGAAGGGAGAAAAACTCAAGGAGATCGCACGTCTGGCGAGAATTGTCCGTTCAAAACTAAAGAATGTGCGGATAACGAAAATAACAAAAAAGAAGTCTTGACAACATCCTGAATCTATGAGAGGATCAATACATGAACAACTTGTGCTCCCTATCTTTATCATCGTATTCACTCAGTCTGAGTGCGAGAGAGGCTATGGGATAGAGTCCAAGTTCAGGATTTTTACCAGAAGCCTCCAGAAATGGGGGCTTTTTAGTTTTGCGGGATTGATGAAACTGGGAGCCATAACGGACTTAAAATCCGTGGAGAAATCGTAAGGGTTCGAGTCCCTTATCCCGCACCATGTACCGGAACCTAATCGGCTAAGGTCTTGCCTGCAAAGCAAGTTTTGGAGAGTTCGACTCTCTCCCGGTACTCCAAGTTTAAGATGTGCCCGCATGGCGTAATTGGCAGCCGCGCCTGTCTTAGGAACAGGTCTTTCGGGGTGGGGGTTCGAGTCCCTCTGCGGGCACCATAGTTTAGAAGTACCTCGCATGGCGAAATGGAAGAGCGGCGCTCTCAAAAAGCGTGTCATATTCCCGGTTCGAGTCCGGGTGCGAGGACCACGGAGCGTGGGCAGGACGGAAATGCAGCGGTTTGCTAAACCGTACAGGTGAAAGCCTGAACTGATTCGACTTCAGTACGCTCCGCCAGTTTGGAAAGTTAACCCGTCAGGGATGGGACCCGATTGGAAATCGGTGAGCACCGCGAGGTGTAGGTTTCGAGTACCTAACTTTCCGCCATTTTGGTAGCATTGGGCATGTGGCAAGCCCACCTCGTTCGAAGCGAGACATAGTGAAAGCTATTGGATGTTCAACTCATCCTGCTACCGCCAAATTTGGAGAGGTTCGGCATGGGCAAGCCGACCTGATTTGAAATCAGACGTACTGAAAGGTACTGCGCGTTCGACTCGCGTCCTCTCCTCCATGATGTGCAGGCGTTGGGCTAATGGTAGCCTCCTTGACTGTAAATCAAGCGTCCTCCGGGGCATAGTGTGTTCGATTCACACCGCCTGCACCATACTTTAGGGAGAGGAAATGAAATTATCTAAGGCACTAACGGAAACTGGAATGGCCCGTTCTGGAGCCGAAGCGCAGCGTCTTGTCAAACAGGGCGCTGTTTTAGTTGGTGGATGTATCCCTCCATGTAATATGCGTAGATGTTGTGGTGATAATGAAGAATCGCATCTAGGAGAGCCATGTCCTCTTCCTGTTTCAATGCAATTCAAATGCACTTGCGAGAATTGGAGAAAGGTTACGAATCCGATTGAGGAAATAGACAGTGGAGAAGTGATGCGGATAGGTGATGGAGGTTGGAGGCTTTTGAAGCGAGAAGGAGTGACTGGATTCGATCAAGTTCCTGGTATTGCTCGGTTTCCGTAGTTCCGTGCTACACTAAATTATTCCGTGGCTCCTGCAACACGTTAAGCAGCAGGAAAACCAAAAAAAAGAGGAATAGGTATGAAAACACTGAATTTAATCAGCGTAGGCTACTGCCACGCCAATCTGAGGAGAGAATATGAAGCATGGTCAAGAAATGTTTTCAGGATTAACGAAGTTTTGCCAAAAGCGCCTTCATGAAATCCCAATATCGACAGAAAGATGCATGGAATGCCGCCGCGCATACCAGAAGAAGTATCGAGAAGATCACAGGGAATATCTGACTGAAAGAGATAAAGAGAGATATAAAAAAGAGCACCCAAACTACATACCAAATGGAAATATTTTAGCTAGACAAGAAGCAATTGATCTCTATTACTCTAACCCAAAAATATGCAAGGAGTGTGGAAGGATTCTAATTCTCAAGCCGAGGGAGAAAATCTCTCAGATAAATAAAAGAAACTTCTGTGACCGAAAGTGCTCTTCTGTATTTGTCGGCAAAAAACTAAGAACTGGATGCCACTGCAAAATATGTGGGGACGTATTTTACAGGACGGAAGATTATAAATCTCATAAATACTGCCCATCGTGCGCAGAGAGAGTGAAGCGACCAATCAGTATCGGACAATTAACGAAGGATGAACTATTCGCGAGGCGGTCTAATTGGCAGTCAGCGCGTTCATCTATTCGTAGAGATGCTGAAACGATATATGATAAAAGCGGACGACCGAAATTCTGTGCGGTATGTAGATATTCGCGATACATAGAGGTTGCTCATCTGAAAGAGGTTAAATCGGCATAAATATCGTTGACGCACCATACAAATAAAATCTGTTGACTTCGGTTTACAGCCGAGCGGATACAACCCTCGTAGCGGCGTGATTTAGGACTATGCCGTTGCGTAGGAAAGCGCAGGATAATCCATGATTTCCATGAAAACTTTCCACCGTAAGGCTTGACATTCCATGAATCCATGTTTACGATTAAGGAATGAACGCAGCTCCCATAAATCCAATCGAAGCCGCTGAGCGGGAAATCCGCAGGGATAGCGATGATCTGACACGCCTCAAGCAGCGTTATCCCGGATACGATTTTGTCTTTGTTGGCAAAGATGGAAATCTAGTCACTGTCCAAGCAAAAACTGTCCGGGGCGAACTGAGTGAAATGGAGTCTGTCGTTCTGCAATTGGTGAATTCTTCGCCGGAAACCGAGTGGACCTCGCGGAGTGTCCTTTCGGCAATTCAACTCGGTGCACTGGTTCGTCTCCCAGAAAAACCTGATGCCGCTATGAACGCAGTAGGGTGGTCGCTCATCGCTCTCATGCAGGCTGGACGGATCACGCGGACGCACCAAGGCCGGGGCCGTGATCCGCATCGCTACATTGCCAATAAAAGGGAGGATAAAAACGAAACCCCAGCTTAAGGCCGGGGCTTCGGTACAACGGATTCGGTCCACAGCCTAGCAAGCTAATTTAAGGACCGAGGAGAAGCAAAATGTACTTTCACACGGTAGTACCCACAGGCAATGGTGCTCTAACACCGGAGTCTATGGCCTTTCAGGCTCCCTGCGCATGGTTGCGCGGGGAGTCATAAGGGCTTCTCTCTGTAGAAATAATACACCTCTACGGAGACAGCCGCAACGTTTTCTTTGATTCTGTGAGGTGAAGAATGAGTAAAGAAAGACTACCCAAGAGCTTACTTGCCGCAACGCGGTATTTCCAAGACCCGAACGTGTGTGTCGATTTCGTTGCGTCGATGCGCTGGCCTAACGGTGTCACCTGCCCGCACTGTGAGAGCAAGAGAGTTTCCTATCTGTCCTCTCGCCGGATATGGAAGTGCATGGCGAAAGAGTGCCACAAGCAATTCAGTGTGAAGACTCAGAGTGTGTTCGAGGATTCTCCTGTGCCGCTCGATAAATGGCTGACCGCCGTTTGGCTGGTAGTGAATTGCAAGAACGGCGTTAGTTCCTACGAGATCATGCGGGCGATTGAGGTCACACAGAAGACGGCATGGTTCATGCTGCATCGTATTCGCCTAGCCCTCAAGGATTGCAATTGGAGCAAGCTGGGCGGCGGGAACGGTGGACAGGAAACCGGAGTGTGTGACTTGCGGAAAAGTGAATAAGGCTGCAAATAAATTCTGCACAGATTGCGGAACTGCGTTACAATTGATTTAACCAAAATCGTATTCCCTCAGCTGCGTAGGCTGAGGCTCGAAGGGGCAAGCTGAAGAGCATGTCCCTTCTCTTTTCTTATATTGTCTTTATATGAACTATGCCATGATGACGCATGAAACCATTCCTTATCGCAATTCTTCTTTTCTCGATTACCTGTTTCGCGCAGGACACACAAAAGCATGAAGTAGTGATTCACGTTTCTAAACGAGAGTATCCGTTAGCTGAGGCAAAGGCAAAGCTGGTTTCTTTATTGATTGATTCTCTGAAAGATCAGGGGAGAGGAATTGTGGACGTGAAGCGGGAAGCAGCGATACGGACTCTAATGCGAAAAATAGACAACTGGCCACCGGCCCAGAGGCAAGAAACGCAGTTGGCGGGATTACCTTAAAAAAGTTCTTGACAAGTTTTTAGGACTGAGGTACATTGAATTCATGCAGACACGATTCCATAACGCCAATCCAACCGCGACACAAACGCCGCAGGGTGGGGGGTCATAATCGGGGTCTCAGAGAGATTTTTACCTAACTAAAAATGGTAAAACGCAGAGGCCCAGATCGAAAGGTTTGGGTCTCGAACTGTTTAGGGATGTTCACGGATAGCCGAGTTGGTAGCAGGCGCTGTACTGTTAATACAGAGGAGTTCATCTCCCATCGCAGGTTCGAGTCCTGCTCCGTGAGCCAAAGTTTGGAGAGGGACACAGGCCGTCTAGTAAGTCCTGTCGAGTAACGCAGTGACCCCTTTGGGGTTTGAGTAAGACGTTCGGAGCGAAAGAGTCGCGCCCTCACTGTTTAGTTGTTGCCCATTGGTGAAATTGGTATCACGGCTGGCTCTGGACCAGTAGTTCGGGGATCGTCGCCTCGATGGGCAACCAAGGTTTTGATCCAGCGTCATCTAACTGGTAGGATACCGCCCTTTGAAGGCGAGGATCGGGGATCGTAACCTCGCGCTGGAACCAAAAGATTTGCGGAGTTGATGTAATTGGAAGCATCGAAGTGTGCCACACTTTGCGCACGGGATCATACCCCGTACTCCGCTCCAATTGAAAGAAAGGAAAGCCGATGACCCACAGAATGATGTTAGTGAGCCACGACTTCACGAAAGTGCATAGTATAGTAGTGGCAAGACGTAGACAAGCCGGTGTAGCTCAGGTGGAAGAGCGCATCTTTCGTACAGATGAGGTCGGGGCTTCGATTGCCTCCACCGGCTCCACAGAAGATTATTCAGAGAGACTAGCGGAGATTGATTGAGGGAATATGAGCAACCTGATGAAAAAGCCGGTGTTGGTATTAAACGCATCGTATGAGCCGATCAGAATAGTTGCTGCCCGTAGAGCTTTGACGTTACTTTGTAAGGGTGCTGCTATGGTAGAGATGCCAACGGATATTGAAGTTTATCCTGGCATAACTTTACCATCGGTAATCAAGTTGAGAACGTATAGACATATTCCCGTTCGGATGCAGGTTGTGAGTAGGAAAAATATTTACTTGCGCGATGGGCATAAGTGCTGCTATTGTGGAGAGGAATTCAAGGGTGATTCTTTGACACTTGACCACGTAATTCCTAAGTCGCGTGGAGGAAAGAACGACTGGAGTAACCTTGTAACTTGCTGCCGCAAAGATAACCACCGCAAGGCAGATCGTACGCCGGAAGAGGCTGGAATGAAACTACTTCGCAAGCCTCTCCCAGCCACGGTTCACACAGGAAGGATTATCCTTCGTTCGATGGGATTGGAAGTCGAAGCGTGGAGTAAGTATTTGTACTCTGATTCCGAAGGTGAGAAGAGTTTGCAGTTTGTGTAAGTTTGCACTCATAGTTCAGTGACAGAACGTGCCCTTTGTATGGCCAAAACGTGGGTTTGATTCCTACTGAGTGCTCCAAGTGAGGTCGTGGCCGAGATGGATAGGCACCGGATTGTGGCTCCGGGAGGGTAATTCCTCAACGCGGATTCGAGTTCCGCCGATCTCCCCAATCGCCGGGGTGAAATTCCCCGGCACAGTTTGAAGTTGAATAAATGGGCCGGTACTTTCAGATGGAGATGGGACGCCCTGCAAGCGTCTGCGCGAGGACTCAAGCCCCTCCCGGTCCACCAAAAGTTTTGATGTTTTCAGTCATTTGTATTACACTTATTGCATGGTTGATTGTAGGATCGAATTTTTTCATGGCAAGAATAGGCGTCTATTTGCTTATTCATGTGCTTGGTGTGGCAAAGAGTTTTGGAAAACTCAATATGCTAAACGTAGGTTTTGCTCCAAGAAGTGCATCGCGGAAGACGGTAGAAGTCTTCTTCCAAAGTTCGATCCTGAAAAGGAGAAATATTGCAGCAAATGCACCACGGTTAAAACACGCTGCGATTTTAGAGAAAATGCTGCACGGAGAGATGGGCTACAAGCATGGTGCATGATTTGCGAAAGTTCTTATAAGGCACAGCACTATAGGGATAACTCGGAAAGAGAACGGAAGCGCCTTTATCGTAACAGGGATATTAAACGACAGGAACAAAGGGCTTTCATCGTTTCTTATCTGGCGGAACATCATTGTGTGGATTGCGGAGAATCGGACATTATGGTCTTGGATTTTGACCATATTAAAGGGGTTAAAAAGTGCAATATATCTAAGCTCCTACGCTCAACATGCTCGATGAAAAGGATTTTGGAAGAGATTGAAAAATGTGTTGTGCGATGTGCAAATTGTCATCGTCGGAAGACATCTAAAGAAAGAAACGACTGGAGATCGTTAATCGGACTCGTAGCTCCAATCGCGTAGAGCAGGTGACTGAAAATCATCGTGTTGCCAGTTCAAATCTGGCCGAGTCCACCATATCGGAGAAGCAATGACAGAGGAAGAAGAACTACTCATAAAGATTTTTGGATATGATGGGTCTGATAGTTTATCTGACGCTCTGCCATGCGGGTACACGGAAAATGGAATGGGCAGGAATGACGAAGTAGATTCTTTACTTAAAATTCCTGTGCTAAGGACGCATACTAATTTTGGCGAGGATGGACCTACTTGGCCTAAGCCGTGGCCTGGACCTGAATCTCCAGTTGATCGTTGGTATGAGTTAGAGAACGGAAAAGCTGTTGGCTGGGTAATGAGCGATCCGTGGAAGTTTGTTGTTAGAGATTTGTGAGTGTTATCGGAGGTAATATGTCACAGGTTTTCGTACAAACAGAAAAGCTGTATCTTGAATCAGAAAGACGAATGGCTGCGCTATTCCCGTTTTTTCCGGTGAATGGAAATAGAAAATACTATGCCATTACTGCGGATGAATTGGTGGATGTTCTGAATTCAGCAGCAGAGCATGGTCCTGATCAGTACTATGTTTTATTGGACGAGAAGTAACCAAGTTTATCGGGGAGTAGCTCAAAGGAAGAGCTTTCCGTTTGGGGCGGAAAGGTTGGGATGTCAGGATTCCCCTCCCCGACCATTTTTTGTAAGTGGGGTTGTAGCTCATCTGGATTCAGAGCGCCGGTCTACGAAACCGGAGGCAGCAGGTTCAAGTCCTGCCAGCCCCACCATAATTTAGCAAGCATAAAAATAGTAGAAAATAGTTTTAGAAAGTGCTTGCAATGCGCAGGACATTGTAGTAGAGTTGGTTTTGTTGATGCAGAGATTAGGTAGCTTTACCAATGAGGGCATGGAAAGATGGTAGCTAGGTGAGGGTGTCGTCCCGTTTGTAACTGTGCCGGATTCTGGAAGTGAGCGACCTGATGTGAGGCTACCTAATCACTGAGTTTGAGTTTTCCTGATGTTAGGGATGAAAGATTCCGCTTACGTTTTGGCGTACATGTGCTGGTAGTCCAGCATTTTCATTTGGAGAAAAAGAAGCCGCCTCGAAAACGGCCTTGTGCCCGCAAGGGTTAGCCAAAAGACACAAGCGGATTAAGATAGGGTTGACGGGACTGCTTACATGCTTTGTAAACATGAACAGCGCAGTCCGATACCAACCCTTTAAGATTTGGTTAACATGGCAGCGTACACGGAAAAATAGCTCACTGGTAGAGCAATTCACTTCAAATGAATAGGTCGTAGGTTCGATCCCTACTTTTTCAACCAGCAACACTCGCTGACAGACACTAACCAAATAAGTTGTGGGGGGCAAAAAACGGAACCGGACAAGACACAACGGAAACGTTACTTTGCCTGGGTACATGGATAAAGAGCAGCATTGGGTTGAAATTTATTCCCTCCATGTATTATATGGAGATGATGGAAATAAAAAAGAAGAGTTCTACATGGAAAAAAGATGAGACGCTAAATATGCCTTTTGGTACTGCGAATGGCAGACTTTATAGACTTATCTTGTTTGATCTTGTAAAAAGATGCGGAGCAGATACTTGTTATCGCTGTAAGAAGAAGATTGAAAAATCTTCTGAGTGTTCTATAGAACACAAGAAACCTTGGGAAGGAATAAGCGCCGACCTCTTTTGGGATTTGGAGAACATAGCATTTTCCCATAAAAGATGCAACATTGCCGCCGGTCATTTAGGTAAGGCAACGTACAATTCCATACGAACTATAGGAATAGCTCCTGACGGAATGGCTTGGTGTAGTCGTCATCAGGATTGGATACCAAAAGGAAGATTTCACAAGGACGGCAATAAGGAAACCGGATTAAGGGACTACTGTATTGATTGCCGTAAGATTCGCGGTAGGAATAGTTGACCGTACAAGTTGAGCCGGGTTAGCAAAACGGTAATGCCAAAGTTGACACAAGGGCAACCTTACTAACTCTGGATACATGCATCGATTCCATAAATCGACAATCCAAGTTCAATTCTTGGACCCGGCTCCATAAGTTAAGTAGTACAAGATTGGCTTCACTGAGAGTGGATACATGATAGTTTTGCAGGGCAACCTGCAACCCCCCGCCTGATCGTCTGAGTCAGGGATTCTGCCGAGAGGCAGGGATGATGAGGCGGGGGTTTCGAGGGCCGCAAGGCTGCTTGAAAACATCAAAACCACACTCGACACGAAGCCAGTATTTTTTGTGCCTTGGGAGAGGATAATATGGCTAGCGGAGATCGTTTTTATATGCTTGAGCTTCGCCACCGTCCAGCGGTTTATGGCGACTTGGGTAATATCCTTAAAATTGAGGGGTTGGTAGTGGGGGGAGAAGGTGCAATGGCTATCCTCATGCTGCCAGATTGCCCAGATATTAGCGAATGCTCTACTGAACGTCTTTCTCTCGAAGAGTGGACGGACTTTTTAGCTCGTACAGATAATCCTGAGATTTTAGTGATGCCAGCGAAAGCGTTTCATCGCAAGGTACGCTATGAAATTTCTGGAGCGGTGCAGCAGAAAGTATGGGTCGCTGACGGATGCAAATGCATGTACTGCGGCGTGAAAATGGGTGTATCTCCACTGTCAATCGATCACTTCCAGCCACTTGAAACGGGTGGGGCGAATGACACATCAAATTTCCTTTCTGCCTGTAAAAATTGCAATAAGAGGAAAGGTTCGATGGACCCGCATGACTGGTGTAAGGAGCGGAAGTTAGATTATAACTTCTTTGTTGACTACCTTGCAAAACGTAAACTTCCATAACACATCTCCGGGAGGATGAATACTATGGCAGAACAGGGATTGACAAAACAAAGAATTGTGAGTGAACTTTCAAAAAGTCCTCACGGTGCGCTGAAGGAATACGTTCCTATCGGACAACAGGCAGTAAAACAGGAAGGCGAATTCTTTGCGCATTTGATTTCCTGGGATAGAACTCATGGGCAGATAAGGGACAGCAAGGTTGCTCTTCCAGTTATCGGCTTGGCATATGAGAATGACTCGGAGTTATTGGATAATGCGTATGCTCATTTAGCATTGCTTGGACCGCGTGAGTTGCTTCGCGCTTTCCATTTTGCGCGTGAGATTCGTCCAGCAGGTAAGATGCTTCCTTTGCGCCGGTTGATTGGCGATTACCTGCATGAGAAGGAGCAGGATAAGGGCTGGGATCATCTGGCAATTCAGCATAGGAAGACGCTGAGGGAGTTGTATGCTCTTGGCCATGTTCGCCCTGAGACAAAGGCAGACCGTGTTCGTGCGGTTCTTTTCGGTAAGGATGAAAAGGGTAATAAATTACCACTTCCCAAGGGATCGGTATTTGAGGTAGTAGCAAACCTCAAGAACATGACTCCTACGGAAGCGGCAGGATCGATCATGCGTTACCGGATTCCTTTCCTTATCGCGATGGGAGCATTGGGAGCAAAGGCGAAGGAACCTGATTTGGTTCTGGCGTTGATTGGAGCAATGTCTGCGACTGAGTTGACTACCAACGTGAAGATGTTGGAGAAGTTGGGACTGAAGACGAATCCTGCACTTCGCGGGGCATTTGATCAGGCATTAGCAAAGGCTGCAACGTCTAAGAAGAATACGCTGAAGACGACCAAAGCTGCTGAGTCTGTGACTGACTCTGTTCTGAAAGAGAAGTTGCAGGGACTACAAGATAAGCAGATTGCGGCAATGGGAGGACCAGAAGGCGATTGGCTCGTTTTGGCAGACAAGTCGGGTAGTATGTCTCGTTCCATTGAGGCATCCCGTCACGTTGCTGCTACGTTGGCTAAGATTTGCAGAGGAAAGGTCTACCTTGTATTCTTTGACACTAACCCGATGACTATTGATGTAACAGGATTGCCTCTGGACTCAATCCAAAAGGCAACAAGGCACATCACAGCCAACGGTGGAACATCCATCGGCTGCGGTTTGAACAGGATGCTTCAGGAGAAGATTTCGGTTGATGGAATTGCAATTGTTTCTGACGGCGCGGAACATAGCGCACCGTACTTTACGGACGTTTACAAGAAATATGTGGCGTTCGCTGACCGTGACGTTCCAGTATATCTGTACCACGTTGAAGGTGAGCCTAACAGCCTCACAACGAAGATGCAGAGTGCTGGACTGGAAATGCAGACATTTGACATAAGGGGCGGAACGGATTACTACTCAATCCCAAATTTGGCGCAGACTATGAGAACGAAAACCTACGGACTTGTGGATGAAATCCTGGCCACTCCGCTTTTAACTCTCAACTCAGTGCTCAAGGGGGCACAGAAAGGTAAACTGGTAACAGCATGAATCTTCAAACATTCAAGACATTCAACACTGACCGCGTAACTGACATTGACGAGTTGGTTGCTGGACTGGCCTTCGGAAAGTCTCTCCGTGCCGAATACGAGGCATTACAGATCGAAGAGCCTGAGTTCATTGATTCGCAACTGAAAGCAATTCGCCGGGAGATCACATCTCGTAACTCTGACAAGATCGCTGCACGTAAGCGTGAACTGACAGCACGGATTGACTCTCTCAAGACTCCTGCCCAGAAGAAGAGCGAACTGGAAAAGGAACTGGCTGCTTTGGAAGCACTGGCGGTTTAACCTTTAACCATTTTGTGAGCGGGGAGAGCGGAATATTGTTCTCCCCTATTTTTTTGCTATAATATGCATAGGAGACAACGATGAGATGCTACAGAATAAAGATTAAGAACAATGCAGAATGGTTTTCCGATGGAACTATTCTTATTGAGAACATGGTGTTCGCAGATGACTTTCTAACAGCCGTAATAAAAGGACAGGAAGTTTTAACTTCCGTTCTTGAAAGACTAGAGATAATAATGAAAGGGGATCGATTAGGAAAAGATTTGGAAAGCCTGCGACTACAAGAGGTAATAGAGATATGTTCTGATGTAGTAGATGGAGTAGGTCACTTTGGAGATCGACACAGCCTAGAGTCTGTTGTTGATTCATTGGTTAAAAGACTGGAAAAACGGAAGACGATAAACGATTGAGGATTATTATGTACGAATGGAAAAGAGAGGCAGAAAGAACTTGTGTTGAATCTTTTGGATTCAGTGCAGAGGAGGCACAGAATTGGATTGGAAATGTTACCATGTACGACCAGATTGGCCAGCATAAAAGAGAACTTCTCGAAAAAGAAGACGAAAAATTTAAGGAATTATTAAAAAATATCAAAATCTCTCTTCCTTCTACTTCACTTGAAGATAAAGAGTGGATAGAGCTGGCTCACTTTTGTAGAAAGTACGGAAGAAATCAATTTGAGAAAGGCAAGATAGAGGGGACGGATTATTCTGATTGCAGTATATTTCGTGACCACTAGGAGAAATCATGCTCTACATCTTAGCGTTGATCTGGATTCACTTCATCTCAGATTTTGTTCTGCAAACTGATAATATGGCTCTCAATAAGTCAACGAGAAACACATGGCTTGGAATTCACGTCTCTGTTTACTCTCTTCCATTCTTGGCTTTCGGCTGGAAGTTCGCTATAATTACGTTTGTCTTCCATTTCGCGACCGATTACATTACCTCTAGGGGGACTTCGTATTTGTGGAAGAAAGAGAAGCGTCACTGGTTCTTTGTGCTGATTGGGTTCGATCAGGCGATCCATCTGACAACTTTATTGTTGACTTATCGATTTTTGGGCTTGCATTCCTAATCGACTTGCGGTACTCTGTAGATGGATTATGCAGAGCTAAACCCCAGCCTGGGATATAATAGGGCTAGAGCGGGAAACCCCTCGACAAAGGAAAAATGATGCAGACCACTAGCAAACACGTCAGAACCATAACCATCAAGCGGATGGGATGGGGGATCGTGTCTTAGGGGTCTGTGCAAGTGTTGTAGCACCGGCCCTTCCTCAGTGGAAGGGCTTCTTTTTGATCATTGAAAATTCGCAGGATATACAGGGGATGATCTGGGATTAGGCGAGTCTCCAAAACTCGCCGTGAGGAGTTCGATTCTCCTATCCCCTGCCAGTTTCGCCAGTGAAGCAGAAGTGGATATGCGCCGATCTCATAAGTCGGAGGTAGCTCATTCGAGTTGAGCCACTGGCACCATAGTTTTACAGACGTGTAGCTGATGGATTGGTTTTAGCACCTGCCTTATAAGCGGGAGTACGCGGGTTCGACACCCGTCACGTCTACCATGAGCGCGTCGTATAGCGGCTGATTATACCTGCCTCTTAAGCAGGCTGACGCTGGTTCAAATCCAGCCGCGCTCACCAAGTTTAATGGAGTCGTACTCGAATTGGATGCAGAGACCTCACTTTTAATGAGCGGGGAAACCCAATGTGGGTTCAAGTCCCACCGGCTCCACCAGATTGCTGACGTAACTCAGACGGATAGAGTGCTTGCCTTCTAAGCAAGATGCCGCTGGTTCGATCCCAGCCGTCAGCACCATCTTGCCGCTGTACCTCACCCGCCTCCTAAGCGGGCTTCGAGTAGACGGATTGACGCCAGTTCGATTCTGGCCAGCGGCACCATATTTTCGGTCTATGGTCCAACGGATAAGGGCGCTACCCTCCGAAGGTAGAAATTCGGATTCAACTTCCGATAGACCGTCCATTTTTGCGCTGTTAGCTCAGTTGGTTCAGAGCGGGTGCCTTACAAGCACTAGGTCGGGAGTTCGAGCCTCTCACGGCGCACCAAGTTAGCTCGATACAGACCTACCGAAACACCTGTAGGCCACAGGAAAATACAGGTAGGCGAGTTGAGAGTGTTTAGGCTACCAGTTGCAAATGGTCGTAATGCCTAACAGCCAGGAAAAGCGTTAACCTGAGCAACCAAGTTCGGAGTGCTTCTTTTAGTGTTATAATAGATAAATGAAGAGTCATCACACAAAAGAAAAGGGTGACCTAGCGGTGTTGAAAGTTCAGGCTGATCTTTGCGAACAAGGCTTCATAATCTGTGTACCTCAAACGGAACACGCTCCATTCGATCTTGTAGTATATCGTTCAAATAAATTATGGACTGTTCAGGTGAAATATTGCTCGGTGCGCGACGGTACTTTGAAAATAGATATAGAATCAACTTGGGCAAATTCCAAAGGTAGTCATAGAATGAAATATGTTGATGGTGATTTTGATATATTAGCGGTATATTGTCCAGAAACAAAGGAATGCTATTACATACCATGGGAAGAGATGCCGCCCAAGAAAAGTGCTATAACACTTAGGATTGAGGATAGAAAAAATAAGAACTATCGTTCACAGGCGAGGATGGCGGTTAATTACAAAACGTTCTCTGTTTCAGAGTGAGATTGAAAGTAGGGGAAGCAGGTTACAACGCACAGATGAAATACCTGTGACTCTGGGATGTTCAATGCCTACGTAGCATAGCGACAGTGCCCTATCCTGGTACGATAGAGACCGGAGTTAAACTCTCCGCGTAGGCTCCATTTTAACCCGGTGTAGTTCAGATGAAGAACGCCGTCCTGATAAGACGGAGGCCGTCCCCTCGTAAGGGATCACCGGGACCAGTTTAGCGAATGTGGTGTAGTTGGTAACATATTTGGCTTCCACCCAAAAGTCACCGGATCGTGCCCGGTCATTCGCTCCATATTCTTCTATTATCCTGCGCCTTCCATGATATAATTCCCCTATGAGTACAAACTCCAACAATCTAGTTCCTATGCCGACAAAGGTATGGTCTGATACGCCTACACCTCGAAAACGTGAGGCGCTGTGGATCGCAGAAGGAAAAGTGTGTCACTGGTGCGGATGTTCTACCAGACTATGCAATGAACCCGATGCAGACCAAGCAACCATTGAGCATATTATTCCTCGCGTTAAAGGAGGAACAGACGATCCTGAGAACTTGTGCTCTGCATGTCATATGTGCAATCAGAGACGCGCCTACGAGGACCAGTGCGGTCTACAGGACGGTGCGTTGCTCGGTAAATACCCTCTAACTCCAGGACAGAAAAGACAGTTTGGCATTAGGCCAAAGCAAAAGGTGAGCAGTAAGCATATCGCTCTTACTGGAGATGAGAAGAGAGCAATTCTTGGAGGGAAGCAGAGTGCAGAAACTGTCCTACGCGAACAGAGAGACCAAGCACTAAAGGAAATAGCAGCACTTAAGAGAGATTTGAAGATTTCTGAAGGGAAGGAAAAATCTCTCGCCGGGGAAGTGACGCTATTCCAAAAGATCGTTGAGGATCAGGAAAAGGAACTGAAAGAGTTCAAGTCCATTACTGTGTGGAAAATCCTTCGTAAGAGGATTTCAGACTGGATAAAGCCGTGATGGTACAATGCAATTGCGGAGAAGATATGGAAGACAAAAATGTAGACCCATCAAAATACAAGGAATTCCCAGACGAAGACTATGATCTTTTGTGTACATGGTGGTATAAAGACAGGGAATATCGGGGGTGGTTTAGACCGGAAGATGTAATGCCAGTGGAAGAATATGAAAGTAAACAGAAGACCTTGACAGGATACAGGAGATAGGATTTAATACTCCTAGCGCATAGACCCCTTTCCTATGCGCCTATAGTGGCCGTCTCCCAGCGGCCCTCTCTCCTAAAGCGGCGCGTCCTAACCTTCCCGGTAAACGCGCCGCTGGATTTCTAATTTATCTAGTCGGTATAAGCTATAAACTTGAACTTTCCCCCTCCAAAAGATTCAAATCTTCCTCCAAATGTACCATCTACCAACTTTCTTACTTCTTCGGAGGATGTCCCTTCTGGGTAAACTCCTTCACATATCTGAGTAAAGTGAGTGTGAGATTTCGTATACCAGTCGATCTTTGTCTTGTCCAGAACGCGAAGCTTATATTCCCATATCTTACCCGACCTTGAATCCACATTGCAGACGTAATCATTGATTGATTGCTCTCGCTCGTCTCGGACATCGGCTCCGCATTTAGTGCAGTACCCGCGCTCTTCTGTGCATGAACCACATGGAGGAGAAATGTGGCAAGAGCAGTTTTCTATAGGGCGCTCCGCCATTATTCCATTGCAACCGTGGCGATTGCATATCTCCCCTTCTATATATCCAAGATCGGCCATATTTATATATCTCCATTCTTCTTACGAAAACAAATGTCAGCTATCACGGATTCATGGACAGGACAGTATTCCATATACCCAGTGTCTGGGTTGTACCAACATCTCCAATCTGACGCATCAGGTCCGCTGCACGGACCATCAAGAATTACTTTTTCCTCTGGAGTTGCTAGTTCTTCCCAACCATGCATTTACTTAGTTCCTCTCATAATCTCTTCATTCCTTTTCCTAGCCTCTTTCCTAGCCGCATTAGCTAAGTTCCTGCACTTACGGCACTCTTTTACTTCGTGAACTATCTTAGTCTTCTGGTTCATACGCCTACGCCAGATGACGTTCTTTCCTACTTTCTTGTGGCCGCGACGGCAGTAGAGAGATGCCTTCTTTGAATTCATGCGTCTTCCATTTCCCGATCAGCGATGCGCAACTCTTCTAGTTGTGACTTGACGGAACCCTCATTAGTTCCGATCATTAACAGTTCATGCTCAAGTCCACTATAATCCACCTTAACTTTAGGGAATTTCTTGCGCATCTGCATGAGCATCATATCCAGAGGAAGACCGTAGGTTTCCTTAAAGAAAACCATATTCTTTACGTCTACATACCCGAACATAAGAGCTACTCCTAAGCGATCTTCTCGCGAAACAGGAACTCGTATATGAAGGCTATCAAAGAACTCCTTTAGCCCTTGTTCGATTGTCATATCTCCTCCAGAAAAACTAGGTCCGCAACCAATAGGTCACGGACCCAATAAAAGTGAATCAGTCACGCACAGGAGCGCGTCCCCAGTCATTAACTTCAGTTGCAATACGGATGCCAAACTCAACACCAGCAGGGCAGGTGTGGGGTTTATGCTCCTGATGTTGTACTGGAACGGTATTTTTGGCTTTCACAAATGTTTCTCCGTTGAGTTCGTACATTTCGATCCACTCCTCTTCTTCAGCTACAAGTGAATGGTGATGGCCTGTTGCTTCTCCTAGAGCGAGTGGTCGATTCTTGATTCTTACCGCATCCTTCGGAATTCCGACGTTCATATGTACTCCTTTTTTGGGTTACTGGTTTACGTTATACGCCGTCGCGACAGCGCAGGATAAAATTAGCTGTGCTGCTGGACGATTCTCTCATCATTCTGATCGAGCGCCCATAGCAAAACATCTCCTTGCCGGTAATAGCGTCCGCTTTTATACTCCTTCTCAGACATTCCGAACGCCCTTCCAACAGCCTCATATGCCCTAGTCTCATCGTGCGCAACACGCTGAATATAAATCTTTCCCGTACTAGGGCAAGTGAGTCGAACAAAGCGGATTGGACGATCCTCGAAGTCTTTCAGAAAAGAAGATTCAAGCAATTCTGCCTTCTCTTCTCCACTTTCGTAATGAAACGCCGCTGGGTCTGAATTGTCAACCAGTGCAGACGGAGATAGTGACGGGAAATTTGATTTAAGAGTATCTGAGTGGATGACCTTCAGTTCTGACAAATCTACAAATTTCTGCCACCCCATCCTCTCAATCATACAGCGCCGCACTTCGGCATTGCCCTCGTTCTTTATCTGGTCGATAGTGATAGTTTCTGGATACTCAATCAGTTGTGCAGAAACAGTAGTTCCATGATAAGAGTAAATCTTCCATCCGTCTTTGAATTCCATTGCAGCTAATGAATCGTGATGTAATCTCCTTTGTTCGTCAATTGCGCATCTGATTGGTCGTTCACTGACAAAACAGAATCCCTCATACGGAAACCACCAATTAGCCGATTCTGCAATATCCTGCCACCATCCAAGGTGAGCCGATTTTTCTGGATCGTATGCGATCTTTAGGTGGAGTTCCATAAATCGATAAAACCCAATCCAATACTGTTCTTGCTGACCCCACAAGGAACTCCTCAAGGAACTCTCCAAGGAACTCCCCAAGGAACTCCTCAAGGAACTCCCCAAGGAACTCCCCAAGGAACTCCCCAAGGAACTCCACAAGGAACTCCTCAAGGAACTCCACAAGGAATTCCCCAAGGAACTCCTCAAGGAACTCCCCAAGGAACTCCCCAAGGAACTCCACAAGGAACTCCCCAAGGAACTCTCCAAGGAACTCCCCAAGGAACTCCTCAAGGAACTCCACAAGGAACTCCCCAAGGAACTCTCCAAGGAACTCCCCAAGGAACTCTCCAAGGAACTCCACAAGGAACTCCTCAAGGAACTCCCCAAGGAATTCTCCAAGGAACTCCTCAAGGAACTCTCCAAGGAACTCCACAAGGAACTCCTCAAGGAATTCCCCAAGGAACCCCTCAAGGAACTCCTCAAGGAACTCTCCAAGGAAGAATTGTCTTTATTAGTCTTCAACCATTCCTGCAATACGAACCGCGCTAATATGCATGTCGCAGGAGAATCGCACCATACAAATATAGGTTGAGGTTTGCCGATAAACTGGTACATCTTCGTGATAGCTGATTCCGCTTTTATTCGATCAGCAGGATCAGTACATGTACCGATGCGCATACATTCTTCAAACCATTGATCATGCGCTATTTGTTGCTCAAGCGTGAGTTTTTCAATCTTTCCCATTTTATCCCTTCTCTGCATATCTCAATAGAGATTTACCAGACCCATCACAGGCTATACATGTACGCTCTGTAAGACAACCGTCCATTCGATTCCATCCTCTTCCTTCACAGAGAGAGCAGATGATTCCTTGGGCCATTAGCTTGCGGTTGTAGTCGTGCCTGCGATCACCGTGAACTAGAGTCTTCATAGCTTGCGTCATCTCATCAATCTTTTCGAGGTTCGGCCACCACCACATCGAAGACTTGAAATCCCCGCCGTCCAATAATGCTCGAACTCCAGATTGGTACGCCTCCACCACTTCATTATGACTGGAGGCAGGTACGATTCCGAGGATGTCGTAGAGGGTATCCATGTCATCTACCTTATAGCTATTGCGATGAACACGCCTGCCATTACCGTAAACAGGAGATAGAATGTGGGCGTAAAATATTTCCACGTTGCCTCGTAGTATGGCATGTATTCATCAAATGCCTTCTTATGTTTACTGAAAGGTATCTTTCCTTCTGCGCTCAGTTTTTCTACAGCAGATAGGCGATTCGATGCCTTTAGATATTCTACACAGGCATGTATATAGTAAAACGGACTGAAAATAAATTCTTTGATCGTCATATTTGTTTTCTCCATGTCTATTATTCTGCGCCTTCCGTACAGAAAAGTCAACTAGAAAAACGCAAGTATTTGTGGTATTCTGCAAGCATGACAAAAGAAAGACTAGAGACATACCGCAAGAACTACCAGCACCTCATAGACAACGGCTATATGACCGCAGACGGGAAGGCCGCAGAGGAGTATAAGCCAATCTATTTCGTTGATGAAGTGGCTTTTGTGGGCAAAGGGTGCAAAAGGATCGAACTAGGCCGCTAGTTCTTCAAACAGGTCTAGCTGACGGACTGAGAACGCCTCATCGACCACTAGATTGTCAACATCATGACTTGTAGTGTGACCAAGATCAAGGTCGTACCACTCCACAACTGCCTTTCCTTTGCGGTCAAAGCCGATCACGCAACCAGGATCACCGGCTATGCATAGCCTTAGATACACGCGAGAACCGAGTTGTATGCTTGCCGCCATGCAAGCAGTATGTAAGGATGATGCGTAAAAGTCAAGTTAATTTATTCATCAGGGAGATTTTGAGCGGCCTCAAGCCATGCTTCTTCCTCGTAATAGCATCTCCCTTCGCCTAGTTTAGGGCCATCTGGACCGGCCATTACGACCATTCCAAAGGTATCACGGCAGACGTAAGCATCGGGATGGACCATCTTTACTTCGGATTCTGCTTTCACTTTTCTCCTCCACACTTCTTACACACCTGAACATGCTCCCTACGGCGCTCTAGAAGAACCTCAGCCGTCTTAAGCCATTCCTTTTGAGCCTGAGTACCATCGTTGGCGCTGCGGGCTATACGGCGGCAGGAGAGTTCTTCACCTTCTAGGTACTTCTCTAGGTTACAAGCCATCTGGAGGCTCCGGGAGAGGCGTAAGCCTATTTTTTTGGGACTTATATACATGATTCCCTTTCATGGGCACGCCTTCATCTTGTCGGCGAGTTCTTTCTTGTCACCCTTGACGTACCTACGCCATTGGATAAATAGCCCATCATGCCAGAATCCCCAATCGCGCACGGCCTTCAGGACGATCACCAGCGTCCAGCAGTGTCCGCCGTCGATCATGCTCAGCCGGTGGATGTGATCGGCAGGGAACGTCCGTATCCACGGCGCACGATAGACCTTTGCGCCGCTTGGCGTTGTCTCCAGATATTTCCCCCACAGCCCGATGGAGATGAATCGCTTTGGGTGGTCGTGCAGGTCGAGCGACCAGTCATCACCGATGAAATGATGGAGGTAGACGCCGCGCCCGGCCCACAGCTTCAGCAGTGTCCAACGATAGAGGTACGTGGGGCAACGATTGGCACCGTTGATTTCTTCGATTTTGAAAATGCGATCAAACAACTTCATTTTCCCCTCCGAGGGAGTCAAGTATGTAATTCCCATTTTTTTTATGATCCCAATGACGCATCCAAATTTCCCGAAGTTTATTCTTTGCGCAAAGTAGGCAATTTTCGTAGCGCGGATCACTGGGATGGTAGTGTAAGCAAATTGTCATGCCGCTGGCCTCTTACAAGTCCCGCCCAATCTCTCTACATGCCCTGCCCAGTCTGTAATTGATACCCAGCAGTGATGTACTGGGCACTTCTCAAGCATTGAAACTTCTTTGGTTACAAACTTCTTCTTTTCCGGTTTCGCGATAGGAGTAATATTTTGAACTGGTGATTTCCTATTCGGCCTTAGATGAGAAACTGGTTTGGTGATTGGAACCTTGTACGGAGTCAGACCGAGTTTACGGATCATCTTCCTTGCGCCTTCGGTTCCACGTCCGATCTGTGCTCCTATGTATGAAGCTGGATATTTACCTGCCAACTCTTTGAGTGTAGCTAGTTCTGCATCTGACCATCGCTGAAAGTTAGTATTCTTCAAAATAATCCTTTAACCTCTTTACTATCTAGTGTACCACGGGGATGCTTGCAGTTCTTGTGCTGAGGGCGAGAATCAGGACCAAATTCCCACTTATCGTAGCGCCCTATTTTATGCCCACACAAAGCACAGATTCTTCTACCCGCCTGACGCGATGGAGTACGGTAGGGACGGCCACAGGTGGGGCATAGATCGGGGGTCACTTTGTCATATCCTCCACCATCTGTATGCGCCTTCCAATCCATGCCACGACTGGTACAGCAAACCCGTTCCCTAGCAACCTATATTTGTTCCCATCTGCAAGAGGTTTACCGTTGTGAAGTATGTCTAAATGGTCATCTGGTACACCTTGCAATCTGGAGCACTCTACAGGGGTTAGTCTGCGTACTTGCATACCTTGTACCGCTGCTGGAGGATGGTCTGACGCTAAACTATCTGTAACATCCACGGAGTGAATCGGTCCATTAGCAGATGTTTGATTGGTTCTGAAAGCTATCATCCCAGGATCACCATGTCTGCAAGTGAGAGGATTGGAAATATCGCTAGCATTACGTGCGCTAGAACCATCACTGACATTAGAAAAAGAAATAACAGTATGGTTTATAGAATCGGTTCCCTTTGGAGTTCTTACTGTACCTGCTATGTCTCCTTCGTTCCACCATCCTTTTCCTGTATTATGAAAACCTTTAAGGTTGTCAAAGAAACCCCCTGTCACCACATAATTGTCCGTCGTTGGGTCGCCGCCCTTCGCTTGATGGCAAGTTACTGCATGGGACAAATAATGTTGCCCCCCCCCGAATATGTTGGTCTTCTAAGCCTTGTTTATCGCCATAGTGAGAATCGAGAGTTTGAGTTACTTCTGCTGGCCAAGTGGCAATCTGATTGCCACTTCCATCACCTCGTTCATTACGTCCATCGCTATTTCTAGTTCCTAAAGTGTTAGCTAGTCGTTCTCCTGATCCTCCAGCGAGGGTTCCTGTAACATCAACAAGTCCTCCTCCGTTTCCGTCTGATGGGTCTGGATAGCCACGTTTTCCAGAGCCACCCTTAAGGCATCCGGCAACGCTTTGCCCCTTTTCTTTGCTCTTCGGAGAATTCCAAGACAAGCAGTTGCGCTCAAATAATACTGCTCTGGCACGATTCCCGTTTCCAAGATATGCGACAACAAAAACTCTACGGCGTCTTTGGGGGACTCCAAAGTATCTAGCGTCAAGAGTCCTGTAGGCATATCCGTACCCGAGTTCTGAAAGTCCGGCCAAGAAGCATGAGAACGCATGGTCTTCGTCTGCGTCGTATTCGTCCTCAACCACGATTTCTTCCCCGTCTTTGGGTCCGTCTGGACTGTCCAAGTCGATTTCCGGTGGACATGGATCGGGAGCGACGTGGGAAGTTGCAGAGTATACGCCGGGCACGTTTTCCCAGAGTATCCATCTGGGCCGTGTGCGATCAGCAAGTCTAAGAAATTCGAGCGCCAAGTTGCCACGGTCGTCGCCCAATCCTCCTCGGAGACCTGCGATTGAGAAAGATTGGCAAGGTGTTCCTCCGACCAAAAGGTCGATTGGTCCGACATCTGTAGCTCCTATTCTTGTAAAGTCTCCAATGCTCAGCGTATTTGGCCAGCGCGACTTTAGAACAGAACAAGCAGCAGGTTCTATCTCACTAACTGCCACACAATTCCATCCTAGCGGCTCAAAAGCTAACTCAGCACCGCCAAATCCAGAGCATATTGAAAGGTAATCCATTTAGTCTACATCCTCAAAGTCTCTTATAGACCCCTTACGACTATTGCAAATGGGGTGTACAGCCTGAATATTCTCTTGGCGATCATCGATCTTTCCTGCGCCCATGCCTCGGGGTTCCTTATGGTCCACCTGTGAATCACTAAATGCTAGAGTCTTATGGCAGATAGCACATAGTTTCCCTTGCGCCTCCCATGCTATTCTCTTGCGAGATTGGTAAAGATCACGACCCTCTTTACAGTTCTGATTTATCTTTGTTCTACCGTCGCGGAATATGTGTTCGACTTCTACTTCTTTCTTCACTTCACCGGGTCTCAGTATAGTCAAAGGAATCCTTTCTGTGCGCGGCTCAGGCTTCTTGGAGCGCAGGGGAGTTTTGCGTTTTATGGGAGTACGTTTAATCATGCATTACCTTCTCCAAAAAGGTGCTTATTGCATTGACGTTCAGCGGCTTTCTCATTCTTCATTCCACACTGGAAACATACTTGCTCACCTTTTGGACCATACGGGCGACATTCTTCTATTGCTCCACATAATTCACAGCGACGATCTTCTTCAACTTCTATAACCGTAACATTTCCAATACGCCTACTCATTTACTACCTCCTCATGTCCCAAGCATCCTTCCTGAAAGTCAAAGTTATCGCAACTGGAGTCCATCGGAATTACTTTTTTACCCTCAGACACACAAGCAAGAAAATATGCCTTCACTTCCCAAGGCTCCATTGTCCTGCCGTCAGCATCCGTGCAGCAACCAATATAATCGCTGTCTCTCCAGCTTCTAAGAGCGCCCGTCAGACTGATACAAAGGTGATATGTTGTTGTCATATAGACTCAATATCTTCTGGCAGAAGAATCCAGTTTGAAGTTTTCGGCTGCTCTGGAGTCCGAACTCCGTACTTAGCAGATTCAGGATAGTGCTTTACCACTTCTCCCGTAACATCGGTTAGCCCTCTCGGAAGACGCTTGATTTTTACCTGAGCGCCGACAGGAATATCTAATGTGATCCCTAAACATTTAACCCATTGTTTCTCAAGTTCATCTTGCGCATCACTGACAAAATTACCGTTTAATATGTCAACGAGTCTAGAGTCACAATCCCAATGTTTTCTATGCTGCAATCTATCAGCGATTGCAAATCCGTCTATCTCTCCTAATGTTTCCATCAAATCTTCAATAACTTCAGAATCAGGAGAGCCATCATTACCAAGCCATACTTTTACTTCTGGTAGGGCTAATTCTGCTGCTCTGCGAAGGACACATTCATCGTTGGCTCTCGGCCTCTTCATAACACCTTGATCGTTAACTGCTATTGCACTCATGCCGCCACCCCCAGTATTAGTCTTCTCGCTTCTTCGCTTTGGCAAAGAGCCAACTGAACAAGGCACTTTGCAGTTAACTCTCTTTGTTTAGGAGTCAATTTGTATTTCTCAGTGTACGCCTGAAGGATTGGATTTACCTTTCGTCCTCCAGTCTTCTTTCTGCGTTTAATTGGCATTGTTATCTGACTCCTTAGATAATCCTTCCTTTAATTCCTTCCATAGTTTATCCATGTCAATACGCTCTTTACCTGGATACCAGCAGGATGGTCCTTGCTCTTTCAGTACGGCGTTCAGAGCGTCTATTGCGGCTCCCACTTCGTCGGGCAGTTCTCCGTCTCCCTCATCAGGAAGATCATCAGACCATTCGGAGCCATCGAGTTGATGAAGGTAATGAGGTTCGGCGATAACAACATGCATCTCTGGCTCTTCACCGCGCTTCTTGGCTTCTTCGAGTTGCCAATACATCTCATCCATCAACTCTTCTTTTGTCCAGAAATATTTATCTCGCTCATCGTCGCAAGTAGGAGTGATTCCATCCCAGTTCGCAATAGGAAGAGCGTAGTATTTTTCGCAGTCGATCTTTGCTTGACAGGAATTACACCTCACTCTTCCATGTTCATAAATGTTCCCGCAGACGCATGTTTGATGCGTACACCCCGACCACCTAGCTCCGTGTTCACTGCTTGGGTTGTCTCCTGGATAAAAGTGACCTAATCGAGATTTCCACCCTTTCATCTCAACCAGTGTCGCCGCTTCGGGACTGTCGTACATAACTACTGTTTCTTCTTTGAACATTTTCCCTCCCTATTTTGCATGAGTAATCCCTGTCTGCCCTTGGTACTTACCGGAATATGGTTCTGATGGACTAGCTAACTTATGAAGAACAAAATGTACAAATCTCTCCCCGATAGGTAATTCTACATCGTTCCATGCCCATATTTCCAGAGTAATGTTTCCGTGAAATCCTGCGTCTACCTTTGTGTTCGGCATGAGCATTATCCCACGAGCCATAGTCGATCTTAACGCTACGTCTCCCATAAGATCATTCGGCATCTGCACGTACTCTCTCGTACTACCGAGATAGAAAGAAATGTCTACTCCTTTACGCACTAACTCAACTTCGTTAAGGATCAGGTCTATTCCATTCTGTTGAAACTGATCTTCGCGTAACTCTGGAGAAAAAGACAGACCTCCGTACTTGATATACTGATTTATATCTGCGCCTGAAAGAATCATTTAGTCTCTCCCGGAAATTGACGTATAAGCAAGTGAGCAGGAATTAACTTACTACCTTCCTCTGGAGTCCTAGCGCCCATCTGTTTCATCCAAAACGAAACTCCGTCGTTCTCGCACTCAAATCGTAGATTATTCGCCCAGTCTTGTTCCATGTCGCGACGGTTATTCCCGCTTTCTGCCCCGCATATTACCCAGTTTGGTCTGCCGTCCTTTTGCCTTAATTCCAAAGGGCCTAATGCTGGTTCGTAACTAATAAAACTAATTAGTTCTCTAGCCTCTGCTGCGAACTTAAGATATGGCCAGCGCAAATTATAGTTGGATTGATCTTCCGCACTTGTACCTAACCATATATTTTTCGGGCAGTTGAATAGCGGAAGATATTTAGCATATCTCTGTGGACGCTTGGTAAGAAGTAGCCAGATTAGGTTAGGAGTGTTATGAATCAGTTCCCATAACCTATCACGCTGTCCTTCTGGAGCCTCATCGTCCATTATATCTGCCATTGATGCACAGAAGACTTTATGCTTGATACCATCCTTCGCAGCAATTGCATCCCACCGCAAAGGCTGTCTCCAGTAGCTATCGCTCATGGTTTTACGAGGTACGCCCTTTCCCCAATGCGATTCACCGCCCCAACGACCATCTAAGACACGCGCATAGCAGTTGTCGCAGCCAGAAGAGATTTCAGTACATCCCCACCACGGATTAAATGAAAATCCTGGAGATATATCTCCGTTAGGTAATATAGTCGATGTCCACGAAATCGATGTCTTACCCATTCCGCCTCCTAGTAGTCATTATTCTTCCCCATCAATCTTACTGCTGTAGTAAGTTATTGTCGCCTCCGAGTAGAATCTGAAGTGCTTCTCGCACTTTTCGCAATCCATCGCAGTATCAGTGATGCGCGGCGGATCAGGTTCGTTCATGTGACCGCAATAAGGACATTCTATCTCATCATCACATCTTATTGTCATTTCCCCTCCTAGCTACCCATATACGCCGTGCATGTCGAATTCTCTTTATACCAGAATCCGTAACGCACGGTTGGCCTACCTCAGCGCCGCATGATTCGAGAGGACACTTCACTGTCATGGCCTCTATATCCTCTCTATCGAGCCGCGCATTGAATTCTGTTAGTGTTTCTTTCTCTGGTGCCCATGTCGCCGATTGTGCCATGATGCTCCTAGTCCTTGTTCCAAGAAATATGGTCCTGGACTGGTTCTTCTTTTTTCTTTCCTTTTTTGTAACTGTATTGCTGTGTTGGAGGATCGACTTCTTCTAAGCATAGCTTAGAGTCGTATCCGTCGATCCGGTAGTGAATAGGATCAGATGATACAGATGCTTTAGTATGAAAAACCATCTTTCTGATCTGATCTTTAGGACTTGCATCTGGATTCTCAACCGTTAGACCTATACCCCATTCTTTCCATCCGTTGATTCCTCCGCCTCTCGCTCTATCGAAAATTGTCCCACGATCACTTTTGGAAAGATGATGGACGATGCAGACTTGGCAGTTAGCCTCTCTCCCGATTCGTTTTGCAGATTCAAGGACTCTCGCAGTCTCTTGATTGTCGTTTTCATTCCCTTCCCATAGAGTTCTGAAAACATCGAAGAATAAAAACTGAATTCCTCTTTCTTTTGTAGCTTCGATGATCTCCTGAATATCTGCCTCTTTTTGTAAACTCCATGTTTCTCTTTGTGCGCGTGTGTGGACGTATAACCAGTCTTCAAGATCAACATATTCAAGAAACGTCGCTAAGGACTCAGAGGCTCCTGCTCTCATTCTCGTAAGTCTGCTATGAGATAACCCAGGTGAATCTTCCCTCGCTACAAGTCCTACTTTTACCCTGCTTGGGACTTTATGATGGAACCACTGTACACCGCCTACAAGGTGTAATGCAAGATCAAAAATCAACAAAGATTTTGACGTTCCTGAATCGCCAAGAATTAATCCATTGCCGTCTTTCTGAATTATTCCTTCCACTGTCCACTCAATTTCATCAGGATGAGTGCTGGCGAATGTTCTGTATCCAACAAAGAAAGGTTCTGGATTTCTCCGGCGTAGCAGAGCCTTAGTTCTATCTTTGATTACTTGTAACTGTAATTCGAGTGCGCCGAATACCTCTAAGGCAGTCTCACTTTGGTCTGCGGCTCTGGCGATAGACGCAGAGTTGATGAGCATGATCTTACGAAGTATGCTTTTATCTACGAGAATACGAAGGTATTCATCAATGACTGGACGGCGTGGTAATCCTTCGGTGAGACTGGCTAAGTAAGCCACTCCGCCGACAGAATCACGTTCTTTATGCTTTTCCAATTCTGCTACGAGTGTGACGATATCGACCGCGTGGCCGGAGTTATATAGGTCAGCCATTCTATGGCATATTCTGCGATTCGAATCAAGAGAAAAATCATCCGGCTCAAGTTCTTGAAGAATTTCTTTAATGCAAGCATTGTCAAGCAGCGCGGCTCCAAGTACCGTCTTTTCTGCATCTACATTGGACGGTAATCCAGCATCAAATACAGCATTAGGCGTAGACTTGTATCCGTTCTTCTTCGGCGGCTCTTGTACGGGCGCTGCAATCTCTGGCGGCGGCTCAGGAACTTCGTCGGATGCGAAGAAATCGTCAAGATCGTCAAAACTCATTGCCACACTCCACTGTCAGTTTTTGCATGACGTTTCGCATCAGTCCATGTATCCTGTGCTCCATCTTTATGCTCATTGACCCACTTGATCATGTACTCGCAAAGTTGTTTATGCCAGAGTTTCTTGTCATACCCTGTAGGTTTCCAATGTCCACTATCGGCTTTCTGGGCGTTCTTTAGATATTCATTTATCTCTCCAGTAGCAGTGACCGCAGGAAGATATAACCAGCGAGGTGTAAGCGGGAATGAGAGTTTGTCTGCGAAGCATAGACGTGATGGTTGTACTCCGTTCGCTTTGGCATAGTAACGGGAGTGGTAAAGTGAAAACTGTCCCCATTTTCCGATAGGCGTTCCGTCTTCAAGATATATGTTGTAGTAGTTTTCAAGAGGGTCGAAAATCCGTGACATAATCTTCGCTCCAAACTCCACATGCCTCTCGCCTTCAGGTCCGTCCATGTTCGGTTTACCGATGTAGCCCAGATCGTGAACAAAGAACGCAACCCATAGGCGCGGGTCAAACGGAAATCCGTAGAGCTTCCACCATCCCAGCGCAACGAACCAAGGATGTAGAAAAAAGCAGTGTGCGCCGAATAAGACGCTTTTAGTTCCTATCCTCATGCCAACCTCTTCTGCTTATTCTCCGCAAACACCGGAGTAGTATTCACTTCTGTAGCCCCCTGCGAGAACACAGGGAACCGCTCTCTAGCCTCTTCCATTGCCGCCAGGATCGTTCCTAACGACGGGAAGGCTGTTTCTCCCTCTTGGCGCTCAGATTCAGAAATCATAGCCATCGCCACCTGAAAAGCTCTCATGTCTAGCGGCTCCAGAATCGACGAGTAAAGTTGGAGGTCCATCTTGCTCGTCTTCGCCTGCCTGCATGAAGCCATTTTCAGCAGCGCGGCTTCGATGTTGGTCCTCAGCGATAAGCTCTTCGAGAATTGCCATATTGGAATCTGTCTTTCCTGTAGGTAAATTGGCATTAAATCCCCCATTAACTCTTGAAAGTGGAAATACTCCAGACCAGCATTTCTTTGTGCTTTGATCTAAAATCGCTGCGCCGTTATCCCCGACAGGACAAAGTTTTTCTAAATCCTGCACTATTCCGGCTCTCGCTCTGTCGGTCATCGGCGCTCTTTTTTTCTTCCGCATTTCCTCAAATCCAGCCCAAGCATTTTTGTCTATCCAATCCGGCAAAATAAACTGCAAAGGCTTTGCCTTTGCGGCAGGCTTTTTCTGTTTCTGCTCTGTATCTGTTCTGTTCTGTATCTGTTCTGGGACCGTTACATTTTCCGTTTCACCACGTTTCAGTAACGTTTCATCCTGTTTCATCCGCTCTCGATATTGACGAACACGGTCTGTCGATGAATCTGAAACATATTGTCTTTTATCCCAATTTAGTATTTCCCATGTATTATCTATAAATCCCTTTTTTTCTAAAATCGACTTCACTGGAGGCAATTCTAGTGGTGTGATTTGGAGAAAATAGGCGATCTCTTCGTCAGAATATTTTCGGAGTGGCTTACCCTCGCAGCGCAGACAGAACAGCATTATGAGATGCCTCTGCATAGCGACCGGCATGGTCTGCACTTTAGGGTCGTGAGCAAATTCCGAGTACAAGCGAAACCAAGCGTTAGCCATTAAGCCCCAAAGGGCAAGGATTTCCTCGCAGCGCAAAAATTATGATTGCGGAGAGAAAAGTTTGCCGGTGAATTCCCTTCAGCCTAAAGTTGCTCAGGGGCCGCTGCTGGAACGACCCCTGGAACTTTTCACCGGCTGGAGGTGTCTAACCGTCGCTAGACAAATCAACCCTACCAAACCGAAAAAATGTTGTCAAGCCCTAAATTTTGGTTAAGCCCTTTACTTTCATTATCCTGCGCCTACTTTTGGCCGCTAGATGTGTTATTATCATAAAAATAACAAGTGGAATATATATACGTAAATATAATAGAATCAACGAGAAAAAATAATTCAAATTCCACACTTTTTATTCTTGACATGCGCAGGATATTGGTTTATGGTGAGTTCATTGAAGTCGGAGGAGAGGAAAAGATGGTGGGAAATAAAATCAGAGCGATGCTAGTTGAGGAAATGGAGACCAGCAAGGAATTCACCCGCAAAAACTTTGGTTTAGCGGTTGGGGGCGACTTCCGGGAGATCGTGGAGGAGATTGTCAGAGATAAGAAAATTAACGCAAGTATCCTGTGCGGTTTCCTAATGACAGCTATGAGCGCGAAGAGTGTAGGGGAATTTATGGCGCGTAATTCTCTAAAAGGGGATAGTACGTCTGACTCTATTTCAGAGGCAATCTTGGCCAACTTGGAAGCGTTTAAGCCGCAGTTTGAATTCTTGTATTGGGGAATCAAAATCGGCAGAAAACTGGCTTTACAGGAAGTCGAGATGTTCAAAAATATTGAAGGGTGAGGGGGACACTTGATCACTTTAGAAGAACTGGAATGTGAAGCCGAGCTAGGGAAGAAGTATGCCGAAAAGTACATCAAAGAGTTTCGGGAAAAACTAGACGAAAACTCGGCTCACGCGCTTGAGTGGTCTGGAAGTCTTTACGAGCAGGCAGCGAAGCTGGAAGTGTATACACAAGTCCTACGGCTTCAAGGGCGGCGTCCGGCCTCAGGCGAAGAAACGGTAGAGTATTTCTCAGATTTTGCTTTGAGTGAAGTTATCCGAGGCGCTCGGTGGCCAGAACACTCTACTAACCCGATGTCAAATTATCTTAACCAATGCAAAACGGCGGCGTGGGCAGACTTGTACGCGAAGATCAACAATATTCTTTGAGGGAGTAATGATGCGCAGGAATCGAACAAAGAGCGTTTTTCTGTATGTAGGAGCTTACCTTGTTCTTGAGGTTGCATTTGATATTCCTATAACTTTTGGATGGTGGGTATATGCTCTGCGCCTCGCGAGTTTCTTGATCGCCGCAACTCTAGTTGAGTATGCATACTTAGCAGACATCGGGAAGACAAAAAAGGAGCTTAAGCCATGAGTATGTCAACACATGTAGTAGGGTTCAGGCCACCGGATGAGAAGTGGCAGAAGATGAAACGAGCGTACTATGCTTGCCAAGTGGCGGGAGTGTTGATTCCGAGTAGTATTACAGATTTCTTCGATGGAGTGGAACCTGATCCCTTGGGAGTTGAGGTTGGGATTCTTGGTCATCCGTGTGTCTCTGAGTACCAAAAAGATGGGCGCGAAGGATACGAGGTAGATATAACTATACTGCCTCCAGATGTGAAGATTATCAGGTTTTATAACAGTTGGTAAGGAGAGAAAATGCCAGGATCAAAGCATCATGGACCAAGGAAACAACAATCAGAATTTCACAAGAGATTACAGGGTACAGCCTACGAAACCCTACAATCTGGAGACATGCGAGCAACAATGGCGATAAAGGCTTTAGATAAGGCGCGAGGGGAGTAAGATGCCACGGAAAATTTTCCACGACAAAGAAGGGGAATGCGAGGAATTTTCTGGTGTACAATCAGTGATTGGATTACTAATTTTACTAGCTGTTGATTGTCTTCTAATTTGGATAGTATGGCATTACGTCAAAATTCACGGATGGATGTGAAAGGGAGAGGGATGAATAGTATCTTTTTGAAGCAGGGAACGCAGTTCCGCGTGAGTTCTGAGAGCGCGATGGATATGCACGACAAACTCCCGGCAGGGAATTATGTAGTCAAGGTAGATTCATCCGGGAACTTTTACCTTGACCAGATGGATGAATTTTCTCTGCCAAGTAAGGTGTACGGGAATCACGGTAAAGATGCGATCCGTGTGTTGAATACCTTTAATCTGCGTCCGGGGGGTACAGGAGTTTTGCTTTGCGGAGATAAGGGATCGGGAAAGACTATGCTTGCAAAGATGATTAGCAAGGAAGGGACTAATCAAGGAATACCTACAATAATCGTCAATTCCCCTTTTAACGGAGATGGGTTTAATACTCTGCTTAACATGATAACTCAGCCGTGCATTGTTCTGTTTGATGAGTTTGAAAAGGTATTTGATAAAGACGACCAGGAGAAGATTCTCACATTGCTTGATGGGATATATGGCGGAAAGAAACTGTATATTCTTACCTGTAATGATAAGTGGCGTGTAGATATTCACATGAAGAATCGTCCAGGGAGATTATTTTATTTTTTGGAATACAATGGGGTTGATGTAGAGTTTATTCGTTCGTACTGTGCAGATAATTTGAATGCACAAGAGTACACTGAGCAGGTGTGCAAAGTGTCTCTGATGTTTAATATATTTACATTTGATCTTTTACAGGCTCTTGTGGAGGAAATGAATCGTTATGGGGAGTCACCAAAAGATGCGCTTAGGATGCTAAACGCGAAACCGGATACGCAAGGGGAGAATAACTACTCATTCTCTTTGAGTCTTAACGGAACTCAAATACCAGATGAAGACCTTGATGGTAGTGGACAGTGGTTTGGGAATCCGCTGCAAAAGCAATTCAGGCTGGATTATTTCAAGAAACATGAAGACAAAGACGAGGGAGACTACACAACAGTCTTGTTTGAGCCGGGGCATCTGGTTAAACTGGATGCGGAAAAGGGAGTATCTGTTTTTACAAACGAAGATGGGTACACTGCAACGTTGAAGTTGAAGCGGACAAGGGAATTTAATTTCCAAGATGTACTGGCATTCTAAAGGAGAGAAATATGGGAAAACGAAGCACATTGAATAAGGCTGGTATTCGGCAGTTGGCTGATGATTTGGTGGCCAATAAGAAGCGTTATAATCAACAGACTTTTGGAGACAAAGAAGATTGCGGAACGGTATGCTGTTTGGCAGGGTTCTGTTCTATCCGTAGTGTAGGACTGAGGAAATTTAATAAATGGATAGATGACGAAAGCGATCCAGTTATTGACCCTAGAGGAGATGGAGCAAAGCAACTCGGAATACCTCGCAATGCCGACTTATTTGACTATGTTGATTCTTGGCCGAGCGATCTTGGAGAGGAATACAGAGAAAACGGTCCTCGCGGACGTGTAATCGTAGCACTGAAGGCTTTGCAGCGTATGCGTGAAGACGGGTCAATCGATCCTGATCCTAAGAAGGTGCATACGAAACTTCCGCAACTGAAGGAACTTCTTGCGAGTAAGAGGTAGGAATGAAGCCAGAGCATTGGGTCACAACGCGAGAAAACGGGACGTATTACAATTACGTCCGTCCACATGAGAATGAATACGCGGCACTTTTTGCGCGTATCCATGAAAACAAACTTATTACCAAACCGGGGGATAGTAAACATGAAAGATCAGACAAAATGTAATATATCGCCAGCGGAAGATCATAACTTCTTGTCATTAAAGAGAGAGTGGCAAGATAGGGAACCTGTAGATGGGCGTGTCTTGTCGTTCTCAAAAGAAATTTTGGTTTGCACCCGATGCGGTAAGGTGATTGATCCTTTCTCTAATCAGAAACCGGGAGGTAGACGTGACTAACGAACAGATCAAAGCAATCAGAGATGCGAGAGCCGACAGAGAGGCTTTGAGAAGAAAACACGACGAAGAGAGAATGCTCTGGGAGAAAGAAAACTTGGACCCTCTTCTGAAAGCCTGCGATCACCAGTACCCGTGGGGAGAGAGCGCGTATACCAATCACACAATATGCCATATTTGCGGAGAAATTAGGGGAGATAGGTACAGATGACAACCCAGACACTGGAAGATCGCATCAAACACATATTGATCGAAGAAATCGGAGTCTCTGTACCGAAAGATGAGATAACCGATAACGCTGATCTGCGGGAAGACTTAGGACTTGACTCACTGGATATAGTTGAACTAACGATGGACATTGAGGACATGATCCTTGACGACGCAGAGGTAGACGATGAAATCTCAGACGAGTGGAAGACGTTTGGGGATGTGGTAAATTCTGTGAGTAAAATCGCAGAGAAAGGAGTATAATAAATACTATGGCATTAGGATCAGCGCCAACGTGTGATTTTCGCGATTGTGGAATTCCGCGAACAGAGACGAATCACTGGTTCGTAGTCCACAAGGATACAGTCGGAACGCACATATACGAGTGGGATGAGTGCCCTGTAAAAGCTATGAAAGAGGGGCTTCATTTGTGCGGGAACGACCACATGATTAGGACGGTAAGCCGACTTACAACGATAGATATAACGGATGCGAATAGGGAATCGACATTGGAGTTGAAGCCTCCGTTTAAGGATGCGGCTATTGTTACGGTTGATGAGCCAGAGCAAGAAAAGGGAGAGGGATAGATGGGACACGCAGACAAGCGGAGCGTATCTACCGACGCTCTTGAGACATTAGGGACGATCATCGGACCCGGACAGGGACGGGATGCAATTCATCTTGCAGTAGAGCCTGCTGTGGCCGCGCAAAGGTTGAGTCCGGGAGAGGATGTTGGATTTGTAGATGGTGGAGTTGGAAAGTGTGAAAACCCAGTAGGGATTGTCGACCCTTTCATCAAAGGCTATGTAAAGAAGGGTGAGCATTTTTGGCTTGTAGTCTATCCCCGTCAGATCACTTCTCTACGGCATGTGTGGACACACCCTGCTTTTCCTGACTCAGAACTTCCGCCAATTACCGAAGCCGACAGGGAGAACGCTCGTAGGGTTGCGGAGAGGCTTACTGGTAAGTCTGAGAAGTGGTTACGAGAATTCTGCGCTAATGCTGATTGCCCCGGATATGAAGCTGTGATGGCGGCGGCGATGAATTGTGAAGGTGATGAGTATTTACACTTCGGAGGACAAGACGCACACGGCGAAATTCCATCTGAGTTTTGGGATCACTTTGAGGTTGTGACAGGGAAGAAAATTAAGAACAGACCAACGTTTTTTTCATGTAGTTGCTAACACCAGAAGAAAAGAGGAAATAAATGGCAAGCGAACCAGAGATTCTAACCCCAAGCGATGAAGTATCGATAACGACAATAGGAAGCATGGATGCTCTGACAAAATCAGAGATTAACATGCAAGTTGAATTCGCAATGCAGCATCCGCGCTCAATTGAAAAAGTTCGTAAGGAACTTGAGAGCTTAATCACTCTTAACCAGAGCATTGCCGAGGAATCGTTTTATACTCTGAAGCGCAAGGATAAGTCTGGAAACGTAAAGCTAATTCAAGGTCCATCTATTCGCTTTGCCGAAGTCCTGTGCTATTGCTGGGGCCATGTACGCTGGGGTAAGCAAATCTCAGACGTTGATAGCGAGTTTGTAACCGGCGAAGGCGTGTTTATGGACTTGCAAAGGAACATTGTTGGTAAAGTCAAGACGAAGCGCCGTATTACAGACAGTAACGGAAGGCGCTATAACGCCGATATGATCCAAACTACTGGAAACGCATCTGCATCACTAGCCTACCGTAATGCTGTCACTGGCTCAATCCCGCAGGCTTTATGGAAAGATATTCTTGAAAAAGCAAAGATGACTGCTATTGGCGGAACGCAAAGCATTGCCGAAAAGCGCAGACTAGCAATCGAGTATGGAGCAAAGATTGGAGTATCTGAGGATCAGATATACAACACTCTTGGAGTGCAAGGAATCAATGACCTTGGAGTAGAGGAGTTAATTGCTCTGCGAGGATTGTTTAACTCTTTGAAGGATGGCGAGAGTACGCTCGAAGAGGCATTTGGCGATCCTTACGAAAAGGAATTGACGGAACTGTTTGATAAGCTAGGCTACAATGCGGCGAGACGAAAGGCTCAAAGAGAAGGGTACGTTGGACGCTCTGTCGAATTACTCGCATATCTACGCAAGCAAACAGAACCTATAAGTGGAGTTAATGTAAAGACAGAACAAAAGACTGAATCCAAAGTTACGGAGCAAGCATCTACGCAAGCAGAGGAAAAACCAGAACCTGCAAAGGATGAGGTAAAACCAGAAGGGAAGCGTGGACCGGGACGGCCAAAGAAGATAGATACTGAGACAGAAACTGAGACGCAACAGGAACCGCAGGTAACAGAGGAACAACCATCACAAACAGGACAGACTCAGCCAGGATTCGAGTTCTAACCGGGAGAGATAAAAATGCAGTGGCCAGAAGCGATCTACAAGATCATCACGGAAGGCGGGGAAGGACTTCTTGTTGCAATAATCGTCCTTGCCGCTTTCACAAATTTCTTCGAGAACCTATTCAACCGAGGAAAGGCTACGGTAGAAGTTGAAGTTATTCCAGATAGCATTGTAAGTGACCTAGAGGATGTGATCAGCGAAATGCGCGGGTGCGCAGGAAGTTGCGGAGCAACTAACTTGCAGCTAATTGAATGGGCAAAAACAATCGACGAAACAATTCACGAATAACCGGGAGAGAAAAATGAGCGGATTTTTTCAAAAACTACGCGCTGTAACATTGGGAGCAGCGCACGATCTTTTGGACAAAGAAATAAATATGAACTCGCCTTCTCTTTTAAGGCAGTACGTCAGAGACCTTGAGGATGCAATAGGCAAGATGAACTCCGAGGCCGCTGTTCAGTTTGGTGGAGTGAGAACTCTAACCAGGGAGTACGGAGACTTGGGAGCGAAGATTGCTGCTGATAAAGAGGCAGTCAAGAAGATTCTGGCAACCAACCCAGAACTAGCAAAGAGTAAGGCTGCTCTGATTGTTCAAAACCAGAAACACTTTGAGCAGATGGGAGTAGATATTGTTGCGCAGCAAAAGGTAGCGGACGAACTAGCTTTGGCTGTGTCTAATCTCCAGACCAAGCATGACTTGATGGTTTCTCGCGTAAGAGAACTTGAGCGCATTGACCGCGATAGCAAGGCGAAGGAATCTGCGGCATCGGCTTTGAGTGCTGCTGGATCGTTGGTTGGTAGTGTTGGGTCTGAATCTGTTGATGACTTGGAAAGCAGGATGCGTAGACGTAACGACGTAGCCAACGCGAAATTTGATCAGTCGATAGCGTCTGTACCGGCAGACGATAGCAATAGCGATGAAGTGGATGCGCTTCTAGCCTCTTTGAAGGGAGATTCAAAGTGAGGGAAGTATTACTTACGATTCTGTTTTTTGTAGGATATTGCGCCTATGCGCAAACGCCTGACTGCAATGCGCCAATTACTGACAACACCAACGTTCTTGGAAGTAAGAAGTTTGACGTTAATGCGGCGATCATTTCGCTTGCATCTAAGGGAGCGGACCCCAAGGTGATTGTTGACGATCCGAGCATCACTCCAGAGCAATATGTAGAGTCTGCTCGGCGTTCATGCTCTTCATGGCAATCCGCAAGCGGAGGAGTGAAGAACAATCTGGTAGTTTTCCTTGTATTTCCGAAGCATCACAAGATGGGGGTGTTTGTCGGAAATGAGTTTGGAAAGGCATTGAATACATCTGCTATTAGGAGTCAGTTCATGGCTCCTGCGTTCAAGGATGGAGATTGGGCCAGAGGCTTGATTTCAGGGATCAATGAGGCAGGCGTACAAATTGAAGCGTTTCAAACTTCGGCCTTACATCCGGGAACCACGGTAGTCACTCAGCAGCCTACTGACTTTTCTGGATTATGGAAAGTGCTTGGCTGGGGAGTAGTTACTATTTTCCTTATCGGAGTGTGGGGATTGGTTGTCTACTACCGAAATAGGCGTAGAGAGTCCATTGACGCGCAGCAAAGGGCTGTACAGGCTAGGAATCAGGCGGCAGAGGCTGTTAATTCTAGTTCTAACGACTACGTAGCAGAGCAATTCGCTAAATTATCTAACAGCGAGACATTCAACCCAGACACAAATGGACTATCGGTGGGACAGTACAACTCTATCGCCGTGAGATACGACAATCTGACCAGAATGGCTAGTACGGCAGGTACTAAGGTGAAGACAAAGAGCAACCATCACGCGCCAAAGGTAGACACGACTCCAGAGACTTCGCCTGAGTCTACCCCACCGACAGAAGTTGTAGAGCATCACCACACTACAACAGTGATACACGAAAACTACCAGCCAAGTTACCAGCCTTCGTATATCTCGACTCCGATTATTATTGAGGAGCCGGTTGTGTACCACGACACATATCGTTCACCTGAGCCGAGTTACACGCCTCCGTCGAGTAGTTGGAGTGATAGCTCATCTTCGAGCGATTTCGGTGGGAGCAGTAGTTATAGTGACTCATCTTCATCGTCTGATTTTGGAGGCGGTGGAAGTGACTTCGGTGGCGGGAGTAGCGATTTCTAACAGTTTCCGTGGCTTGGGGAGTCACGGGGAGATGCGCGGCGGCGTGGAGAACACGCTAATTTGAAAGCAAACCGTTATAGTGATCCGACGGATACGGCCTAAGTACTGTCAAATGCCTACACGGTAGCCGGTCCAGTTAACGGATATTCGGCAGGTCTGTATAAAGAGGCAAAGCATCGCTAACCTGTTCGGGAAGGGGATCACATGCCGGTATCCAATCCGGCCCGCGCATTAACACCTTGGGAGAGGAAACGATGAAGATCATAGCAACAATTGGAGACGGGAATTTTCTGGCAGAACTCGACTACCGAGAGATAGACTTTCTGGCAGGGAAAACTGTAGGAAATAAAAGCGGGTACTACTCCTACGACAGAACAATAAAGTCTGGAACAACATTCAACATAGTGGAAGCATTCGAGCAGATTCACCGCAATAATCAACGTAAGAGCCAGATTGAAACCATACGGCAAACGCTCAATATGATGCTCATCGGTTTGGATATGGTTGACCCTCTGATTGAAGAGCCAAAGGTAGAGGAGGAAAAACCATGAGAGTAGATAATGGATTCAATCTATATGTGGATATAACCGCAGCTTGCAACGCATCCTGCCCGTTCTGCATTGCTCCCACAATTGGGAGGGGCGATGGTCCTGGATTCTCGGAAGGATTAGAATACGGGCTAGACTTCACTCAGAAACACAATGGTTCGATACAAGTGACGGGGGGAGAGCCTACACTAAGTAGGCGAATCTCTTTTGTTCTGGAAGAAGTTGGAAAGAGAGCGTTTCACCGCAAGGTTGTGAATAGCAACGGATGTGGAATATCTGGAGAATTAGTCGAAAAATTGGTTGATGCTGGGATTACTCACGTCAACCTGAGTCGTCACCATTACGATGAGAGAAATAATCAAGAAGTCATGCGAATAAATCCTGAGAAATGGGCGACAAACGAACGATTTATACAATCGGTAAAGATGATCCAAGCGGCAGGAATACTCGTTCGGATCAACTGCAATATTCTTTTTAGTTACGTGGACTCGGTAGATGAGATGAAGAAGTTCATCAAATGGTGTGAGTCATTTGGTGTGTATAGTGTTTCTTTTTCTGAAACCTTCCCTCTTGGAGTATTCGATCACAATGTTCCAATCGAAGTTGGATACGCGGAGAGGATGGCCGTTGAACTTAGTTCTATAGTTACTCAGCTAGACAAAGATTTCGTACCTGTACACGAATCTCCTATTGTTTTAATGTCTGCATGGGGAGCGCCGAATAACTGGATAAGTTCTTTTGAAATTGGAGGTCATAGACGGTTCTGGAATACAGAAAGAGGAGGACAATTCTCCATAAAGACATTATCGGGATGGGATATGGACGGGAGTCCTATCCCAGCGATGTATTCAAGGGATAATGACCCGGAGTTACGAGACGGGGAACTATATTTCGCAGTGGTTCACCCAGACGGTACGGTATCTGCATCATGGGACAAGAGAGAAAGAGTTTTGTTTTCTCCGAAAACAGTTATTCAACCTCAGCAATTGGTTTGGTTACAGACTCCAACGGAGGTACTGGCATGACCCACACACGCAAGAGAGTAACAAAGAGGCCAAAGGATGTACTAGGACTAGCTTTGAAGAACCTATGGCAGGGAGAGACATTGATCTGCACAGAGAGAACATGGAATAACATCCGGGAGCGTGTAGAGGCGTTTAAGGAATCGCACAAGGATAGGCGTATAGTTGTCATCCCTTATGGACCGATAAAGAAGATCAGGAGAACTGCATGAAAAAGAATTTCGTAACATTTTACAGTCCAGGAACATTTTTCTCTGAATCTAGTGAAAAGCCTATTGAAGAATGGGATGTAGAAAAAGCCAAAGATATGGTTTCCGGGATAATGGAGAGACATGGATCTACTCCTTATGGGTTCAGATTTTCTACTCGTGAGCGCAAAGAAGATGAATTAGACTCAAAACTAACTAAAACTAGCGGCATGTATTTTCTCGGGGGAATAGTAGAAACTCTTGAGCAAGTAAAGGCGAGATCAAAAGACAAAGAGAGTACCTTAATTTCCAACATAGAGTGCAATGGTTGGGATAAGGTAATTACGAATACTAACTCTTGGAAAATTACCCTGCCTTTTGAAAAGGAAGATGTAGTACTCGATTGGAAGGTATAAATGTCTGATTTAGTCCAGATCACCAGTAGACCGATACCACCTCTGCATCAAAGCACAGAGACCATGACCGCTTGTCCGATTTTTTACATTGAATCGGTAATTAAGGGGAACAAGAAGCCTGGAGGGATGGAATCTGCGCGTGGGCGGCAGGTGCATAAGGTAGGGTCTGACTATGCCTCATGGTGCGCTCAAAACGGCGTAGCGATGGACTTAGATGCGTTTGACAGATTCTCTAAGGGCGCAGGACCGACAGCGACTAAGATTTTGGTGGGGATGCGAGAATCTTATTCGGTGGACTACGAGCATCTATTGGCGACAGAGATAACGATGTCTCTGGATGAGAACTTTGAGCCAACAGATGTTTCCGCAGAGATTGAAGGAATATCAGGAGATAGCGGGAAGGAGCCGCACTTTCAGGGAATTCTTGATACTCTTTTCTTGTTTCGAGAGGAACTAAAGGCTCAATCGGATGACATGAAAACTCATCCCAGACCTTATGATCCGAGCGATCCTGAAAAGGCATTGCAAGGGAAGATGTACTCTCTGTTTATATTCAAGCATTTTCCTTGGGTGAATGAGGTAAAATTCCGGCTCGTGTTTGTGAGGTTTAAGAATTTATACAAGGAAGTGACTTACACGCGAGAGGACATTCCATCGCTGATTGAAACGGTGAAGGCTGCGCGTGAGCGGCAGAAGATGATTCATTTGAACTACGACAACGGGATAGAGATGGAGGCTACACCTGGAGATCACTGTATGTACTGTCCAAAACTCTCCGACCGTAGCTGCCCTATTGGACAATTCAACGAAAACATGCAGTTGAGCGATGAAGACAGGTTGAGATTTAAGATTTTCGATTCTGCGTTTGCGAGGCTGAATACAAAGGTACTGAGTGCAAAGGTGCAGGCTACAGGTAAGAACATTGTGGTAAAAGACTACAACGGTAAGGCGTATAGTTTTGGGCCAGAGGAAACTACGTCTGATGTATATCCTTTATTCCAAGCAACTGCGGATGGGATACTAACTGACCTGCACGGAAACCCGATAATGCCAGTTGTTTCTCTTCTTCTTGACACAGATTTAGTTCCACTAGACGATAGAGAATGGTTGAATAAACTGGTAATATCATCTACGAAGATGGATAGTGCCTTGAAAGCAAAGAAAAGAGTGCTTGCCCACCACGCAATAACAGACAAGGCAGATAAGGTGACAAAGGTTAAGATGAAAGTATCTAAACCTTTGGATATGGCTCCAGATGAAGAACCAGAGGACGACTACGAAGATTCAGAGTGGGGAGAGGATGAATTCTAATGGCACAAACGATTAGGATGACACGCAGCCGCTACCAGAGAGACCGTGAAGACATTTGGATGCTTCAGTGCAGACCAAAAGGAACGAAACAGTTTTGGTCATGCACCGGAAGTGATTGGTTTACATCGAGACAGAGTGTTATTGATTTTATAAAGAAAGAATTACCCCCAGACAGCGTAAATCATGAGACACTCGAATACAGACCAAAGCGGTACAAACCAGAAGACTGAAAGGGAACTAAATGCGCTTGACAAAATTACGACTCCAGAACTACCGCGTCCACACAGACTCAACACTCGACATAGGAGATGCAACCTATGTTGTTATCCGTGGGGGGAACGACAGCGGGAAGACATCCTTTGCGGATGCCTTGAGCATGAATTTGGCATCTACCGCAGTATCTCTTCCGGGAGACGGGAAGGGATTTGTAAAGAAGATTACGCAAGGTGAGGGGAAGTCTGTAATTACTGCTGACATTCAGGGGCAGCACCATTTGCGTAACACGGTGACTCTGAATGTCAACACGAGCGGCAGGACACCGTTTACAGAGTGCGTAGACGAACCAGATAATACCAAGGTAGTGAACGCATTTAAAAATATCCTCACTGACCGTCGCGACGCGCTTCTTATCAGCCTGAACACGGATTATTTCATGAAGATGGAAGAGGCAAAACAGACCAACCTGTTGGCTAAGTTAGTGCTTCCATCGCGGTATGAATTCCCGGCAGACAAAACGAAGGCAACGAACGATCTACTGGATAAGCCTATAAATTTTGATGATGATCCGTTCACGGTGATAACCAGTGCCTACAAAGCTCTTTACAAGGAAAGAGAGACAGTCAATAGACAGGTGAAGGAATTCAAGGTTCCTGATCCTATGCCTCCAGTTAAAGGAAAAGATGGTAAGCCGGTAGACTCAGACTCTCTTAACTCTGAACTTGTTTCAATTCGTGAGCAGCGAGAGAAAATACAAAAGGAGCGCGATGAGGCCGTAGAGAAGGCTAATGCGATAGAGGTAAGGAGAGCTACTCTCAATACGACCCGCGAGAACCTTTTGAAGAAAAGGGATGACGATAAAAAGAAACTGGAGATTGTCGAGTTTCATATTATTTCTGAAGAAGTGGTAGCCAAACTAAAGGAGACTGTATCTAAAGCAGATGAACTTGCAAAACTCAATTCAGACCATGCAGGGTGTGTTTCAAGTATTAGTATTATCAATTCACAGATAGACAAATTCAAAGGGCTGGTAGGAGAAGAATCAGCTTGCCCGACATGCGAACAGGTAATTGACAAAGAAAAAGTAGATGCTCTCATTATCGAGTTACAGAGTGAACTTGATAAGGCAGACCAATGGATTAAGAGAATAGACAAGCAGATCGAAGCTATCGGCGATGTGGATGCCGCAAAGGAGAAACTCAAGAATCACGAAGCGGCGGTAAAAGAAAAGGAGGAAATAGAAAAGTCTCTGCGCGAAACGGTAGAAGAAGGGAAGAAAACCAGGGCAGAACTAGACTCACTGGGGGAGCCAGTAAATGCTACTTTATCGTTCAATGATCCAGTCGCCGAACTACAGTTAAAGGAAGATAAGATCAACGAGCAACTGAGGCCAGTGATTGCGGCAGAGGAAAGAAACAAGGAGATTAAGAGACTAACGGAGCAGTTAACAAATTTGCAAAAGAAGGCATCTACGCTTGATTCTCTGGTGAAATACTTCGACAAGGACGGAATTAAAGCTGAGTTGATTTCTCAGCACATTGGAGGATTTGAGGCAAAGATAAACCCTGTAATGGAAGTGTTTGGGTATAAAGCATCACTCTCATTTGATCCGTCTATAGGATTCGATGTGACGACTGCGAGGGGATATAAGGGGCCAATCAAGGAACTATGCGGCGCTCAGGTTGAGATATTCAAGAGGGCTTTCCAGTGTGCTGTGGCTATTGCTTCTGGTGTAAAACTGGTGGTGATAGACGAGATGGAAGAACTTGGCGAAAATCTGAGACCGATGCTTTTCAAAAAGGTTTTTGAGCTAGTGAATGGCGGGTTGTTGGATCAGGCTATTATGATCGGTTTCAGCTTGGATAAGACTTTACCAGAGAGACGAGTACCTAACTCTGCTTACTTCTTTGTGGAGGATGGAACTGTGGAGAAATTGGGATGACACAAGGAGTAATATCAATCCGAAAAGATGGAATTGTGATTTACAAAATTGTCGTGGGGATAATGGATATAATGCTTCCAAAGTAGTAGATCGAATCAAGAAGACTGGTCATTACCCGACTGCGGCGGAATTGAAGACAATATGCAAAGATGAAGAATTTGGATGCGCTGAGTGTTTAGTAATAATTGGTGTAGAAATGGACGATAGTTACATGAGACCACAAATATATGTTCGTCCATCATTTGATGAAGGAGAGGAATTAGACGAAAGATACTTGGACACTTTCTATGTTGCACAGTTCAATCCACGATGGAAATATGGAACCGCTGACTATGTGGAAGTTGTAGACGTGTAGCATGTCAAAACCAATCGGCACTGGATCGTTATTCCCATCTAGTTCTCACTCTCGATTTATGGAGATTACGGGGGCTAGATATTATTCTATGCGGGAAAGGATGAAGCGAAAAGGATTACCACCTTTGCCTTTTACACTTGACGAATTTCGTGACGATATTTTGTCAGTAATGGGAGGTCGCGAGGATGGAGCCGTAGAATGTAGATACTGCAAAGGAAGATTCTCTCTTGACGGCATAGCAGTAGATCACGCAAACCCATTGAGCCGTGGAGGATCGACGGGACTCAATAATATTGACTACCCATGCAAACCATGCAATGACAAAAAAGGGTCACTTACATTAGATGAGTTTACTAAGTTACTTGTATTCCTTGAAAAAGAGCTACCTTTAGCGAGACAGGATATATTATCTAGGTTAGAAAAATCAGTTAAATTAGCTGCTGGAGCATTCGCAAATCATGGTATAATTAATGATCTGAGAAAGTCTGGAATTTGGGGTAAGGCTCAGAAAGAACGTAGTGCGAAGAAAAGGGCAAAGCAGGGGAGGTAGGGGGGGAATCACATGCATAATGAGCCGATGACAGCAGAGCACATGGAAGCGTATGTGCGGGCGCGGTGTAAAACAGTTCAAACATTTGGCACTATCCCGTCCGTGTATCTTTCGATTGATGAAAATCTTTCCTTTGTGGGATGGGCCGCTGCCTACGCCTTCACCAAGCAGCGTGAGCAGGAGATCGCGGAGATTGAAGCTGACATCAAGTGGGCAACGGATGCGCGAATTGTCGGCTCTGTTGATGGCTACGATATGGACTCCAAGCGCCGCACCCTCGCCCGCCTCAACCGCGAACTTCACGCCCTCCTCTCCCCGCCAGCACCACAGCAGAGCACCGAAAGTGAGGAAATTCCGTGCCCCGACCACAGTCAGTACGATCCTTCCTGTAAGCGGTGTGGGTCGATTAATAGCTTGAAGGAGCGACTTGAATCCTCTGAGCGGATTGACAGCGAATCGGCAGCGGCAAAGCGCATTGAATCGATACGCATTGATAAGAAGTGGCAGAGCGCCGATGCACAGGGAGGGAAGTAATGTTTGATACTGCCAGCATGAAGCACGTCATAGCCAACCTGTACTCCGTCACATGGAGAGAAGTGCACGGAAATTGTGCAACTTATCGAGTATTGGCTATGGATGTTGAAGATGCGATGAAAGCAACCAAACCTTCTCGAACGACGTTGAATTTTCACTGTACGAATGTAACGTTGCTGTATGAAAAGATGTATTTGCGAATCAGTGAAACGGTGGATAGGGCGGGAAATTTCGGGGGCGCGGACAACACCCCTTATACCAACGAGGAATTCTGGAAGATGCTTGATTCCGAAAGTGGAAGGCATTAGGCATCGTACCGGCAGGCGGTTGAACACGGTGCAAGTAACCAGGAAGGGAAGTATATATGCAAGTTAGATGGGTGTGTCAGTGCGGCGCGGCGGGATGGATGGAGGCTAAGGACGACAGTTTAGCTGGGCAGGTAAGGCAAGCCCGCTCAATTCATAGATGCGCTGATCCTGATATTGAGCAACTAGAAACGCGTCCTGAGTATGACAGAAGGATAGCGGAATCTAAAACATACTCGTGCAAGTAACCATGAAGGGAGAATGATCATGTATGAAGAAACACACCCACCCTGTAAGCACTGTGGGCATACCGGATTGAGTCATGATGAGGAGTTCGGAAACTGTCTGCACCGAGATTATGGATCGCCGCATGAATGCGAATGTCCCGGATATGATCCTATGGAATTGATTGATTTACCGTGTGTGGAAACAATTCAGTAACCAAGAAGGGAGAATGAGTATGAATGATATTCACATAAGAATAGGCAATTGCAGGGCGGGTATTTCGGCGCTTCGAGAGATTCTTCTTAACTGGGAGAGTGCACGCGAGAGGGCGTACGGGCATGTGGCTAAATGCGATGCCATGATTTGTGTTTGCAAGGCTTCTCTGGATGAAGGAGAGGAAAGACTTGAGCGGTTACTTGAAGGAGCCTCCCAATGAAGCTACTCAAGACTCCAAAGGCGGTGCGGTGATGGAACGAATCAGCGATGAGCGGTTGCAGAAGCTAACCACTTCCTGCAAGTACGAAACTCAACAGATAGCTATCGAGCTACAGGCTGCGCGGGAGACGATCAAGCTATTGAGCCAACCTATTTCTGAACTAGAGCTAGTGTGGGCGATGGAGACTGCTCCTAAGGTAGAAAAGATGAGCGAGCGTTGTAATCGCATCCTTCAGAGACGGCTCAACGCCCCGGCGGGCGCGGCGGGTGGAGGTAACGATGCTATACAAGGTTGACTATGTTAAGCGGAGCGACAGGCAACCTCGCACTGAATATGTTGATTTCGTTGCCAATCAAGTAGAGGCCACAAAGAAATTCATGCGCAAATTCTTTGAGGACAATCCTGGGGATGCCGTGAAGATAACTGGGATGATGCTCGTCGAGGTCATTGGTGATGGATCAATACTTGTGGCGGATGGAGGTGCGGAGTGAAATTCAAGTATTTCTTTCCTTTGTGGGTATTCCTTTGGTTGTCTCTTCTGTGCGTGATTGTTTATTACGATGGAGGGGTGTCATGGTGGTTCCCCCAGCCTATCAAAACCACTGGCCCTGTTAGGGTCGTAGAAGATGATTACCTGTTTCACAAGACAATCGAGTATCAGAACGGAGAGCGTATCGAATTCCAACTATGCTCCCCAGTCCCCGCATTGGATGCGAAGGGCGAGATAGTAATTGTCAAATATCGTGACCGATGGGATAACTTCAACAGATGCGAAGCGGTTGAAAGCGTACGAACCCAGCCCACACGCGCAAGCAAGGATGGAGATGCGGAGTGACGAGCGAACACGAAAAACTGATCAAGGCCGCCAAGCAAGCGGATTGGGGCCAGGTAATGGCTAACGGAGGTCCGCCGTGTTTCCATTTGATGGAAAACGGACGGCTGTGCTTTCGAGCGAAAAGATGGATCGGCCATGATGAAAATCAGGCTCACGAATTCGTATCTTTGGCTGATTTAATCCGGGACACACGCGCAGCGGCGCAGGAGGAGAACGATGGTGTGGGGACCGCGTTGTAAAAATGGGCAGCTTTCTTGCCGCTCTGATTCTCTGTGTCAAGCGTGTCAATTTGACATTCGCTTTCCTAGCAAGCCCACCCCGCCCAGCGCGGAGAAAGGATCAGGGGATGGCAAATAGAGTTACGGGGAGAAAAATCCTCAAGCGCATCGTGGCATCTTTTGCCAATGAGATATGCAAACTCAACGACAAAGAGCTATGCCTGTTTATCAAGCGATGCCGCGAACTAGACCAGACTAATTGCTGGTGGTTTGAATACGATCTTAGGTTTCCGATGCAAGACATAGCCTGCAACGAACGCAAAAGCAGGCGGATAGTGAAACGGGTACTGAGCAAGCGCAAGTCTACGGAGGCCGACAATGCCAAGTAAGTACAGCAACAAGCAGAAAACCGCCTCCGATGGCAGAGTGTTCGGCAGCATCCGCGAGTGCAACCGATACGAGGAATTGCTTCTCTTGCAGTGCATGGGGAGGATTTCCAAGTTGGCACTCCAGGTTCCGCACCTTCTGATAGAGACGCAACAAGTAAATGGGTTTACCGAAAGCGCCGTCAAGTATGTTAGTAACTTCGAGTACATCGGCGAGGACGGCAAGCTGCACGTCGAAGACACAAAGGAATTCCTCACCAAGGAATACATCATAAAAAGGAAGCTCATGCTGTGGCTCAAGGGAATTCGGATCGAAGAAATCTAGCGGTAGAAAGGGAACCATGAAAGCATTGCCAGTCAATCTTGAGGTCCGCACACCCACCTGCTGCTGCCGGGATGCGATGATCGATGGGGAGCTTTACCACATCACAAACCCCTGCTGTGAGGTCTGCTGCGGGTGGTCGGCAATCAGGACGCATGTAGAGGTGAGCCGGGTCGATCTTAGCAAGCGCAGACCAGGAAAGACGCACGACGCACGGTCTACGGGCCAGAGCCACGCATCGTAGGAGGAAAAGTGAAACTAAGCGCAAAGCAGATTCGCATTCATTGTCTGCGCGATGCAATAGATTGGCAAGTTAGTCTCCTCGATTGCATTAAGGGTTGCACTGATGAAAGCAGTAAAAAAGCGAGGGATTTAGGAGAAAAATTGCTGATTGAGTACCGGAAGCAGTTGTTTCGTCTACTTAAACTGTCTAGCGCGGCTTGGGCGAGTGAGGCTTTAAAGAGGAAACGGGAGAGGAAAATATGAAGGAAACCGGAATTTTATTTACCCCAGAGAATCACCGCCTTATCCTTTCTGGGCAAAAAACTCAAACGCGAAGGGTTGTAAAAATACAACCATGCGTAATTCAGGGAGAGTTGATGCACCACATTGGAGGTCCAAAGTGGGAAAGCGGTTTACCTTACATGTCTCCTTTTGGAGGCTATAAGGATCGTCTCTATATAAAAGAGGGCGTAATAACCCACTGCTCCATCCCGCAACTAATCGGGTATTACTTGGACGGTTGCAGGGCCACAGAATCGTGGATGGCGCGTAGGACGGCAATGTTTATGCCTAAATCGATGGCTAGGACTTGGCTGGAGATTACGGAAGTTCGCGTGGAGAGATTACAGGACATAAGCGCATCAGATGCCTTAGCGGAAGGTGTGGCGCACACAGAATTTTGGACACCAAATGAATTAGAGGGAAAACCATTTGAAGAAAAGTTCTGGGATGATTTTGAATTTTTTCACCGTTATCCTCAAATGGTTTACAAAAAAATTTGGGATTCGATCAACGGGAAGAAACATCCGTTTGAAAGCAATCCTTGGGTTTGGGTGATTTCTTTCAAAAAGATCAAATGATGTAGAATAAATATAGGAGATTCATGTCAGAATACCGGGTAGATTGGGTTGAAATCAAAGGAAAATCTATACCTGCGGATAGGGTAGTATGCCCGATCTGCGAGACACTGGACCTTGGGACGGATTTTGATACATCTCAGGAGCCGTGGAGAGCAATTTGTCCGCAAGGACATGAGTGGGAAATCAAAACCGTACCAGACGCATAACAAGGAGAAAAAAGTGGGAATACAAGGAATCGGATGGGCTGTAAAGCAGTTACAAAATGGGAGCAAGGTGCGCCGTTCTGGGTGGAATGGAAAGGGACAATATCTAATTTTTGTTCCCGGAAGTTCTATTATAGTTTCTGAGGGTAGACCTCTAGCTTCGGTTTTCCAGATTGGACAAATCGTTAATTACAGACCACATGTAGATATTGTGACCGTTGACGGGAGCGTTTTCCCTTGGAACGCATCACAAGGCGACTTGCTTGCCATTGACTACGAAATAGCAGAATAACCACACAGGAGAGGAGAAACAATTGAACACACCAGAATTTTACTCAACAACCAACAGACACAACGAGAGGTTAGTACGAATCGTCTGCGTTGGGGGTCTAGTAAGCAAACCGCCAACAAGGGAAAAGCGAATCAGTATCAGGTGCCAGATGAAACTTTCAGACACCGTTAACATGGGCGCTCCGCCTTGGCTAGATTCAGCCTTCCTCTACGTTTCACAACATGGAGATACCGTCACCCCGGATTTGGAATTCAAGGGTTATACGATTGAATTCTCTACGGAAAATCTGTTTGGAGAAGACATTAAGGCTACAGATGCGATCATGCGGGCATTTGAAATTTGCCAAGTAGGGAAAGAGGAACATCCAGACGTTGTGCTCAATTTCGTCGTCAGAGTCCCCTACACCAAGAAAAGATGGGAGTGGCTAGGAGAATTTCAGGGAGACGAAGTATGGATGCGCTTTACTCCCGGAGTAGTAGGTTTGCCAGAGAAAGAGGACGACGGAACTCTGCTGGACGACGGGGAAAACGACCTAGACCCAGACAATGAAACTGAGGGGGATGATCCGGTTCTTGACGCTCCGATTGAAATCGAGTATGAAGAGCCAAAAGGAAAGAAGTCAGGGCCGAAGGATTTGGCTGCATTCCACGCGAACGAAGTTGCAAAAGAAGAAGCCAAGGGACCGAGAGGATTTACTAAGCCTCTTCATGGGGGCGAGGACTTCTAATGGAAAATGAAATCGAAGATCAACCAACAAACTCAGACGGTGAACCTATGCCAGTGTGTACTGAATGCGGGGCGGTATACCCGGAATGTCATTCATTCGACTGCCCAGAGGCTCAAGACTAATTTATTTGAAAAATAGAGCGGGGACCGATGTATTTCGATCCCCGCTTCTCTTGTCTGTAGATATTTTAGATAGAAAAACAAGCCGCGAGGCGCAGAGATATGACTTTTTTCTGCGGAGAAATTTACTGTTTTCTCCATCGCGCCAGTATTTTGGCCACTGTAGACGGGTGCCAAGGCTTTCTTCCGTGCTTTGTCCCACGGGTAGGAACTCCTTCATTGTTAAGGATTTCCGCGATCTGATCTGGTTTATTTCCTGCCGCGCTTAGGGAAACCATACGGTCTACGATGACCTTTTCTTCTGGGTATTTTGGGTGCTCTCCGAAAGGTTTTCTCCCTTCTGCGCGACAATTTGCATTTTTATCTGGAGAATAGTTTTTTGCTCCCGGCCTGCGTCCTTCTTTACGAATTCGATCTCTCGCTGCTTTCAATTTGGCAACAATCATGTTTTTATCGAGTTCGCTCAAAACGCCTTGAATTTGAACCATTGCCCTGCGCATAGGATCGCCCATGAGAGCGGCGGTAATATCTTCTCCAGTGTCGGCTGAAATGAGGGTGATTTCTTTGCAGGCAAGGTAGGTAATCAATTGCTGCTGAATGTCGTATTGCCTTGCGAATCTGTCCATCCCCGCCACAATGACGGTACGGCAACCGTTATCTAAAAGATCGGAGACCATCTTCTGAAAGCCAGGACGAGACTCTTCCCCTAATTTCCCCGGAATTGCTTCGTCGCGGTATTCGGCGATTAGGGAAACACCTTTTGGATTGGCGTAGGACTTGATTTTGTCCATTTGCCTGTCCCAAGTGTCTCCGTAGGTCTGACCGTCGCCGGAGCATCGGAGATAGCTGACGGCAGTGTTCTCACTCATTTCGTCTCCTTACTTTCGGGATGGATGTCGAATACAATCTCTTTCTGAAGTTGCAATAGGCTGCTACAAACATCATTCAACCACTCGTCCTGATACTCAGTTAGAGCCGAATTAGAGGCTTTGATACTATCGCAGCAAGCACGAATAGAAGCCAATGTGATTTTTTGCAAATCTGTCATGATTCCTCTCCCTTATGCTTAAAAGGTTGGTTGTACCGGCGTTTACTAAAATCTTTCAGAGAGAAATCCTCTCCTACATCTACAATTACACTTCTCTCACATTCTCTTGCGCACCACTTATTTAGCCTACCCTCTGGGTTGAGAGGCTTCCCTTGACCGCCTTCCCAAGTTCCAGGGAACTGTGGAGCCTCCCCTAATTCCCCATCGGCCAGCCAAACAATATCATCCTCATCGTTAGACAATTGGAGTTTTGGCCTATTGGAAATTCCCCACGCTTTACCGCAGTTAGCATCACAGGCAAGGATGCACTGTTTACCGAAAAATGTGATTTGTTTAGCGATCATTGCTGTCTCACCTGAACATCAAAGATGCGACTTCCTTCGTTGTAATCGAAACTTTTTATGGTTCCGTTTAGATTCGTCAATTGCACCGCGATTTCAGATAAAACCGTGAGCATAGGATCGCCCAGTCTAATATGATCGTAAACAGCCTGTGCTATCACGTCAGAGGAGCAACCTCTTTCAATACCAGACTTCACTATTTGTGCTGCTTCGCGTTTTATTTCATCAGAACTCATCATCGATCTCCTCTTTGATCCGTTTCGGTTTGGGTAATTCGATTCGCGGTTTAGGCTCTGGCTTACGTTTCTGTTTCTTGCCGTTCCACTCTCTTGATCGGCAGTCACGGTTTGGGCAAGCATTTGGAAGTCTGCTTGCGATGCTTACCCATTCTATTTTGCAGACATCGCACTGTAAAGACTTTCCGGGAACCATTACGTCGCCGAGGATCATTCGCCACGCTCCGCTCGTATAGGGCATTTTCTCTTACGGCAAGCATCTGCGTCTTCTGGTGTAACAGCACCACATTTTTCACACCATGTATATCCACCATCGTAGGAGGATGCTAGATAGTCGTAACCGTTTGGAACATCTAATCTCCTATCATCTTTATCCAAGAAAGGAGAAAAAATATTGACAACCGCAGCGGCCTGTTCTGTTGTTAGTGCCTTTGCGCCAAAGGTTACACCTTCTGACTCTCTACCGCGCATAACTTCATATAAGTGTTCCATCCGATTGATATAATATTCAGGTGTCCATCGAGACACTTCCACATTTAACTCTACTAAACTATGCCAGAACATCTTCGCATCCTTTGGAGTGATCCATTCTCCACGACGTCCCTTACTGCTCTTAAATGGCTTCTCAAACCATTCGCCAAATTCACGATAAAGACCTCGCACCCAAGCGTTATGGTCCTCTACTGTATTACATAATGTTTTGTCATCAACGCTAGGAAAACCATTGCGATACTCATGATCGAAATGATCCCAATGGACAGGATTATCTTCGTACTGAGTACGTTTCAATCCAAGCACTCTTTCAACTTTCTCGACGTGTTCAAGAATTGCTTTCTTGGTGCCAACGGGAACCTTTAGTGGTTTCGCTAATCCAGAGGAGAATCCAAAAAATACGCTGTAGCTCACTTCGTTTTTCTCCTTTTCCTTGCTGGTGTAGTAACTGCCTTTTCCTCGGACCATCCTAATGTGTCTAGGCGGTGGCGTATTGTTTGTCGGCTTATTCCTGTTTCTTTTGCCCACGCAGATAGGTGTTGAGTTTTTCCTTTTGCAGTTAGGAGATGGTATTTCTGTTTTGGTCCTGATCCATCCCAGTTTCTTGAGTGGCACCATCGGCATACAGTAGGATGATCGCTTTCTGACTCCCAACTCTTACCGCAGTCTGGAAGTTCGCATGTGCATTTATAGACTGTTTTTGTTAGTTTTTCTATCATTGATCTCCTATTACTTCGTTTGTTCCGCTATCAAAGCCTCAGCATATAACTTCTTGGCTTTGGCAACATGCTCTTCGGTCTGCGGGACTCCGCCAGTGTTAATCGAAAGGAACAGCCATAGGATGTCAGACTTTGAGACCTTTGTTGAGTCTAAGGTCGCCTGCTGGATCATCAACTGCTTAAACGAGTTCTTATCATCCCTACTGAACTGGAACCACGTTTTCCCCTCGTACTCAAATCGTCCCTGGATGAACTCCATAATCGCATTGAGTCTCTGTTTTCCGTCTACCACCTCTAAACGATGTTCAGGATACGGGCGGGTTAAGAAAACAAACTTACCAATATCCATTTGATCCAGTATGCTTCTGATAAGTCTCTGCTTATCTTCGAGAGTCCATACATAGTCTCTCTGGTAATCTGGTGAGTCGATAATCCCCCTAGAGTATGTTTGATGCATGAGAGAATCGAGTGATGTTTGCATATACTGAGTTGATATTATCGGACGCGCAAAGGATGTGTATTCTTCTCTGGACAGAGGATCGACTTGTACCCACCAGACAAGCCTTGGGAGACGGCGGTTGTGATCGAATGGAACACCGTAGGATGATCCTTTGTCGTGGTAACTGATATGCAGGAGACGACCGTCTTTCAAAACTTCTTCGACGCGAGGATCATGCATTGCTCCATAGCGCACTGACTCTCCTACCTGAAACGGGTAGTTAGATGGAGGGACGTTAGCATCCCATTCTGCGTTAAGAGTCTCGAAACTAGTCCATTCTTTAGCTAAAAACTCTTCGTAGGTTGCAGGCTCTTTTTGTTTCGTCTGTTTTTTGGTTGCCATCACGATTCCTCCACTTTTCTCATTTCCGATACAGCCTCAATATGCGGTCTCCATGAATGGAGTATTGAGTCATGCACTTGGACTTCAGTTCCGCCTCGTGCTTCATATAGAACCAGCAGAGCCAACTGTTGGCTAGGAGTCAACTCATCTTTAAGACGCAGGTTAGAAAGTTCAACATCAGCCCACAGGAGAGAGATAAACTCTGTGTCCATGCGGAGACCTATTGTGACGTGTTTCATTTTGACCGCCTATCAAAAATAGATTGGATAAATTGCCCAAGTTTTTTGAAGAAACGTGAGAGAGCGGTTGGATTTGTACCTCCCCAATCTTCCTCAATTTCTTCTTCAAGATTCCATCCGCTCATTTGGATGCCTCTTTCTCGATCTTGTCGAGGAGTGTTTTTGCCTTGCATAGAGTGGAACGATCTACGCGCCCGTTATGGTATTCGCAGTCTCGAACCATCTCAGAAAGCGCTTCTACTAGCCAGTCGTGGAAGTTGGCAGAGAGAAGAGCAAAATCAAGCTCTATGCTGCGCTCAAAACTTGCCACTATACGTCCCATATCGTTGAAAATAATCAGGTCGCTGGTCATTTTTTTTCTCTTCCACGGTGTATGTTCAGGCATGGTCTCCCCCTTGTGCTGCGATCTGCGCTATTAGGCCGAGGCGATAGATTTCGGCGTGTTTTTTCCCTGTTATGTTCCCGAAAAAAGTGTGGCCATCGAATCCGGGCATTCCGTCAACCTTTACGATGTAGGCATCGCCGGGAAACTCTCCAAGGCTAAGATGGTCAATCGTCACCCGCTCCTCTGGTGTCTTCTTCTCTGCTGGCAGGGCTGCGGCGAGATGAGCGTCGAGCACGGCTTTGATACCTTCAATACATGCCTTATCATCGCTCCACTTGCAATCGTTCCACCCCGCCGTAAATGTATTGATGTCCTCATCCCTATACTCGCAGCACTTCCGCACGGCCTGCTCTACGGCCTCGCGCATATTTGCATCTACATTGGATATTTCACGTATTAATTCTTGGTTGGCGGCACTGGCGACTTTAAGATCGCGTTCTACCGCTGCTACGGCTTGGCGCTCCTGCTGGGCGAAGTGGGCGTTTTCGCGCCGTTCTGTTGGCTGGTGGGGCGGCTTAGAGCGAGAGCATTGACAAACTCTGCCTCTGTCGTTAAATCCCGTCCCGGCGCACTCTTCACATGCGGCTAGCTCCGCGCTCGGCTGCGAGGGTGCGAGGATGCGCAGCGCATCTTGCGCGAAGGCTTCGAGATCGTAGCGCGATGGGGGCGAACCCGCCCACTTAATAGCCTTGTCCCTAAACTCTTCGATCTGTTCCTGTGTCAATGCCATGATCTACCTCCTTTTCTTTGATTAAACACGATTCAAAAAGTTCTTTGTCTTGGTTGAAGTAAAACTCTTTCACTTTCCTCTCCAACCTCATCCCGTTAGCAATTTCCTGATATTTATGTCTGATTCGCTTACTTAGGAAACGAATCAATTTTTCACTTCGGTAATACTTGTTGATGCTTTCGTAGGCTATCTTCCCCCAGATCAGCGCCAATAGGAAGGTGAATGTGAGAAGTAAGTTTCCGTTTATCCACTGTTGCACAGCGATCCAATAGTTCTGAACGTTCCAGATCAATTCTTCCCTTTCTGTAGTTCGGCTATCTCGACTTTTGCTTGTCTATCGAGTTCTTCCATGAGAGCTAGTCCTTTGGTGACAGTCATTGGATATTCTTCAAATTCACCAAATGAGTCGTGAGCAGGATGAAATAGGAGTACGATCTGATCGGCCATTTGTTGGGCCGATAGGCCAGATAGTCTTGCCTGCGCTTGGAACTGTACTTCGTCCGGTAAAATCCCATGTGTGTACATACTAGCCTCCATTTTGGTCTGCTATCAAAGCAGAGTTAACTTACTCAATCTCCACCCGACCGCAACAGCAATCAGTGAAGCGCCCGCTATAAATCCAAGGATGAAACCCTGTAGGACTGTCATCAGTCACGATCTTTCGGCCACTCATAACTAGGCCAGTAAATGACAATTCCAAGTCCCAAGGAATCAGTCTTCGGCTCAGGAACATCTAGGTCTTCATCGTCGAAGTTATTAAACCACAGAGAGTATGCAACATCCCAGACTGAAACATCTCCCTTAAGAGATACGCAATTTTTTCCGTACATCCCGCGTCCGCTATAGGACTCAGGTTCATATCCAGCATCCTCCAGAACTTCGATGAACTTCTCAACTTCTTCTACTGTCTTTGGCATTTTCCCTTTTCCTCTCCGGTTGATTTGGTTGCCTATCAATTAGGCGTTGATTGTGACGATAACGGTATTGACGTTTGTGCCAGACTCCGCAAAGGAATTTTCCGGTAATGGCTCTATGCTCCCACTGGCCTCTACAGCGTCCCGTACCGCCTTGTTGAGTCTGTCGGTACGGAATGTGACGCTGGACGGCATGACAGAGACTAGACGGCCATTAGGCGCAAGTAACTTCAGCGCGTGTAAAACGTGTGCTGGCGCGGAGTTCTTAGCAAATGGAGGATTCATAACTACGCGGTCGTATAGGTCTCCCCTGAAGTTTGCTTTCTCTGGCGGTATTGTAAGAAAGTCTGTCGTCTCTACTCTGTACTCTGGAGAGGCGCTAAACAACCTAGAAGATAGTTTTTCGGAGTTCTCCCCGTCAATCTCGTAGCAATGAACTATAGCGTGTAGTTTTGCGATCTCAACCGCTATCGCGCCTTGCCCTGCGCTCGGCTCTAAGACAAGCATTCCAGGCTCGATCTCTGCTAGTTCCAGTAGCCTTTTAACTACAGCCAGTGGAGTCGGAAAGTATCCTAACTCCTGTTTCTTATCCGTTACTTTCCCCGTCAGAATGATGTTATCCATGATCTCAGACGCTACGCCGTCGAAGATGTGGGCTTGTGCTTTGCGATTCCACTTACCTCCTGCGGCCTCCAAGACTTTGTTGGTTGCGACGTAGAGCGCCCGGTCAAGCTGACCAGTCAGCTTTAGAGAGTTACCATCCATTATGGAATTGCTTAATACGTCAAGTACTGCGCTGTCGATGTTCATGATTAAGCCTCTCGTTGTGTTGTTTCTTCTACTACCGATTCGAGCAACTCTAATGGGAATCTTGACATTCGAGAAAATGCTTTTAAGCTGGTGGAGTGTCCGCTGTTTTTTGGGGGAGGATTAGCTGAGCCGTCGGATGGTTGATGCGTCTCGATGTATCCACGATAGGCAAGATTTGAGCCGACCTCAAAATCCTTGTGCCATATCTGGAATACCTTACGGTTCCATTCGATATGACCGTCATAGGTCCACCCATTGTGAATCATGCTTGCACCTCTTTCTGTAACCAATCATCGTATGCAACGTGATCGTACAGTGTCTTATTGCGGAACCAGCCAGGATGCTCCTCTCGCGCTTTGTAGAGCATCTGACCGCTCCAGATTAAGAATCCAGTCATACATCCTCCAGCAAATTTGTCTGAGTCATACTCAGCCATTTCCTCCGGTGTTTTGCTGTGCGCTTTGCAATAGGCTAGATAGCGTGGATTCACTGTGCGTACCTCCAAAGATATTTTGGTACGTTACCCTTAGATATGTGAAGTTGCACAGAGAGAACTATGAAAGACTCCCGTCCATCTTGAGTGTCGAGGTGCTTTTTGGCTTCTTTCATAGAATCACATAACTGAAAGAACCTATGTCGTGCAAACTGTTTTAGTGTCATTCCCGGCATGTTTTGTCTCCCTATCAAGCTGCGATCTGAAATTCTTCGGTTTTGTCTTGCGGTGGAGTTAAGGCCCGAATGTCACCGCGAACGTTTTTCAAGTGTTCTGCCTTATGCTTTCGATGCGCTGTTTCGTTCTTGACGCTCCAGTACCCGTATGGTGGTGTATACGGCAAGTCTTTTGGCCGCTTATCAATCCAGGGGTCGCGGTAGTAGCCTCCACCGCTCCAATACTCACGCGGAACCCACACATCGGCATAGAGAGCCTTGTATTGCTTCTCTAGTTCGCCGATCTGGTAAATCACCGCTGCATATCTTACAGCGTCTTTCTTGCGCCGCAGGACCGTTTTCTCGCCAACCATGACCCTCTTGCGTCGGGCGAAAGGACTGATCCGGGGCCGCTCTTCGTACTCACGTTTTACCGTGACCATCTCGGCTTTCTCTTTGCGGAGCTTGGCGAGTTGCCAGCGGATGACCGCGCCGCGCTTACGGTGCTGTGCTCGGTAGGCCGCATAGGACTGAATGATCTCTTGCCGTGTCTCAGGGTCTACAGGAGTCAGCACGGGGTTAATGCGCTCTTTGACAGACTCCAGGATTTCTTTCTCTTCCCGTTGGGCCTTGAGTAGTTCGGCAATGCCAGCTTTCTCGGCTTCTTTGAGTTTCAGTTCTCTCTGCGCCTCAGCCGATAACACGCCCTGATTGATTATCAGGACACGCTTCTTGCGCTCACGTTCGGCCCAATCGCTGATCTGTCTGAGTGCCAGGATACGGTTCATCGGAGCGAATTTAGAGCAGGTACGGCTCACCCCTTGAGCGTGACCTATGACCTTGAGCCAACCGTTATCCAGCAACTCCACAGAATCAATTGTCACGCCCTTGAGAGCGCCCTTCAGGAGCTTTGCCTTGATGCATACAGGAGCGTGACCCTCTACTGGAATAGCTACAACGGGCGGCGGAGAGCCTTTGACTGACGCTGCTTTGAGCGCCGCCCGTACAGACTGAATGTGATCCATCGATATGTCTCCCTAACTCAATACGGATACAGGAACGCATTCCTCTATGTCATACGAGTAATCTGGGGTAGTAGGGACAACAAGCCCACTCTCGTAGTTAACAGACTTACACTGAAGGAACTTAACAGGACCATTGCGCATAGCTAGGTAGTAATCGCCCGCGTGTACATCTTTTCCCCAGTGGACGATTACTCCCAATGCTTCAGCGGCGAGTTTGATCCTCAGATAAAACAGTTCCTTATCCACGCCCGTCTCCTAGTTGCTGATTGCCCGGTTAACCAGATTGGAGAGCGTCAAGAGCTTTATTGCGGAGACGGATACTGATTCAACCTCTGAATTGGTAAGGTCTGCAACGTTCACATCTACCAGCAAGTCACAGAGAGATTTGTACACGTCTTCCATGTCGGGAGCCGATGTGCTGCGCTTGCCTTTGGCCGCTACAGGAGCCTGATTGGTTGCGGGCTGTACGGTAGGCTGTGCCGGTGCGCTGGATTGCGCCGGGGCGGGGTTAGCCTTTGCCCGCTTTGCCGGTCCTGCTTTGCCGCTGGCCTTGTGATCGTTGGCGATGCTCTGTAGTGTCTGGACGGCAGCAGAGCCATTGGTACGCAACTGCGACAACGCTAGCGCCGGGGTTACGGCTTGCGAAGAAAGAAGCTGCTTGACTTCATCGGGCGCGTCTGCCAGTTCCATTGCCTCATGGATAAACCGCTCATCATATCCAGTCTTCAGCGCGATCTTGGCTTCATCCCAGCCGAAGTTATAGAGACGTTGGAAAGCCGCTCCCAATTCCCACTTGGAAAGAGGTTTACCAGTGTTGGCTGTAATAGCTATCAGGAGCCGGGACGCTTCATTGTTGCCAGAAACCTGCGTAGTCGGGACTAAATCGATCTCTACGCCTTCAGCAATCAATTCTAGATTAGCCCGTAGTCTGCATTCCCCGTCAACCAGCACGGCGGAGCCGGTAGCGGTATCGAAGCGGACAAGCAAAGGAACCAGAGTGCCATTTTCTTTGATGGACCGCTTGAGCGCGTCAAGATGAGCGTGATTTTCGGGAAGTTCGTAATTGCGGGGATTGTGCCCATTTTCAATGACGATCTTACGAGGGTCAATCCAGACGGCATCACGCGCCTTGCCTAAATCTTTCATGCGCTTTGCTTTGGCTTGGACGGTAACGGTATCGTCTGCCGGGGTTGCTTCAAGAGTCTCATTAACCCCGTCAACCAATGTTACGGGCATGGACTCTGCCGATTCAAAAGAAACTGTTTGTGCTGACATTGTTTTTCTCCTCTCCCAAGGATGAGTTAATACTTTCATGTTTCAAAACGTTTGTCAATGAGAAAGTAACGATTGCGGTGGATTATTTTCACTCGCCTCTCGGAACTATTTTCCATCCAAAACATGTTGCGTTATGTTCTCCAGTCAATTCCCCTGTGAGGGTATCTCGAAAAGCATGGTACAGCGGCACAGCTTCGTTAGAGGAATCCAGATAAGGCTGGACATTCAATTTGAAGTCATCTTCCTCGGTGCGTCGGTAGTCACGCGTGATTAGGCGCATAGGTTTCCTCTTTTACAGCGGCAAACAGGTTTGGTATTGCCTCTACTTTCCCTTTACCCTCGCATGTCGGGCAGACGCGTGTAACGATTACTCGTTTACCAGGGAGGCATGGGTGAGGGACTGAGCGCCGTAGCCAGCCATCTTCGCAAGCAAAGCATTTCATAGCGTATGCTCCGTTTCTCGGAACCAGGGAGTATTGGCCATGACCTGAAAGGCCTTCTCTCTGTGTTCGGGTGGTAGTTTGTCGATTTGATCGAATAGACCGTTTAGGGTCCGTTCAAACTCGGCTGCGATCTGTTCAGCCTCAGTAGTAGCTACGCTCATCATGGACGGCCCTCTTGATCTTTCTCGCGCCCCAGAGCATGAGGTCGCGCTGTCTATTGCAGCGTTGACGTTTGTAATCAGGGTGAGTCTTTCCATATGCCTTGAGTGCCTGTTGGGTTGCCCAGACGAGCACGGCGACAATATCAGGATTCTTGCCGAATTGGTGCATGAGCTGATAACGGTTCATGGCTACTCCGGTTGTTTCCCGTAAACAGGTTTTTCCGTGGCTCTCTTGTCAGTTGCTAAAGAAGTGTTGAGATAATCTCCATGCCACTACTGCCAGAGTTGTGATCATGGAGATATTGACAAGAGTGTAGACTGCCAATACCGTTACCTTACGTCTGTTGTCATACTCCCAGCCGATAACAAAAAGGGCTGCGGCAGCGAATATGCCGATGAATGCTGTAAAGATTAGTCCTATCAGCATCATGCTTGGACTTGTATATCCTAATGCCATTTCGTTGATCTCCTATCAAGTGATTAGAGCGATGCGCTCCCGCCTGCCCACTCCTCCGTATCGCCGGTATACCTAAGTGAACGAATACGCTTCTCTTTGCTAGCGAGTCAGGCAGGCGGCAGAGCAAGCCCTGCCTGGGTCTACTTGCGCCTCTTGCGCTTTGCCCGCCACTCGGCAATGGTTTGCTCACGCTTTGCGGTTAACTCTTCGATGGTGAGCGGGAGCCGGTTGTGCTGGGGGGTGCGCTTGACCCTGATCTCTTCGACCATCTTCCCTTCGTCGTTCTTTGCCAGGACGCGCTCTTCAGTTTCTCGGTAAGTGGTTCTGTCAAGTCCGATGCGCCTGATCTTCCGTGCAAGTGTTGTGGACATTGCTGTCTCCATGTGCAGCATCTCCGCTGCCGGTTATGCCTCAGTTTTCGTAAAGGTTGATGGTGTATCAGTTGCTACGAGTTCTATCATCTCGTGAATGGCGTCTGGGTCTCCATCGAGATAATCCCAAACCTGATCTCTTTCAGGATAAACAAGGGACTCAAGGAACTTTCTCAGGACTTCAGGCATTGAATTCTCACTGACGGGATATAGCGCCCGTCACGCTGTTTTTTTGCGGTGAGTGCATGGGAATTCCCAGAAACCAAACTCATCTAGTTTTCCCATGCCAAAATTTATCTCGTCTGCAATGTTAGTTGTGGCAAGGCACATGCAAGGTACTCGCCCTTCCATCATCGCAATCGAGAGCCTATCAAACTCACTGACTGTCCAAGTTTCGAGTTCCAGTAAGACACGCGCCGCGTGGGCAAGTTGCGGTGTATATCCTGTGCTCTTGACCGCCTCTCGCCATTCGTGCCAGTGATCGTTACCGGGATGATGGAGCATTGCTCTACCCCTTACGCACCTGTAACGCACAGGCTGCTGATACAGCGTTGATGAATACGAGCACGGCCAGAGCCGAAAGAGAGAGCGCCAGGACGTGACCGAAAGACAGAATTCCCTCAAGCAAGAGACAGAATCCTGCGGCCTTGTACCTGTTACCGAAAGCCGCTAGACCCCACTGAAACACCGTGAGAGCACTGTACAGGAGTCCTCCAGCGACTAGGAGCCAGAGAGCCGGGATAGATTCGACCTCGTAGTGGACCAGAGTCCAGGTAGCCATAGGAACAAAACCACCAATGACTAAGCCGGTGAATCCGGCTAGACGAGCGCCGGGGAGAAAGGCACGGCGGACTTGTTCGATGACGGTCAGCCGGGTGTACTGGGCTGCTGTGAGGGTTGCGGGTTTGGCCTTGCGGGTGATCTGGCGGGTTTTTGGGAAATTGACTACTTGGGTTGCCACGACGGTAAAACTCCTTTCGGAATGAATTGGTTTCGTATCAAACGGTTAATGGGAAAATCACGTTCAGACGTTCAAGAAAATCTTCCCGTACATCGATTGCAGCCTGTAGTACATCGGCCCCGCGCTTGTTCGGTCGGCAGAGAGCTAATTCGCGATCCCGCTTGAATCCTTCAATCGCGTGGAGAATATCAACACGAATCAGGTCACACTCGAAGGATGTTAACTCGATAGTCTGTCTCATTGCTGGCCTCATCAAACGGTTGCATTTTCTGGTTGATCTTTGAGAGCGAAAACCCCGTCAGTGAGGAAGATAGCGGTGGTTTCCAGGTACTCCGGTCCTTTGCCTACGACTTCGCAATCATTGACAAGCTGGACGGCCTGCTCTGCGGACTCGGCCTCTACGACAAAATCCTCGTAGTAGACCATGCGCTGCCTTACGTTGAACTGTGCCATCGTCTCAGTCTCCATTCCCACCATAGCCGGTGATCCGTCCATCGGGTTGTTTGAACCATCTGTAAAGCTGTTTAGACTGGTTCGTTCTCACTGAAACCTGCGTGACGTTCGGACGTGCAAGGCACTCCATTGCGGCTTTCCGTACAGCTACGATGCCTAGCCAAGTGAAGCAGCCGCTGTTTGGGAGCCGTCCAGGTTCGTGCCTGTTATCTGGATTCCAGCCTTGAATCCCCCAGCCGCAAGGAATGATCTCGGTGTATGCGCCGTGATTTTTCCCAGCCTTGACACGTCTGCCGGGGCGGAAACCATTCCCAAAGACGTTTAGGCAATACGGTCTGCGGTGATCTGTCATGGCCTATGCTCCGGTATTCTGCGCCTTCGATGCTTGCTTGCAAGCGGGGTGCAACGGGTCTTTTCTCCCGGTGGCAATCCATGCTTGCCAGAGTTCAATCTTGCGGAAAGTGTAGCCGGTCCCGCAGTAGGGGCAGTTAACGGTCATTCGCAATGTCTTAAGCCAACTCACGCCGCAACCTCGAAAACGTGGAATACGAGAGCACCACCAATCAGATGTACGGAGCCGATGAACTGAAGATTAGTCTCCGTGATGTCGTGACCTGTGCCGACAGTCTTAAACTTCCTATCGACTGTCCCGTTAATTGGGTCAGGATCGACCAAGGCCCACAGGCATACTTGTTCGTGTTGCTCATGCACGGAAAGAACCTCTGCGCCATAGGGCAACGCCAGTACGGTTATGTCTGGATTCAGAAAGTACTTGTAAACTGTCCTCATGCTTGCACTCCCCCGATGCCTGTATCTCATTCGTGCCGGTCTGAATTGATCTCGTGTACCCTACTCTAGGTAGGCAACCCGCCAGACTCCCCTTACCTTCCGGCTTGCTTAAGATTTACTCCCGGCACCGAATGATTGATACTTGCATCCCCTTTCTCTGAATCTCTGTTGCTTGCGGGCGGATAGTTGCCGTTCCCCTGTTAAGTCTATTGGCTCCCTATCGCTTATCTCAGGTTCTTGCAAGACCCGCGTTGCTTGCTTCCATGCTTACGATATTGCCATAGTGAGAAACGTTTGTCAAGTAGAAAATATAGCGGCGCAAGGATTATTTTTAGGCCGCGACCCGTTCACGAATGAGCCGTACTTGCTCGGACAGCGGCAGTGCCTCAAAGTCTTTGCCGGTACTCTGTGCGTAGGCTGCTGCCGTGGCATCCCATGCGCTCGGAGTCTTTGGGTTGAGTCGTGTGAATGTCACTGTCACGGTAAC